GAAAACCGCGACAACAAGGACTACGCCATCCAGCTGGGCGTGGATATTTCTCGTGTGGCTATCATCAAAATTCACTACGTCGAGCAGATGTTCGTGCGCGTTAGTAAGTTCGTAAAGGACGCTCACGCGCTGTTCGCCGAGGCGGGTATCAAAGAAAAGCCGCGGTTCTTCTTCCTTTGGGACTCGCTTGGCGCAACGCTTTCTAAGGCCGAGTACGACGCCCTCCGCGCCAACGTCGATAATATGGACAAGGCCGCTTCCAGGGGTGAAGAGTTGGAGAAACTCCAGGAACCGAAGATGATGGCGTTCGCCAAATCGGCCAAGATGTTCGCCAAAGGTCTAATCGGGCTGTGCTACACCAATATCATCCATTTCGTCATCCTCAACCACCAGTACGAACAGAATGTCATGGGCGTTACGTCGCGCAAAAGTACTGGTGGAGAATGGGTGGAGTTACTCCCCTGCCTACGTCTTCAAATGCGTGTGACAGAAATGAAGAAGATCGACGACGTGGAGGTGGCTCAAATTTCAGAGGTTAAGGTTATCAAGAACGACTTCGGTTCGCGCCAAAAGACGTACATCCGCATTCTGCTTGGGTACGGCATTATCCTTTCCGAGGAAGACATCGAGTACGGCGTTGAACGTGGTATTATCCAGAAGCCGTCCAAAACCGTGTACTCGGCCTTGAATGGTAAACTTCGTTGGAAATCGGACCGCGAACTCTACCAGCTGTACTATGACCAGAACCCGCTCATTTCGGCGCTGGAAAAGGTTATCGCGGCTTCTCGTCACAAGGACCTCCGTGAGTGGCGAAGCAAGATGGCGGAGGAGGCAGAAGTCGTTTCCGACAATTAGCCAACGTTTATCTCGGTAAACTTTACAAAATGAAACGGAAATCGAACAAAAGTCCTGTGGCCATCTTAGGTTTCGACCCTCACTTGTCGAAAGACAACGTGATGGTGGTACGGGATTTATTCAACCAGACGTTTGCGCTGGCTGAAGAAATAGGTTGTAAGATTGTGATTCTGGGCGGTGACGTATTCACGTCCCGCTCGGCACAACCTTTGGAAGTCCTCGACGCTTGGCGTGAAATTACCGAAGAAGCCGAAGCGCGTGGACTGGAAATCGCGGCTATCCCCGGCAACCACGATAAGACCGACCCGAACTCCGATCGCAGCTACCTCAGCGTGTGCCCGGGAGCGGCTACGGTTGTAAGCCGGGCGTCGGAGTTTGTGTGGAATGGGGTGTCGTTCGTGTTGATACCCTACTATGGCGACGCCAAGTGGTTAGAGGAGAAACTGGCCGTCGATAACGGTTTGGAACGTGAAACGTTTGACGGGCCGCGGTTCATGATAACGCACGTGGCTGTGGAGGGCGTTCGTAATAACGACGGTACGCAGGTTGAAAGTGACATCCGCCCGGATATGTTCCGTAACTACGACGCGGTGTTTGTAGGCCATTATCATAACGCCTCGGACGTGGGTGAAAAGGTCCACTATCTGGGTTCGATGTGCCAGAACAACTTTGGCGAAACGGCCGATGATAAGGGGGTGACTATCGTGTATGACGACGGCACGTGGGAGCACCGCCCGTTACGCTTTCCGCGGTATGTCCGTGAAACTGTCTCAGCGACCGATACAGCGACTCTGCGTAACCTCATGGATAAGTACTCCGGCGAGGATTATGATCGTGTCAGAATCGTCGTAACGGGCTCTAAAGCCGATTGCGAGAAACTCAACGCTTCGGAATTCTCGGCCGTGGGTATTGAAATCAAGTTTCAAGCCGACGAAACTGCCGCAGCTATGGCCACAGCGGCCGACCCTGAGAAGATTGTGACGTTCCGTAAATTAACCATCGTTAAGAATTTCATGGAATTCTGTAAGGAACGCGACATACGTGGCGAGCGCATGAAAGAGGGCTTGGCGATGCTTAAAGAACTGTGATATGTGGTATCCTGTAAAAATAGAATTTGGCGGCTTGTTCGCGTTTCGTGACCGGGCCGAGGTAGTATTCAAGCGCGGCGAATGTACGGTAATATTCGGCGATAACCAGACCGACCGCGGTTCGCTGAATAACGGCTCCGGTAAATCGACGCTGTTCGAAGCGATATCACTGGCGCTTACAGGCGATTTGTTGCCACGCGATACACCTATCACACGCGATAAGGCCATCAACCGTTCCAGCGACGAAGCGTGGGTGACGATGCAGTTGGCTAACGACGTTCTTCACCAGACTATGGAGATTCGTCGTCGATTTTATCGTAAGCGCAGTGCCAAGGCCGCGCTCTTCGAAAATGGCCACGAGAACACCCAGTTGACGTCCGTGGCCGAGGTAGATAAGCGAGTATTGGAGTTGCTGGGACTTAGCCGAGAGGATCTCCTTCGCTACTACATTATTAGCCAAGACCGTCAGTACAACTTTCTGACCGCACCCGATACTACCAAAAAGGAGATTCTGAACCGTATCACCAACGCCGATATGCTCCAGCCCGTTTTGGATGCTATCAAGGCTGACCACAAGGCCGCCGACGAGCGTGTGGCGGAATACGATACAAAGGTGCTCACGCTGAATACCAAGATCGAAACTCTTGAAGAAAACCTGAAGGAGTTGAAAGCCAATAACGCTTCAGCGGCTAATATCAAGGGGATGTGTGACCTGCTTGGCGACTACATTAAGGACGCCGCCGCGCTCGGTATTCAGGCTAAGGATATTCGTCGCGAATTCGAGGACGAAAAGGCTAAGCGTGTGCAATTCGAACAACAGTTGGAAACCGCGCCGAACTTTACGGAAGATATCGCTGCGGCGGAGGATAATATCACCGCCATCAAGAACGAACGCAAGAAGAACCGCCGTGCTAAGGTCGATTTGGAGTTGGCGTTAGAGGGCGTTATCGAATGTCCTAAGTGCGGCGAACAATTCCTCCCCAACAGCGAACTTAGCCTCACTCCGGACCAGATTCGTAAGAATATCGCCCAGCTTGAACGCGCCGACGAACAGTTTGCGCTGGACGTCAAAAAGGCCGAAAAGACGCTTGAAGAACTCGAAGAAAAACAACGGGACTATGAACAGGTGGAAGCCGAACTGGCTCGTGTAAAGCGTAACATGAAGGATATTCGCGACCGGGCCGACAGGTTGAAACATCAGATGGATGAAATCGACCGCCGTAAGGAAGACCTGGCTAAGCGTATTGAAGCGGCTAAACGGGCCGCTGTCGAAGACGCTTCGATTAAATCTACCGAGAGTAAGATTAAAGCAGCCAAGGCCGAACTCAAGGCCGCCAAGGCCGAACTGGCCGACTTCCGGTATTTAGCTGAGTCGATGGCGTTCTGGGACTTCCACATGGGTAAGAACGGGTTTCTCTCGTTTTTAGCAAACAAATCGTTGAGGGTGTTGGAGGGTATGACGAATCTCTACCTGGAAAAGTTCGGCATGGATGTAACGGTTCTGATTAACGGCTTTACCATGACTAAGGACGGTAACGTGCGCGATAAGATTGATGTGTACATCCAGTCAGACGGCCTGAACGCTGACGTGTACGGTATTCACTCTGGTGCTGAGCGTGGGCGTGTAGCGCTGGCGTCGTTAATAGGGTTGAATCGGTTGATTAATATGGCTACCGATGGTCGCGGGTTGGATATGATACTGCTTGATGAAGCGTTCCACGGTATCGACTCCCTGGGGCAGGAGCACATCATCCGGACGCTCGAAAATGTGGGCATAACGTCTATGATGATTACGCAGAACGTGTCACCCGATTTTGCCGCTAAGAATAAACTCATAGTCAGGAAGATAGATAAGGTATCAAGGTACGATTGATTACAACGTTATTATCTTATAGTTTCAAATAAGATATAACGATGAAATCATCTGTAACAACCTACTACAAGGACCGATTGATAATCGGCATAGACCCCGGAGCCGCAGGTGGTATCGGAGTTTACTCCATTGACAAAGGTCGGTTGGTGGCGGCGGTAAAAATGCCCGAAACACCAACTGACCTTTTGGCGTTCCTGAAACTCCATTCGCTCAACTCGAAATGCTATTTGGAGAAGGTTGGAGGCATACCGGGTAACGGCGCCAACGCGATGTTCAATTTCGGCCGCGGTTACGGTCATTTAGAGATGGCTCTGTTGGCGTGTCGTATTCCGACCGAGACCGTAACACCCCAGAAATGGCAGAAGGAATTTCAACTCGGCGTTCGCGGCAAGATGACCAAGACCGAATGGAAGAACAAACTCAAAGCTAAGGCCCAGCAGCTATTCCCGCAATTCAACGTAACTTTGGCCACTTGCGACGCGATGCTGATTGCGTTGTACGGTAGCCGTCAATAATCAGCCCTATGGAATTCGTTTGTAAAAACCCCGAATGTCCGCGCTACGACCAGCGCGACTACTATTCATCGGTAAGCGTGGTGATGCGTGACGGTAAGCCGTTCTGTAAGCAATCGCCGTGCCCGGCTTGCGGTAAGATACGTGAAGAAATCAAAAAGGAAACGCCCGCTGACCTGAAAGGTATCTATTTCGGCCGTTTTAGAGCGATGTCCAAGGAGCAGAAGCAGGAATCCCTAAAGCGGCGCTCTCATGAACACTTCAAGAAGAAAATCGCTCCGGAACGCCGCGCAAAGTTGGCTGCCGTTCGTGCTGAAGCTAAGTCGATGTTGAAAAAATAGAAGCGGTTATGCGTAAGTCGGTCGAGCGTCAAATGTTTCGCCAGTCATTCAAATACCGAATCGGGCTGGTGAATAAATGTATTCTCATCATCAGACATTGTGACGACCCGCGCCGGGCGTCTGCGTATCGTAACCTTGTATTCAGGATGATGGGGCATATCGTGTTGAAAAACATCACGAACTACATCAATCTGTTGAACGGTTCTAACGCGCCGGATATCCCCTCACGCGACGAAGCCATTGCCGATTGTTACGCGATGTTTGACAAATGTATAGAAAAGTTTACCATCCTTCCGGGTGCGAATTTCTATTTCTATTTCAACAAATCTATCGCGCGTAATTTCTACACACTCTACAAGAAGAACCTCAAGGCACGTCATGGTGAAATATCGGACGCCGTAGAGTCTTCGCACCCCGATATGCGCACTCCAGGTCATGTCAACGATATGGAAATAACGTTTGACACACTGGGATTTACTGATTTGGAACGAAGGATCACGATGTCGCGATTAGCAGGCCAGCGTAAATCAGAGTTCTTGGCCGATAATCCTGACGTCACCGAAAACCTTTACAGCCGCGCGTTGGTACGCATGAAAAAGCTATTAGAAAACATCAAAAAGGAATATCACAATGGAAAGAAAGATTGAAATCATCACCACCATTTTGGAAAGCGGTTTTGCCGTTTTGGAGGTTTGGATGTACGGTAACGACCCGCTGGTGTTCTTGGTAAACAAGTTTACGCCATCGGTGGAATCCAACGTGGCGTCCATCGACTACTGCGAGGTGACGGGTTACGACATTACAGCGTTTATACGCTTAGAGTCGGTAGAGATGCACCGAGGAAAGGCGGCCGTGCTGTCGAAACTCGAATCCATCGTACAGAACCAAAAGGCGCTGAATTTCCAGTTTCACAAAAGCGTCAAATGGATTTACTGGACATCGACTCGTGGATAGTATCAGTAACAAAATTGTAAAACAAAATCGTCATGGCTTTTCAGCCGTCGCCCTATCAACAGGCAATATATAACGAGGTAGCTACTACAAACCACAATATCAACGTCAACGCCGTGGCTGGTAGTGGTAAGACTACCACCCTACTCGGCTGCTTGGAACGCATACCACGTGGAAAATCCATCATCTTCATGGCCTTCAACAATTCCATCGTGAAGGAATTGCAGGCCCGAAACCGCCGCCCGAATGTCGATATAATGACGTTACATTCCTACGGGTGGCGGTTGTTGTTACGTCGGTACGGCCGTACCGCCCAGATGAACCCGAATAAGTCCATAGCCAAGTTGGAGGTTGTGTTGAAGCACCACGCCCACGACGAGCAGGTACAGGAATTGTTGTTGAGGCGTAAAAAGGGATATCTGTTTTATTTAATTCCGAAGATAGTAGATTTGATGCGGACGTCGCTTTGCCGTCCTGAAATCGGCGAAATTGAGGCATTGTGCGAATATCACGATATCGACTGTGACTTGCTGGAGAAACAACTGGCATTGGAAACGTTTGCCAAGGGAGCTGCTGACCATTCACAGTTTGATTTTACCGATATGTTGTATGTCCCGGTGACGGACCCCAGTATTCGCTTCCGGAAATATGAGGTAATAATGGTGGACGAGAGCCAGGATATGAGTCTCCTGCAACAAGAGTTGATAAAACACGCGCTGGATCGCCGTTCACGGTTGATAACCGTTGGCGATCCGCGTCAGGCCATATACGGTTTCGCAGGCGCCGACGCCAACAGTTATTCCCGGTTGGCCGAATTAAATGGCGAAAGTGTGGAAATGCCGTTGTCGGTTTGCTATCGTTGTGGGCGTCGAATTGTCGAAGAAGCTGAGAAAATTGTTCCCTATATACGCCCCTATGAACGTGCTCACGAGGGTGAGGTCAGTGTCGGTTCTTTGAACGACATTGAGGATGGTGATTGGATAATATGCCGTAACCTGCGCCCGCTGGTGGAGGTTTACCTGTGGTTGTTGAAAAACAAGATTAAATCACGTGTTCGCGGCAAGGACATCGGCCGCAGTTTGGTGGATTTGGTATCCAAGACAGGAGCCCGTACTATCGACGAGTTGGAAAAGCTACTTTGGAAAGAAGCCGACAAACTGGTTCAGAAATTGCGTGCTAAAGGTTGGAAGAACCCTGATGCGTCGCCGAAGATGAACGAACTATTGGAGAAAATCGAAGTGTTACGCGCGTTGGCCGTTGAAGCCGATACGGTAGCAGAACTGCGCGAAATAATCGAGGGAATTTTTACCGACGACCTTGAGGGAATCCTGTTGATGACTGTCCACAAATCCAAGGGCCTCGAAAACGACAACGTGTTCTTCTTGGCCCCAGAACTTATCCCATCGCGTTTCGCTACACAGCCGTGGCAGTTGGAACAAGAATCTAACCTTAAATATGTAGCCATTACACGCGCAAAGAATTCATTAATATACGTTCCCTTAAACCAAGCAAGTTATGACATCAGCCGACCATTCAACGGAAGATATCCGATCCAAGGTACACGAGGATGAATTTAACAAGGCCGAGGATCGTATCGAGGATCGTGAAGAGGAAACAATCGAGCGCCATCAACCCCGTTGCACACCACGCCAACGGACACGCGTTCCATCACCAAAAGAAATCGCCAACGTTTTTAAGAAATGAAAACTTTTTAACAACGATGAAAAATTTATACTATCTTTTGAAACGTAATACCGATGACGGGAAGCCCGCCTATCACCAGTGGCTTCGGTCGGGGTTGATAGGCCGAGGGCGCGGTTTTTCGGAATCGTCGGATCCTGACTTTGCGTTTCGAACCAAGGATCCTATCGAAATCCTGGTACACTACGAATACCTCCGCACGGAAATCCAGTCGCCCTATGAATGGCAATTGGTAGCCTACATGATGGACGACGCCCAGCGTTCATGGGCTGATGATAGTCCAACTTCTGAATACAAAAACGTACTTCCGGCCACCGAAAATATCGAGGTTTGGAAACGCCGTATGACCTACGACCCAGCTCTAATGGAGGTTTACAATACCAAATTGGAAGAATTACGTAAAAACTACGCATAATGAAAACTGTTGAAAATTATGTAAATCGCGAATGGTATTATCGTGTTGATAACACCATCACCCGAGTCTTTACCACGGGCTGTATGCCTGTAATGGAAACGCCAGGAGAAACGACGGAGAGTTCCGAAATGATGGTAGTCGTCAAGAACTTTTCTACATCCAAAAATTCGGTACTGGTCCCCTTGGAAAAGTTCCGTGAACGTTGTCTGTGTCCTGTGACGCTGTTTCCTGGAGACCTTGTCGCCCGAGTGAATCATGGCTCGATAGTACAGATTTACAGGGTGGCCGATGAGGAATCAGGAGCGGCTCTTTCTTTCACGATGAAATATAATTTGGTGCCGTTGAACTTTGACGACCTTAAACCAACGGGTGACGAACCTGTCCCCAATGTAGATCCTGTTGTTACCAACGAAAATGTTATTACGGTATCAGGTGAAACAGAGACCATCACGGGTAGTTATTTTCGGTACATTACGACTCGCCAGCTGGACGCGCTCAAGTACGACGCTCTGCGTGAAAACGTTCGGCGAATTGCCGTTAAAATCAGCGGTTTAATTAACAAGGACCGTTGGCGTGAGTACACCGCGGATCAGTTAGCTGCGCTGAAAGACATCGAGGCGCTTATCAAATCGGCCACCAAAATAATCAAGAAAACAGATGGCGAAGAAGAGTAAAGCGCGGTTCTTCCGTGTTGGCGGTACGTACACCCATCCTACGGGTGTTCCTTTTCAAGTCTTGAAAATACGTCCTAACGAAAAGCAATTAGGCATTCAATTTATCGGCCCTGACGGTTCCCGTTCCACGACGTCGATTGATTTGGTAAAACATAAGAAAATGCTCCAACGAGGAGAAATTGAAGAAATCTAAATACCTATGGAATTTACACCTGAAGATATTGACGTACTGCCCGACGATGGCGTATTTGTGTTTGGTTCTAATACTGACGGCAACCACTGCGGCGGCGCAGCTGCCTTGGCACTAAAACTTTTTGGTGCTGTTAACGGTCAAGGCGAGGGTCCTCAAGGCCGAAGTTACGCCATTCCGACTATGGAATACATCGAGATTGAAGAAGATTATACCGAGCGCCCATTATACCGCAAGGTACGTATCCCGCTTCAGGCATTGGTTGACGCTTGCGACCGCTTCATCCTTTACACCAGTCAACATCCCGAATTGCGGTTCTACGTGACAAAGATCGGTTGCGGAATCGCTGGTTGGAAAGTGGATGAAGTGGCGCAGGCATTCGTCGTGGCATTGGCGTCGTTCTTGGTACCACTGCCTGATAATATCGTTTGGCCGCGTGAGTTCTACGAAATACTGGACAGCCATGGCCTGGTTGGTTAGACACGCCGTAGAGGGTTACATCCTCACTGACCAGCACCCGATGAGGGTTAAGGATAAACAGCTGTTTTTCAGCGAAGCTAAGGCCACTCACATAACACCTGAACAAGCCATTGTCTTGTTGGATGGCGCTACACTAAAGAACGGTGAATATGTCCAACTGCGTTCGTCGTCGATGGTAGCTATCAAACCTGGATATTATACCGCCGATGCTGATGGTACGTTTCATTGGTTTGAACGCCGACCGTCATACTACGACGGTCAATGGTACACCACCGATGGTCGTTCTGAATTGGTAGATAAACGTGCGTTAGAAGGACGTCTGCCGCGTATCCCAACCCCCGACGATCAATACCCCTCACAATATGGCCCTAAACAAGCCTATACAGAGTCTTTGATTGGCACTGATGTATTACCTGCTATGGCTTCAGCAGAACTCTTGAAAAGGGGCTTGAAACCGCGAAAGCAATTAGGGTACTTATTACGTCGTGGACACCAATCAGGCGCACTGCTCACTACCAATCAACCGCGGGCGTTTGAAACCTTACGTTCGCACCGCTACCAGCCAGCGTTTACATTGGAGGATGTGTTGATGGAACTGTTGACGTACGGACGTGTTCGCCTCGAATTGCTGGAGGACGACCGTGTGTTGATAGAAATCGACCAGTCGAAGAATCTATATATCGACCGTAATATCACCATGGCGTCATTTGGCGCCTTATTGTACGCTAACGCGATGTTACAAAAAGAAAGTGAGATATGGAAAAAGAAGCGATGAAATACTATGTCGCGAGCGTTGGAACTAAAACCTACGACGATATATTATCGTTGGCGTGGAAACGAATACAAGCCCTTAATGCCGCAAGGGCGTTTGTAAAGAGTGTTGGCGGCGTAAGCTATCGTCCAGCTAAATTTCTTTGGGCTGGTGGAATCAGTGCTGTTGAATTCACCACTACTCCACCGCCAGGATGGCAGCGAGATGGTTCACCGTTGGCCAATATGTATCGTCCCGACTTAACACCTGAGGGGCGTGCGGTTTACGAACGTATTCAGCGCTTGCCGCGTGTTGGGTGTAACGAGGTTAACGCCTTGGTCGGTTATACGGACTATTTTGGCGGATGTCGTTTAAAGGTAGAAGCCAATATCAAAGTTGGCTCTAAATTAGGTTTCGCTGTATCAAAGTGGATGGTGGAAACGGGGCGCGCCAAAATACCTACCGACTGCACCGAGGTCTCCAAGGAGGTATATGCCGACCTCACAGGCCAGAATATACGGTTGGCGTACAAACGTAAAAAACAACAGCAGAAGATATGAGTCCCGAACTGATAGGCGTTGTAGGATTCGTCGTGTTTTTGGTGACGATAGTCCTTGGAATGATAATAGCGTTGGCGGAAGAACGTCGGACACGTTCCGCGTCGCGTAAGCGAATCAACGCCCTACGCACCAACCGCCTGCGTTGGCTGTTGTTTAAGGAACGCGAAAAACAAAATCGTAAGCGATGAAATACGAAATCTATAAAACGCGTGACGGACTCCTGATCCCTGTACTCTACCCAGAGGACGCGGGTCAGGCGTTTCGCTTAACCGTCCCCGACGCTGTAAAGGTCAGCGAGGGTATAGCGCGTAACACCATCGCCTACGGAATAGTCCCTACACGTATGCGCCGCCAACCGTTTCCCGTGCATAACAACATTTGGCGCGATCGCGAATTACTCGGCGCTCTCAGCGGCGACCACAACCGTTGGGCATTTGTGGATTATCGTAATGAAGTGGCGCCAGCGCTATACCACAACGACGTTGATCGTTCATCGCAACCATCGTCAATAGTAGATGAATAGCGCCAACAGTTATTATTCCAACGACTCATATACAGTACAACGCAATGGAAAAAGACTTCAAGGACATATTAAACGCCCCGGTGCCTCCGGAAATCGTTGATACAGTGGCGTGGAAGAAATATCTGGTGATGAAGGAGTCGGCCACGTTGAAACGCATCCACGTGTTGGCTTCTGACGGTACGGAAATCAACCTGATGTGGTTCCCGCGTAAGCTACACGACACTATTAAGCACCTCTCTACCAGCGAACGCGAAGAAATTTTGGAAATGTACACCGAACGCCGTAAGGTCCAGGTGACGGCTAATCGCCTCTTGGCCGTGGCACGGGGTTCGTTCGAATTGGCGCGTAAGCGTAAACAGGCCGAGCGTGAAGAGCACAAATCGCTTCATATGAGCGACGTGACGCTGGTGGAGGATATAAAGGAACTTTTGGGGAAGATGTTCACCCCGCGGGAGGTAGTCCGTATATTGGCCGAAAGTCGTGAAATAGAGGTAGAACTGAACTACGTTCAGGACGTATTGAAGCGGTTTATTAACGATATTGAAAAACGTCGCGAGGAATTCCGTAACCGCGTCCAGGACGTGCGCCTGTACTCGAAGCGTCCGCGGTTGGAAGAACTTAGCTGGATGTACACCCAGATGAAAATGCGCTACAAGGCCCTACGCTCGAACGACGCCTATAATTCGATGCTACGCACTCTGGAACAGATACGTAAAGAGGCTGAAGGTGACCAGATATTCATCAACGGCGCCATAGACGTCAACGTCGAAACAGAGATTCGTCTTCACATCCAGCAGACCATCTACAAATCGGTAAACCTCAAGGAGATAATCCTTGGCCGTGTGGCTGCACGTATGAACTGGGACCTGGCTAAACTGGTAGCCGGGTTGCACAACTCGTATTACGCTAAATTTATGCCTACAAACGACGAATACGACCCCCAAGCTGAGATGGAATATCCATCGTCGATGAACTACGACTTCAATCGTATTCAGCACAACCACGCTGTTAATGGCATCGATGAGGTTGAAGACGTTAAGGCACAGCCCCTGACTGACGAAGAACGCACTTCCAGCGAAGCCATAAAACAGCTCTTCCTTCAGCGTATCGCCAAGCAGCGTGAGACCTTGGAAGGACCTAAACACCGAGCAGAGGCCGAGGTTGATTTTTGGCGTTCAAAGTTTAATAAAACGCCGGACGAGGACCACGAACTAACACGTGAAGAGGGACGCGTGCCGCAACACAAATTCAACAAAAAACAAAAATCTAAATTCAAGAAGTGATGGAAATTCAAGAATTCAAGCAGCGCTGGAATGGCCAGCCCATCGAGCTCATTAGCAACGAGGAAGCGTGTATGTTGGTAAATCTTCCTCGTGAGCTGGAAGAGCGGGCGGCGTATGTCATTCAAAAGGCTGAAGCCATCAGTTGGCAGGCTTCAAAGGTAGTGCCCGTGGCTGATAGGTTCTACGAGCGTACTCGTAACCTAATGTTCGTTGGCGACAGCGTGGTGGGTAATTCTGTGACCACCGTCACCACGCCGCGTTCGTTTAGCGAATTTCAGCGTGATTTTGAAAATATGATGAGTACACTGCAGGCGCGTGTAGAAGTGTCGGATTACGTGATGGGGGCTATCCGTTCGCTGGGCTTTGACGTTCGCCCTGATACCGTGGTGGAGAAAATGACCGCGACAGAAATAGCCGCCGTGACGTCGTATCCTGAGACAGGCGTAGTTCCGGCGTTCGCCAACACGTCAGCAGCGGTGTATATCTCCCTTGACGAAAGAGACCGTAACGTGCGATTTGTGGCCGTGGCGGGGGCGGGGTGGTACAAGGTAACGTTCGCTGAGCGATAACGAAAATTCAAGAGCACTATGGACGACAAATCGACACTTTTCGCCGCAGCGGTATGTATCGTTGTTATATTAATTGCGATGTGGTATGAATATCGTCCGTCGTTGTTTAAGGTGCGCCAACTGGTAGGACTCGAAACCGTTGACGTTAATACGATGGATTTTGACGAAGTGGTGAATCGTATTACTAAGCGTGCTCTGAATGCGTACTACCATAACCGCGTAGCGTTATCTAACGGCGTATATGCGGAATATATTCCAGGAGCACCGCCCAACGTTGGCGGCACGTATCCGGCTTTTATTAGGCTATACCTAAAGCGTCAAGATATGCGCCAATTCCCGTTGGTAGTGCATATAAGTACGGAACATCCCACGGGACATATTACAGGCATTGAGTCAACGGCACAATTTGGTGATGCGTATCAGTGGATGATGGAACAAATGGATAAAATGACGTGTTACGAAATAGCTAAGCGGTCATATGTGTGTGAGCAAAATAGTCTTCGTGGCAACGATGAACGGTCGAAAGTGAGAAAGGAGTACATCCAGTGGATAACACGTAAATTCATCTAACAACCGTTATATTATCTGTTCCCCCGGTGGACCAACGTGTCTGCTGGGGGTTTCTGTTGACGATTTACGAGAATAATTCACTTTCTTGGAAGATTTTTCACGATTCTCTTTGAAGTCTTGGAGATTTACACTACCTTCGCTCTTGGAAAATGAAACTAAACTCTGTAAGATGAAAAAGAATCGCAAACAACAGGAAGAACGCGCCGCTTGGATGTTAGTAATAATCATCACTGTGATAGCGTTTGTGGGTATCAACTTGATTTGGTACGGCGACGGGCTGGTGAAACTATTCGGGATGCTCGTTATCGGGTATGGCGCGTATGTGATAGATCGTATTATCGAATACTTAAATCGTAGGTAGCTATGACTCCCGAAGTTCTTATTGCTGCTGCGTATGCCGCTGGGTGGGATGCCGAAACGCCCAGTGTTATTGGAGCCGAAGCCTATTTGGCTGATGCCGTAAGATCGTAAAACTTAAATCGTAAAGCAAAATGGAATATTACTACACCTTCAACAGCGATACTCGTTATATCACTCGCGAAGAATTGGTTCATTTGGAACAGATAATCAATTGGGCATCGGATCTAACCAACCCAAATGTCGTCGTCACCAACACTGATTCAATCAGCGATATCGACGCTAAGCGCTCAGAAGCTATTCAAGAATTAGCGCACCTTAATTTACGTCGTCAACAACTTTTAGAAACGCTTTTGAAATGAAATCCAAGACTCTTAAACAGTTCCTGGCCGAGAAGCGTAAGGCTGATGTACAGCGCCCCGAGGCCGTGATGAATACGTTGGACAAGCTTACGTGCGTAAGCGGTAGCTCGTACTACGGTTCGGCTGTAATTATCAACATCACCGACCTCGAAGGAAACGTTCTGGCCGATGCGGCCATCAACGGCGAGCAGTTGGAAGATTTACGTTTGGCTCTCATCGAAGCGTATCGCCAGACGTTGATAGCCAAAGAGGCTTCCGCGCGTTACAACCTCCGCAGAATGCAGAATCTTATTAGTGTTCTTGACCCCGAGGGTCCTAACCAAGCGCAAGAATGAATCCCCTGTATCGTATCGGCACCCGCGTAAAGGTGAAGACGTGGACCGAGATAGCCGCCTACACTGGCGTGGACTTCACCGAAGAAGAATTTCGCGAGTTGTACGGCGTGGTGTACGACGAAGCCAACGACGACCCAATCGGGTTGTTGGATGAAATGTACGACGCTGCTGGTAAGGGTGAAAACACGTGTCTTATCGTTGGCGGCGATACCGAAGACGAGTTTCCGACCTATCATCTTCGTAACCTACGTACAGGCCAGTTGATAGAACGCGAACCGCGTGCGCCGTACCAGTTCCGCGATTGGATGTTAAAACTGACGCGGTGATGACTAAGGACGAAATAATCCGTCAAATTGAGGATGTCCGTCGCCAACGCACCAAGACCGAACGCCAGTTGATAGCGCGAGGACGCGGTTATCCGGTTCACAACGACGCCGAAGTAGAACTCGTGTTGGAAGAATACCATTACGAAGGTTCTTCGTCGTGCAGCGAAGATCGGCTGTTGGCCCTACTGAACGAAGAACGGGCTAAATACACCACCACCTTAACCTATCTGTGATATGGCTAATTTACGTGATAAACACGCTGTGCTGTGTGAGGGGAGTGAGGCTTTAAAGGAACTCGTAGAAAACTACGCCACTATGGATGTAGAAGCGTTCTGTGCTAAATGGGGATTGGCGATCTCTACAGTTCGTTCTACGGCATCGCGGAGGGGTTTACGCCGTCTTCGTGGGAAAGAGGCTAAAATCGGCACCGCCAACACGGATATGGGCATTAAGCGTCCCTCGCCGCCGAAGCCCGAGCCTGAAACCCCGCTCGTACCAGCCTACGAACCGCCAAAGGATATGATTCCGCCATCGTTACTTAAACAGCTGAGAGGTCGCCATTCACGCGCTTGGAGAACGCCCTCATCGCGTGCCGAACTCAACACGATGCCTGTACCGTATCCGTTCAGCGAAATCGCCGACGCACCCTACAATCGGGGGCTGGATAAAACGCCAGAAGAAACGGGTCGTGTTCTGCAACACACTAAAAACCGATAACGATGGATTACAAAGGACGCATATGTCGCTTGATAGTGGATGAACTGCCCGTTGACGCCTACGGCGCGCGGGTATTATCCACAGCGCGTGAGCTGTGGGCCAAGCAGGGTAAGGTTTGTATTTCAACTGGCCGCGCTCTGGGTGATTCCTTCACGGTGGTACAGATTATCGGTGGTGAACCGATGAACTACCCTCAACGTGTTATTGACGTTATCACCGAACTCCGTTCCGCCAACGCCAACGTGCGTGTTAAACTCTTCACCGGGTTTCCCGACGTAGAGGGGTTGTTGAAAGTGGCGCCGCTGTGTGACGCTATCGCCGTAACCCTTACCAGTCCTGAGGACGAACACCATTTTCGTGCTGCGCGGTTAGGGTTCCGTGATTTTCGTACTACCCAGATGGAAGTACGTTACAACTCCGCCACCGGAGAAGATCCTACGGGTCGCGTATTTCCTCAATATTGGCGGTTGGTGGATATGGCTAAAGAAGGTGATTATCTGCTGGAATCTACTGCCTGGGTGATGAAATACGCCAACGGAACGTTGTTCAACTAAAATCTGATGAATGATATGAACGAAGAACGTAACTACGACGATCCACGACTCAGCGAAGAAATGCGTCGTTACGGGTGTTACACCTTACCCAGTAGCGACCCTAAGCGTCCGCACGACGCTAAGATCTATCTAACACCCGAATTCTTGGCCAACACTAAGGGGTACGCATTCACGATGGATATGGGGTTTGGTAAAGAACGCTGTAATTCGTGGACACGCAACGCCAACGGTGTATTGGAGTTCCGCCAGTTCCCCGACCGTTTGTTCTTGGATGAAGAGCCTGGCGAAGGTAAATACACCGTTGAGGTGACGTTGACGTGTGAGTGTGGTGAACGAATTGCGCTAACTCACGATCAGGTGCGGATATTCATACGCGGAGCACTCGAACAACGCTACCTCCCTAAGGTACTACTCCGCTGTCCTAAGTGTAACAAAATGCTGTTTAAACCATGACTACCACCGAAAAACGAGCCGTTATTGCGCGTTGGATTACGGCAGCGCGAAAAGATTATTTCGAAAAGTCGAAACACGTTGCGCCTCACAGCGGTCTGGGGATGTGTGTAGCGTTCCACGATACGGCGTGGCAGTCGGAAGAATTGACCCTTCAGCTGGCCGATATCTTGCGTGATGAGGGTAAGGGGTACGCCGTTAGACAATTTGTGTATGAAAAGCCGCTATACAACCCCGTGTGGCTCCGTTTGGTGATACCAGAGTTTAACCCCGAATTTCTTGGCGGTATTCAGGTGGACGGTGAGGACTATTGGTGGCCATGGCGCGAAATTGAACCGCGAATTCGCGCGTTTGATAAATTGATGGATAATTATAAGAATTGAACGTGATGAAACTGTTGGCGTATATACTGAGGTTGGTGGTCCGTGTGATCTCCAGCCTTCTTTATTTACTGGCGTTTTGTGTTGTTGCGCTACTTTTGGCAATGATGCTATACTCGCTCTGGTGTTGATTAAACGATGGTCTTGGAAAAATCTTCGTAAAAAGAGAAAATTTTTTCAAGATTCTCTTGGCGGTTTCGTAAATTCACCGTACCTTTGTAGTGGAAAATGAAACTAAAACACTCAAAATTATGAAAGCAACTGTTGAAACTATCCGTGAAATTGTAAAGGTTCTTACCACCGAGGAACAGCAACTCCTGAAAGATACCTTCTTGTTTGGAGCCTGGGGCGATACCGAAACTGAGTTCCTCGACGAAGAGGGTAAGGTAGAAATCGTTGGTGCTTGGGGGTATTGTACTAACGACGCTCGTGAAGGTGGTCATTTCGCTGGGCGTGTGGTATCGACGATGTTCCGCTCAATTTACAAGAAACTCTGCACTGCTAACCGTCATCAGATCGGCACTCACCTTTCACACTGTAACGATTGGTGGGGTGATGGTAGTGGCGATATGTTGTTCGTTCGCTCGGCGTGGAATAAGGCGTGGATGGAGTGGGCCAAGGCGCCTATCCAGCCTGAAGAACCCAAGAACGAAGAATCAGCCGCTGACTACGTTCGCCGCATATCGGATGGCGAGCTTAAACAGTGGCTCTTCCAGTTTAATACCGAAGGCGGCGACTACCTTGGCCGTGTGATTATTTCGTCCGCCAAAATGCCGACCACACAGGAGGCCGTTGCGGAATTCGCTAAGACAGCTCCGCTGGCTGCCAAGTTGGTAGGGAAATATGGCGCTGAAATCATCACCGATAAGGAAGAGCGTCTGGGCGATGTCCCGGTGGGGAGTATAGTTTATTCCAACATCAATCGACGAACCTACAAGATCGTAAAGCGCTGCAAGAATTACACGGAAGTTTTTTGCGTCGAAGAAACGAACGATAATAATACTCGTATGATGAAAAACGACTACCTGGTGGTCGTAAAGAGGTGTGGCGAGGGTAAGGACCTATTTACCGGAGCGCTGGTGGACCGCGTTAAGGCAACCACCAACCAAGAACGCAACGACTACAATTTCTTGGTGGACTTCACCGACACAGACGAGGGTGTAGAAATGTCCATAAGTTGTACTGGTTCAGCTTGGAAATCGTCGGTATATACTCGTGAGCAGTTACGCCAGCTATCTGACGCCATCAACGCCTACCTCGCCAAATAAAATAGTCAAAACCGCAAAACAAAATAGCACGATGAAAACGTATCGTATCAACCAATTCAGAACCAAGGAGTCCGTCATGGACGCTATCATCGAGGTCTTCAAACGTCGCGAGGACTGGACCGAAGCTGAGGCCCGTCGTACCGGCATCAATCCCGAACCTACGTTCAAGGCTCAAAAGGCGTACGATCTGGCATTCCAGTCGATGGGTGGCAATTCGTTCCGGGTGGGTGAGTACCAAAAATCAAAGCGCGAAATGGTCAAATACCTGAACGATATGGAGTCGCTGTTCCGCGACGCTCGCCTGGAATGGTTCCGTTTCTACACCCAGCACTGCTACCTTTGCACCGACGCTGGAAAGAGCGAACAAAAGGCCCTGCGTGAAAAGATTAACACCTACAACGCCTCAATTGAGGGGTTAACGAACAATTTCTCCCGCGACTTGGCTGAGTTCTTGGAAAAGAACCGTAATTGCGCCGACTGGCGTGTGGCGCGGTATAGCGAGAACTCCGTAACGTTTGGATTGTTGGACGCGGAAGGTAAAATCGACCAGCGCTCGACGCTGACTTTCCATATCTATCGTGGCACTACCGGCAACGACGAACCCACGCTGGTGACGGCAATCGAAAATCAAGGACGGTTTTCGTGCGAAGAGGTCAGCGTGCAGTACGTCCGATACGTATGGATGGGCCTACTGCTGTTGGACGACCGCCTAAAATCGCTTAAAGAGGCGATGGTAAGGTACGGGTCCGGCGTAAGGAAAATGACGACTGCCATCAGCACCGCCAACGTTCAATTACGTGAACTCGGCTTGAAGGACTACGAAGCCCGCTTCGAAGAGTACGAACTTCAAAACTGGTAAGTCATGAAACCTGAAACCCGCGTAAATCTTTACATCGTCAATGCCGACGCCAACAGCGACCTACGCGATATGGGCGACAACGAACGCTGTATAGTCGAAGAACGGCGGCTGATAATGGCACGTGAGCTGCTGCCCGATCCTAACATCTTCACCCACGTAATAATCCACGGCGAACGGCGTAACGCCATAGCGGTCAATAACATTACACACCGCGAGGCGACCGAGGCGTGGTATCGCGTAGGGGTAACGTTTGGCGACTTCAACCCCGATCGTCAGATGTTTGAGAAAGTAGAAATCGAAGTTTAACCCCCTAATACAACGAATTATGGCACCTAACCGAGTAACCCGCGCCACGGCCATGGCTACGGCCCGTGACTACGCTAAGAACCATTCCAAGGAAGCTCTCCGCGTACAGATAGCCCTGTATCGCGAGCAGGTAAAATCACTTAACCGCGCTAAGGCCAACGCCAGCGAAGAAGAAGTTCGTCGGTTGTGTGAGCGTATAGCTGACACCCGTGAACTGCTACGGGCATTCGAGAAGGAAGCCGCCCAATAACCGAAGTTAAACAAACCATTCAAAACATAGTACAACAAAATGGAAACAAACGTAATTACCACCGTGTTCAATGCCCAGGAGGCGTTACCTATCAACGACGAAGCACGTATCACCAAGGCCCAGGTTCTGTTCCTGTACGCTGCGGCCAACGCTGCTGCCGACCGTCCGAGTATCATCTGCGTGGACGAGGGTCCGCTGCCTTTCACTGACGTAGCTGAGGCTGCTCCGCGTTATGGCGAAATTCGTCAGTGGCTGGGAACGTTCCTGGATAACAACCTGGTGTTTAGGGCGGTGATACCTATCAGCGATGGCGCCACGGTCGTCAGCGAAATCAAGCGTCTGTCGCACGAATGTACCGACGCCGGATTGATGGAGTTCTGCCCTGACGACGATGCGCTTTACTTCACCGCCCTTGGCGCCAAGGCTATCGAAAAATACGGCCCGGTGCTGGATGAGGAGTGGCGCGTTATCGAACGTACGATACTGGAGATCGTCAACGAACGTTACGGCCACTGTGGCATCGGTGTGGAGAAAATTGCTCAACACGTCCCCACTACCAATCCGCGCGAACTCTACGGTCAGTTCGTGTTGGTAGATCAGGACCTGATGGGCGCTACGTATCGCCGCACCGACGGTGTGCTATTGGTCAACGTGTTTGGCGTTGGTACGTTCCTCGTAGAGAAACTGGTCGCTTTCAACGTACCGCTGTTGGCCACGTTGGCTGATGAGGGTTGGCTCCGTACCAATCCTGACGGCATTCAACAAGAGTACCACGCACGTTTTCGTACTCAGTCGGAGGCTTTTCGTCGCGAACACGGTATCCCTGACCCTGACGAAGAGGAACAACCCACTTTCGCTCCCCAGGATAACCCCATGGCGGCGTTGGCTGCGATGTTAGGTCGTGAGCTGGGGTCCAAGGTAGGGCTGAAGCGTATTGACGTCCCCACCGATGGTAGCGAGCCTCAGGTGACGGACCTGGACGACAAGGTCGCTGATGCTGAAGCTGTGTTGAAAGCCGACGAAAAGCCTGTATCGTAACACGTTTGCGTTTTGCCTACTGAAGAGAGCCGCTCCTGATTGTTGGGGACGGCTCTCTTGCTCTTGAATTCTGTCGATAATCTGTTTCTGGTACACCTACCTCACCTGAGAGATTTTAGATCGTCAAATCGCCTAAAAACGATTGGCGTAAAAACTGCCGCTGAGGAGATGTTGTAAAACGATGTTTTGGCGATTTATTCCATGCTGTTGTAAATTTCGCCTTGTTGGAGATTTACAAAGCCTCTGTTGGCGCTTTTCTGTTGGCAACCCCTTTCTTCCCCCTAATGGTTTCCCTCCTGCAACCTTCCTTTCCTTAACCCCCTATAATCCCCCTTTTTCCGGTGTAAAGAGAAAAAAACACTTCTCTTTACACTCTCCAGAGAGACTTTTCTTCTCCAGATAAATCTGTCGAAGACGTCTCTCTGGCGCGCACATACGTGCGCTCGTACGCTTACGCGAGAGAAGATAGCCAAGAACGAAGAAACTACAGCACGCAAAATATCGCCAACGTTATTGAGTCTGTAAATCCTCAAAAATCGCAGAAATGGAACGCCAACGCCAAGAAATAGACAACATGGTCCAAGTCTTACAACGGTTAGTGCAAAAATACGGAAAGCGAATCATAAATCGCCAACTCGACGTCAAGGCTATCACCGTTGGCAGCACCAACGGTTTTGAACTCACGCTCACCGATAAGCGCCAACAGCAAACGGCCAAAGTACAAACGGGAACCAAGCAATTTCGCCCCATCCTCACTGCTGCCCAGGCCCGTGAATTTACCGCCTGGGCTCAGCGTAACCTGAACTACGAAATCGACGAAGACCTTTGGCTTGGCGAATGGATTTACGAAGTGGCGTTGGCTGACGTTGAGTTTGGAATCCAAAAAGCTGCCGCCAAAGGAAAACGCGAATTCTTCGAAGAAGACGCCAACGGCAATCGGTTGAAATACGTCGCTAAGCGGTTGAAGGAACAAGGTTACGAAGTAACGATAGACGAAGTTTACAAAACCGAAACTGTGGGCTTAGACCGTACGAGGAAATATTTTGCCTATTTCCGGATGATGGTCAAATGGTAAAATCCTTAACACGATGAAACGCCTGATTCGTTGGATAATCAACTGGCTTTACGCCAAAGAAATCACTGCCCTGGTACAAGAGGCGGTCGATGACGAATTCGAAGCTACATGGCCTGAGGCATTTCGCCAGCGTCCTGAACGCAAATCGTCCATCATCCCTCAAGAAATTTGGGCTGCGGTAATACTTCATCTTCCAAATCACGCCGAAGTAATTCACGCCAATTGGGAAGACAACACGCATCACGTTTTGACGAAAACGGTGAATCTCGTCAATTTTACCTACATTCGCGAATTCCAACTTACGATGGACGCCTATCGTATTCGTTTGGAACCCGCTCAGCGTCGTGATGAGATATTCTGTGGCCGATACGCCCACCTGCTTCAGGTTCAAGTACGGCTGCCGGGTAATTACAACTCCCCGGAGGCTGATTACACGTTGGAATTTTCGCTTATGCAGTATCGCCTCACCGGGCCTGACGTAGGAGGAGCGGTTCCGTATTGGCGCTGTAACACCCGACTTGATATTATTCACGCCTTTACCAGCGAAATGTTGGCAGGCATAGAACGAGGATTAAAACATTTTCAAGATGAGTGAATTCTTTCGTGTAGGTCACTATTTCGACCAGCAAGACGCCGAGCGTACCCGCACCGAACAGCTGGAACGCCAAAAGCAAGAACAACGTTATCTGGGTTCAGTCACGCGGCTCCCCGGTATGCGGTTGTACGAGTTCAACTATAAGACCGGAGAATGTCGGGAGATTGGTACCGAAACTACGCTGGAAATAGACGTCACCACCGGGAAACCCGTTACGCGTCGCGCCGTTAAGGTCCAATACAATCCCGATTGTGTTTACTTACAGGCCCTCAACAACCGTAACGCCGTGCGTAAGTTGGTAAAGGCCGGGTACATCAAAATGGTGAAACAAGATGGTAAAGGTCCGCACGTCGAAGATTGACGAAAAACAACCGCCTGAAAAGGCTCATAAGATACCACGCGGTGCTAACGGCCTACCGCTGTTCGGCGATAAGCCCGTGACGGTAAAGGCACGGCCGTACGACGCCGAACGTAACGCCGACGACGGTCCAGACTACGATATGTCGTTAAGCGACTTTCTGGCTCAAGCCGAAGAGCTGCAGAAGAAAAAGCGTTTGCACGGCGTTTTCATCGAGTTAGGCGACATCGTGGTCCCGTGGTACGTCATTCGTTCGATAGTCCGCGCAGACCGATACAACGACTCACAACAACGATACGAATACGGCATCGTCCTTAACCACGACACTATGGCCGCCGAGGGTGATAATTTCGCCGAATGGTGGGTAACGCCCGAAGCCCGCGACGCCGCTTGGGATTCATTACGTTTACAGCTGGTGGAATTAGGAATCACCATCGCTTCGACAAAGGTTTAACAAACCCCATATCTATCAACAATCAAAATTATCGTACAATGAAAGTGCAAGATTTTTACGGTGCTCTGGCTGCCAAGGCCGGCACCACCAAGGCTCAGGCGATTGCTTTCGTCCGCGCTCTGGAAGAGATTCTCACCGAGGAGGTTCGTGACAAGGACGAAATCATCGTCATCGGTAAGGTGGGAAAGTTCGTCCCCAAGGACCAGCCGTCGCGTATGGCGCGTAACCCGCAGACGGGCGTTACGGCTCCCACCGACCCATACAAGACTATCCAGTTCCGTCCGGCGTACAGTTTCCGCGCCTACGGCAAAAAGGCTAAGAAATAGCCCGTAACTGGTAACGCAGTTCGCTTTCGCACGTCCGCCAGGGATGTGGTTGCCCCTGGCGGATTTTTAGTTACTTTCGCTTCAACGTTATAGTATCTGAAACGAGGAAACGCCGCTTAACGCCAAGCAATGAAGAGTTAGGTTTTCAGCGAGTGTAGTTTCTTTTCCGACCGCGGTGTTTCCTCTACCATACCCCAGGCTGGTGGGGTCGGAGTCAGGCTTCCAAACGGTATAAGCCCTGTCGCCAGCAAACAAATTGTCTCCAAGGCAGCAACGCAGACTTCCTCCATAGCGAGCGCCGGAGCGGAGGAGACAGACTCTACAAGGGGAAGAGTATAAGCGATACGTCGCGCCCCTTGATTGGTCTGTGGTGTAATGGTAACACACCAGATTTTGGTTCTGGTGTTGGAGGTTCGAATCCTTCCAGGCCGACTAAACCCCCAATTAAAACCGCGTGTGGCAGACGTGGCCCGAAAGTCCATGGGTGAGGGGGTTTTTAAGAAATTTCGTTCGTTAACGTTGTGGCAGTTCGCCCGTGCCGGCAAAGGGAACGCCAATAGGAACGGCAACCGACGAGCGCGGGGCGTGAAATATCGCCCCGACCTTAAAGTCTTAACAGACTTCCATCAATCAAAGGTTTAATTCATCCCCGACCGCCCCACAGTAGTGATACAGCGAGGCGGTTTTCTTTTTACAGCGTTACTTAGTAAAATCGTGAAAATATGGATAATTTTGTGAAATGTGTACTGATGGCGTTTTTGATTATGTCGTTGCCGATTTTTATCGCGATTTACGCGCTAATCAAATCGTCCCCAGAACGTGCAGCGGAGATAACCATTACGCCGGGTAAAACCTACGTCCAGCAAGAAACGCTCAGTAAGACAGGCCGCGTAAGGGTTGTGCGCACTACCCGTTATCGCTGGAAGAAATGCGTCACGGAAATTACCATCGACACCGTTAAGGTGAGTGATAACGCCGCCGCCGATGCCGCTTATATCAACCACGCGGTAGGAATTTCTGGCTGGTAAAATCAACGAAAGTTTTCTTCATCACAACTATAAGGATGAAAAAGACTAATTAAATGAAGATTGGAATAATATACAAATTAACCATTTTAGCTAAATACAAGTTCTACAATCAGCGGCCATTTTATGTCGGTCAACACTGGGGAATAGAAGACTTCAACTCGTATTTCGGCGGAGGAACAATTTGGAACGATTTTCTGAATGCCGTCAAAAAGGATTATCCGCTTCACTGGAAAAAGTTTGTTCGGCGTGAAATTTTATACCAAGGCGCGTGTGACCAACGTGTTTTGGACTTTCTCGAACAGTATTACATAAAGCGCGAAATGGCGCATTATACCGAAGAGAAAGGCGGTTGCAACGTTTTACGTGGTACGGCTAATGCGTTTGGCGCCGGGAGTCCGATGAAGGACGAAAATTGCAAAAGAAAGCAGGCTGAATCGTTGAAAAAGTATTATGATGAATACGGACACCCGTGTTTAGGCAAAAGGGCAACTCCCGAACTGCGTAAACGGTTGAGTGAAGCGCATCGAGGCAAGAAACTTTCGCCAGAAACGGTTGAAAAGATACGTAAAGCCAACGCCGGAAAGAAACGAACGCCTGAATTTTGTGAGTTGATGCGTGAAATGTGGCGTAAACGGAAAGAAGCGGGTTACGTGCCTAAGAATAAAGGGCGAAAAGTCCCCAGAGAAATAGTTGAAAAACGAGCCGCAGGGGTGCGTAAATATTATGCTGAACACGCTTCATCGTTTTTAGGTAAACACCACACCGAGGCTACAAGGTTAAAAATTAGTGAAGCGAATAAAGGCAAGAAATTACCGCCTTTTTCAGCTGAAACGAAATTAAAGATGAGCCAATCAGCCAAAAAGGCGTGGGCAATTAGAAAACAACAAAATAATTACAATGCGTCGTTCGAATTATCTTGTAATGGACACTGAAACCGGGGGTCTGGACCCCGCACAGAACCCCATAACGTCGTTTGCAGCCGTTGTGTTAGACTTTAACACCCTGAAAGAGGTAGACCGCTGGGAAACCTACGTTAAGCCCTACAACGACCTCCAAATAACGAAAGAATCCATCCAAAAGACGATGGTGAATATGGCCGAGGTGAATCGCGGTATGGAGTTGAATGCGTTTATCGATGCGTTTATGCGGTTCTGTACCCAGAATTTCGCCGATACCAAGGGTAAGGACCAGCGGCGGTTGGTAGCCGTGGGTCACAACGTGATGTTCGACGTGGGGATGTTGGAAGCGGCGTTCTACTATTCCGCTCACGGTAAAAAGCAGAGCCTGTTCAACTACATCCAGGACCAGACGCTGGATACGATGTATCTCTCCAAAATGATGTACGGTCTGACGGGTGACGAGAAAATGACTCTTGGCGCCACGTGTGAACGCGCGGGGATTATACTTACCGACGCTCACGGCGCGATGAACGACGTGGAAGCCACGGCCGAGTATTTCCGTTACTGCGTGCGGCGGTTACGTGCTACGGGTGATATATCATCCGCCACCGAGAAAAAGTCTCGCCGTCGCGGTAACGAGTTCTTCGAGTTCAAGTGCGCCAAGTAGAAATAGCCAACGTTATACAGTGTGTCTAACAACAAAACCGTATAACAAAATGGACAAGAAATCATTTATCGTGGGCGTTAAGGCGTCCATCGCAGAAATCTTGGAGCGTTCCACGAATAAGTGGGTAAGCGTGCTGGAACCCGGAGCGTCGTTTAGCGCTATACTGGCCAAGAACGGCCTGAGTCCCAAAATCACGCCGCCGCTTTTCGAGGTACTGACCGCCAACGGGCTGATAGAACGTTTGGGTGATAAGTCGGCGATTCGTTACCGTTACCAGCCTGCCGGCCAAATTACGCTTGACCTGGATACACTGGCTGAAAAGGTATTCGACGCCAACCAAGCCTACAACCGCCTGAAGAGCGGTGCCGTCAAGCAAAAACGCGTAACCCCCCCGCGCGACGTCAACCAGAACGGAAAGGCAATTCGCGTTAAGGGCAACATTCTCCCTCAAATTGGCGATTCGCGTTACATTATCACGGGCGCAGAAGGGCCTATCGAAATCATCGAGGTGAAGATCGTCACCATTTATCGCGATCCTCACGACGGAAAATACAATTTCGACGTTGTGTATCGTCTGCCTGACACCGAGGGACTGATTACGATGGAACGGGTGTTGTTACAAGAACTCCACCTCAAACCGGAAGACATTTTCGCCCATCTCCAGCGCACGATGGTTCGGTTTACGGGAGAATTGTTTCCAACTATAAAACGAGAAACCGTAAAACAAAATGGCAGATAACGCACGTGTCGCTAAAACGCCCGAGGAGGTAGAAGCGACAAAACAGTACACCGAAAAGGACGAAAACCGCCAACTGGCCTTTTCCAAAGCACTCGAATTGCTTCGTATTTTGTGTAAAGACGCTTTGGAACGGGAAATGATAGCCCAGCGCACTTTCACCCGTACAGAGGTTGTAAAGAAAACGACGCTGTCGCACCGTAAAGCGTTGGACCTGTTGGAGACGCTTCAGACGTTCGGCTACGTCGATATAATGGACGCCAACAAGACAAAATTTTGCTTCACTTTTAACGCCGACGACCGTGCAGCGGTCCATAAGGCCAAGATTATACAGCTGACTACGATGCTCGGGACAGCTATCGAGAGTTACAATTCCGTGCTCTTGAAAGAATACCCCGAAGAGACGTATCAGCGCGAGACCCTGGAAATGGAACGTTACCTCGTCCAGGCGTTGAATTTGAAGAGATGAGTTTTGTTGTGGACCCGGTAACACCCAGAGGGAATCGAGACCCCTTTGGGTGTTGCTATTAATACCGAATCTATGATACCTCAGATTGTGGCCCCCTCGGTCACGCACCGTTTGGCTTGTTTAGACCTCGTTGATGAAATAATCGAGGGTATGGACGAGCGCGGCCTGAACGAGATGATGAGTGGCGATATACACGACGTTGATACGATATTCGATGCCTTGATGGAAGACACGTATCGTATTATGTACACGGGTGACACGTCGATTGACTTCAAACCCCGCTACGAAGAGAACGTTTCGGCTGTCGTTGAAGATACCCTACGATGCGCCAATTTGACGTATTTCATCACCTCCGTCATCCCCGACTTCCAGTTGTCGTGGCATCACCTGGAATGGGGCGAGTTAGTACACCAACACAAGAAATTGTGTATCAACGCTGCTCGTGACCACGGAAAATGTGAAGCCGTCGGAACCCCCGTCCGGATGTACGACGGAACTATCAAAAAGGTCGAAGACGTGGTGGTTGGCGACCTGTTGATGGGGATTGACTCTAAGCCGCGTCGCGTGGTTGCTACACGTCGCGGTCACGACTCGATGATGTACCGTATCGACCAGTCGCGCGGTGATAGCTATACCGTCAATTCACGCCACATTTGTACGTTGATTGAAAAAGACCGTGGCGGTTCCCTCGCTACGGCGTCGAAGCGGATAGTGGATATTGATATTCCAACGCTCTTGAGTAAGACCCCGAACAGGGTGAAGGAACGCTACCGCGGTTTCAAGGTGGCGGTGCAGTACCCCGCGCGACCTGTGGAAATAGAACCGTATTCGTTTGGATACAACGCGCGTTCGAACAGCCGCATTCCGGAGCAGTACTTAGTCAACAGCGAGGAGGTCCGTCTCCAGGTGTTGGCTGGGTTGATTGACTCCGACGGTAACTACTGGCAGGGCGGCTATCACTTCAGTAATACGAACTACCAATTGGTGTGTGACGTGAAGAATTTGGCCGACAGTCTGGGCTTCTGTGCCCGAATGGGTGGCGGAACGCGGTATTGTAAGGCGTTAGGCCGTGATTATTCGTCGTGGTGCGTGACTATTTCTGGTGAATTGGACCGCATCCCGGTGAAAATCGCCCGTAAAAAGGTCCAAACCGACTGGTCCACCAAGACGTCACACAAGGACTGGGGAACTATCGACGGCGTGCACCCTACGGTGGTATCGTCGTTGAAGATTACGTCTGTCGGTGAGGGGGACTACATATCTATCACCACCGACGGCGACCACCGCTTCGTGCTGGGCGACGGTACAGTTACACACAACTCGTTCTATTTCTCCAACGCCTACGCCGCGTGGCAGTTATACCGTTACAAGAAGCCGTCAACCACCCGTTACTCTAAACGCCCCACGGCAGCTTCGTCGAATCGTGGGTTTTTGTTTTCGTTCTCGTTACAACAGAGTGTGGACCTTTTGGAGATTCTGAAAGGTACTATCGAGGAAAACGAGATATTGAAGGAGCGGCTGTTCCCTCAGTCCACGGCTAACAACTGGTCGGCTACCAATATCGTGTGTCGTAATGGAGCACGTTTGACGGGAAAGGGCTTTGGCTCTTCGGTGCGCGGTGCTCACCCGTATTGGATTATCGTCGATGACGGCCTGAAGGACAACGTCATCTACTCCAGTCTCCAGCGAAATAAGTCCACCGACTATTTCCACTCCGTAATTATGAACATGCTCGTACCCGGTGGCCAGATTATCGTCGTCGGTACGCCGTTCCACGCCGAGGACCTTTACGGCGACCTGAAGACCAAGAACGGTTGGTTCGTTATCGAGTATCCAGCCATCTTCCCTGACGGACGAATTCTTTGGCCTCAGCGTTGGTCGTTTAAGGACCTGATGGATAAAAAGGAGACCCAGGGTTCAATCATCTTCTCGCGTGAGAACCTTTGTCGCCCGATTACCAACGAGTCGTCAATCTTCCCGATGGAAATCCTCACGCGTTCGCTACTGCGGATGGAAAATTACACGTTGGTTGATTCGCGTGAAGAATTCCCTATTAAGTTCTCTAAAGTGGTTGTCGGGTGCGACTTCGCTATTTCAGCCAACGTCGGCGCCGACTACGCCGTATTCAGCGTGTGGGGTATCGACGAATTGACCGACGAACGCTGGCTGCTACACCTCTACCGCGAAAAAGGCGCCAAGTTCTTCGAGCAGATGAACGTTCTGCGCCGTATCAACTCCCGCTTCCGGCCTGACCTTATCGTGATGGAGAATAACACGTTCCAACAGATATTCGTCGAGACAGCCGACACCGAGGGTATGCCCGTTATCGGTCACACTACGGGAATTGATAAGTACGACCTGAAAACCGGGTGGCCGCACCTTTCAACGCTATTCGAACGCGGCAAAATCCACATTCCAGTAGGTAACGTTTACTCTCAGCAGGTCAAAGACCTCATATTCCAAGACCTCGGGTCGGTAGCCTTTACCGAAAAGGGGCTGGAGAGTGTCGGTAGTCACGACGATATTTCGTCGTCGTTCTGGCTGGCCGACTTGGCGGCGTCGCGTATGACTACCGGATTTAAATTCGATATGTTAGGTTAGCGCCATCGTTTTAAGTGATATGAAAACTCTGATAGCACTATTCACCCGTGGTCGTGTTGACCGTCAGAAAACACTCCAACGCCTAACACCCGAGGCCCGTCGCCGCGTAACGGTATTCTGTCATCCTGGCGAATTGGCCGCTCACCAACGCAACTGGGGCGGTAAGGTTGCCGCCATTGAGGAATACAGTACGGCGTGTCGCGGTGTAGGCGACATACGAGACTACATTGTTGTAGAGGCCGCTGATAGGGGATTTGGCGGAGTCTTTTTCTTAGACGATAACGTGTCTTTCTCATTGCGTTTAGACGATGCCAAGACCCCTGTAGTGGTAAACAACGACAATTTCACCGTCGAGGCCCAGGAATACATCTATTCGATGATGTTCGACTGGGTGGCAGAGCAGTTGGATACTTACGCTGTAGCAGCTCTTTCGTATAGGCCGTTCAACCGCGATAAGACCCACAACGTACAAATTAACGGGCGGTTCTTCTCCATTTGGGGGCTGAATATTGAGCAATATCTGAGCCAGCCTGTTAGGTTCAGCGATTGGCCTATAAAGGAGGATTTTGCCTTGGCTTGTGGCCTGCGTCGCGCTGGGTTGGATAACGTGGTTTCGTATCAGTATTCATTCGATAAAATGACAGGAGCCAACGCTGCTGGCGGTTGTTCCGTGTACCGAACTATCGAGAACTCCAACGCCGAGTCACAACGTTTAAGGGAAGAGTTCCCTGAATATATTACACTTCGCACCAAGAAGTGTACCAACTGGGGCGGTGAGATGAAGGATCGCGAAATGATAGAAGTCAAATTACACTTAAAAGGATACAAGAAATGACCGTAAAATTCAAGAAAGTACACCCTGAAGCCGTACTGCCGACGTATGCTCACCCCGATGGTGAGGATAACGGCCTGGACCTCGTGGCAGTGACCGTAAAGGAAACCGAAGATTACATCGAATACGATACCGGCATCGCCGTCGAAATTCCCAAGGGGTATTGTGGGTTGCTGGTCCCGAATTCGCGTTGTTCGAAAATGGACTTGGTGATGTGTAACGCCCCAGGCATTATCGACCCTGGCTACCGAGGTGCGATGCGCGCTCGTTACAAAAAGACGTGGCACTTACCCACGTTGGTTCACAGGTTCTTCAAGAGCGTCTGTGGATTGCTTTCCAATGTCTTCGGTGAGGTCGCAGGGATGAAGCCTCAAAACGTGAATATGAGCACTAAGGAATTTAAGGCGGGAGACGTTGTAGCCCAGTTGGTCATCGTCCCTGCGCCGTATATTGAAGTGGAGGAAACCGACGCACTGACGCCTTCGATGCGTGACGCTGGTGGATTCGGTTCAACGATTAAATAGCCATGAAAACGATTCTCTTACACAACCCCGCCAAACAGGACAACGTCGAAGCGATGGCTGATGCGTTGGTAGAGTCGATGCGTTACGCCAATAACGCGGTTGATTATCCTGATATTTCTAAGGCCAGGCCTGATGACGGCGTTCCGGCCGAGTGGTTCTACAAGGCATACGTCGGTACGGCCCCCACGTCGGAACTCACGGCCATTCTCCAGTACACGCAGCAGCGGATGCTCTTCGACGAAATTGGCGAAACGTTCCTCGGCATCGCCCTTACTGAGATGAAGCACTACGACCGATTAGGCGACTTCATTAACCACATCGGGGGTAACGTATCACAACCTGCATTTTCGGCAGCCAAAGTGGACATTACGACCAAAAGCGCAGCCGAAGCTGTCCAGATTAACATCGTCGCCGAAGAAGACACAATTTCTGCGTACGAAAAACTCAGCCAGCGTATTCAGGCCAACAACCCTACGCCGACTGTGACCTCGGCGTTGGCCATCCAACTTATCAACAAGATTGTCGCCGACGAGCACGTACACGTCCGTCTGTTGGCGGAGTTGGCGCACTCCCTCGGCGAGGAAGACACTACGTTATGAAAGCCGACCGCCGGAAATATACCGCGCTGTTGTTAGCCGCTGTAAAGCGTATCGAAGCCGAACGCCCAGGAGTCATCGCCTGGGCGTCTCGTCAAGAGCGGTGGTGGGAGTTGTGCGTTAGTGATTACGACCTTTACCGCAGTGAGGAATTTGCGCGTGTAAAGGAAACCTATCGACGGGCGTTGGCTGTTGCGGGTGGTGGTAAGTTGATATTCTGCTACGCCAAACCAGACGCCGAGCGGTTGTACGAATTGGAGTTGAAAGGTAATTTGGTGATGGATTGTTGAAAATTTTTTCAAATTCTCTTGGAGAATCCGATTTTTCGCCGTACCTTCGCTCTTGGAAAAGAAATCGTAAAACAAAATTGTTATGGAAACTACACAAGACATCAACTCCATCCTTTCGAAACTGAAGAAACTGCAGCGGCTCTACGAAGGAGCAAAAGCCATCAATTCCGAGGCTGAGGCCGCCAACGCCGCCGCTAAAATTCAGAATCTCCTCACCCAGTACAACCTTTCGATGGCCGATTTGGACTCGGTAGCCGACAACGAGCAGGCGACTAACGTCGTTGAAGAAAAACTCGGCGACAACTGGGCTCGTAAGTGTGGCGGTTTCTGGGACCAGCTTCTGCTGTACGGAATTTGTAAGTACAATTTCTGCTACGTGATAGTCAGCAGGCGTCATGAGTACCGCGTAAACCGTAACGGCAACGAGGTGCGTGAACAGCGCCAAAAGTATATCGTTATCGGCGAGCCGCATAATATCGAGGTTGTAAAGTGGCTGTTTGACGTGTTGGCTGGCCAGTTGTACCGCTTGGCTCTGAAACGTTACGAAGAGTACCGTAACGACGATTCGCAGGCGCTGATGCGGTTGTTTACGGGTGAAAAGCGGATGCACCGCGGTGCGTTCTTGAGGTCGTATCTGGCGGGAGCGGCTAAAGGTGTTCAGGACCGCCTCAAGGAGGAGCGTGACCGCGAACTCCAGGCTCAGGTGCAGGTGAACGCGCTGGTGCTTCGTACGGACCAGAAATTGAACGATTACGTGGCCGAGAATTACAAGGACTTACGCTCGTCACGTCCGGGGCATATCGGTAGCAGCCACGCCATGGCGATGGGGCTTGAAGATGGCCGCAAGGTTAATATAACCCGCGGCGGTATCGCTGCTTCGAATACCAACCCTAACCAGATAGCGCAATGAAAATAAACCTCGTATTTGACGGTAATTTCCTGTACCACCTGTCGTTTTCGATATTCTCGACGTACTACCGCAACGAAGACCTCTGTGAGGTCTTGGACGACCGCGAAAAGCGCCAGGTTCTGATACGTAAATGCGTGATGAACCTGTGCGCTGCGGTGCGGCGATTTGGCGATGACGTAAACCGCGTGGTAGTAGTCATCGACTCTCATTCGTGGCGCCGTGAGGTGTACGAAGACTACAAATACGCCCTCACGCGTGTGAAGGAACCGTGGAGCGACGCATTTGTAGAGGTTCTTGGTGAGTTTGAAGCGCTGCTGCGTAAACGCGGGTTAATTGTCACACGTGTGCCAGGCGCTGAAGGTGACGATCTGATGATGTTGTGGGCTTTCGCGCTGGATGAACTCCCCGATGAAGAAACCGTAATTCTCACGGCCGATAGCGATATTCGCCAGTTGATAACGCCAACGGTTTCGGTCTTCAACTACAACTCCAAGTTCATGAAATTCTACGTCTTTCCAGGGAAAGAGGGTTTTTGGAACGAACGCTTGGATGCCGACATCCAGGTACTCACGACTGAAGCGTTGGAGGTTCTGCTCTATAAGGTGTTGATGGGTGATAAGTCTGATAATATCCCCAAGGTGCGCCGTGGATTTGGCGATAAGGCGTTCAACCGTTTTATAGAGTCGTTGAAAGGAGAACTGAATGGGCGTCTTCCGTCGCCGACTACATTCCAGGGGTATAGTTCTACGAAGATGGCGTTGTGGATTCAATCCAAGTTCGAGAAATTTCTTGGAGTGCCGCTGAGTACCGAAGAAATAGGACAGATTTTGTTCAACGTCCAATTGACGTGGCTGTCTCCGTCGGTGTATGGGTCGCGTCAGGAAGAATTATTGATAACGATGGCTGAGGAAGTAGCCAACACGAAGGATTCGTACAACTATAAAAAGGCGTACACACTTGAAGACTTCTACGGAATGTTAATAAAGTGATTAACCAAAGATAAGACGCTATGAAAAAGTGGATGTGGATTCTGATTATCGCGGTGGTCTTGACGATTGCTGCGGTAGTTTACGCCCATGAGGCGAAGATTATCCACACGCTGGTAGCTATCCTCTCGTTTGTGTCGGGAGTGGTGGCTCACTGGGCGTGGGGCAAATACGTGGCCGCTAAGGCCGTTAAACAGGTAAGTGGCGATGGAAAACATTCGTGACATCATCCTCGGTGCTCGGGCTGAACGCCAGGAGCACATGCTGAAAGGATTCGCCCCGGTGGCCGACGAAACCGAGAGCGACAAGGTTGAAAAGGGCGATAACGTCTTCGAGAAGATGGCCGACGCTATCGAGAAGTCGTGTTCCGACGACGCCGAAGAAGCCCCCCAGGCCGAAATCGAAAAGTCGGACATCATGAACGCCATCAGCGGTTACGATTCCAACATCAAGTTCGGTAAACTGGGTAAGGAAATCAAGGCCAAACTCAAGGCCGAGGTCCTTCCGCCGCTTAACGCCAAACTGCAGGTGCTTTCGGCCGAAATCGAGAGTAAACTCCAGGAGTGTGGCGGCGTACCTACTGAAAGCGTTCCCGCGTGGTGGACGGCCGAAATCAAGATGGAGTTGCCGTTCCGTATCTTCAGCTGGCAAGACCGTGATTGCAACCCCGGTCCTCAACTGGCCGGCACGCTTGTCGGCGAGGAAAAAGAGAACCCGGTTACTCCCGAAATGTGCCGTTGCCGCGAGGAGTACAACGAAAAGGTACGCGAATACGCCAATGTGGCTACCGACATCAAGGCGTGTGAAATTCTCGAGACCAATCTTTCCGACAACGAACGCTATCAGCTGTCGCCTCGCCAGCTGACGATGTTCGGGTTTTAGTTTCTTTTTCTGTTTCCATTTTGTAGGTAGTTATGACAGCGGCCCCGATTCGTAAGTGTTTCGGGGCCAAAGTTTTTTAACTGTATGAACGCATGGAGATATTTCAAAATAGGTGACATCGTGACAGACCCCGAAGTGTGGGGCCGGACGACTTTTGTAATACGCTCGTTTCACGGCAACGACTACTGCCCATTAATCGCTGCAGAGTCCCTCAAACCGATTCGAGGTAAACGCATAAGAGTAAACCTCGGCGTGCCTGAAACGCGACTTGTAAACGCTCCCAAACGTCCGTTGATGAAGATTACGGATGCTGTGTTACGGCATTTGGTAGGGAAAAGCACGGAGGCGCGGCGTGAATTGTTGATTAGAACTTATCGTAAGCAAAATGGCGAAATTTGATCACTATCCTTGGGCTGATAAATTACCTGACGCCACACTTGACGTCAGTGAGGAACACTATCACGAGTTCTTCCGCACGATGTTTGAGCGCCAAATGATATGGAAGCGACGGTTCCTGGATCAGAAACCGCGTCCGTGGACTGATGATCCTATATTACGCGATTACAAATTCACCAATGTGTATCGTGAACTGGATCGTAATTCGCAGTGGCAGATACGTAATATCTTGCTGGATGACGAATTAACGCTGACGAATCTGGTTTGGAAGATGATGGTGTTCCGGTATTTTAACAACCCTGAAACGTTTGAATATGCTCGTGAAAAGTACGGTTGGGGAGCGGGCGTTCCGGATTATAACCAATACGACGAGGACCGCTTTGCGGAAATGATAACGTCGTACCGTGCCACAGGCAACAACCCCTACACCACAGCCTACCTCATCAATTCGATGGCCACGCCCGGTAAACCGCGTGACTACTGCTACACGCATTTGGTGGTGCCTACGCTTCATCGTCGGTTAGGCGAACTGATGCGGACGGTGTTGACGGCTACCAACCCTGAGCAGATTATCAAGTTCCTTCAGGGGCTACCCTCGTCGGCGACGTTTATCGCTCACGAATTCTATCAAGATTTTACCTACATACCGCGCTATACCTATCGCCGTTTTATGCGCTTCACCCAGGATGACTACACCAACGTGGGGCCTGGTGCGTCGATTGGTTTGCGGTTGGTATTCCCGTCGTTGAAGCGTCAAATTGATGGTATCTATCGCCTGCGTGATGAAGCGCAGGCGGCGTTATCGTCATTTGGCGATTTTCCGTACCTACACTGGCACAAACTGGAATCGGGGTACTACGTTACGCCGTCGGGCGAGATATCGCTCCACCAGGTGGAAATGTGGTTGTGTGAATACCAAAAATATTGGAAAATGAAGATTGGCGAGGGGAAACAACGCTCTACATTTGAGCCGCGAACCTGTAAATTGATAGGCCAATGATAACCTTTCACACACCGTTGGAAACGGGCGATTTTATGGGTATCGACTTTCAGATTTTGGCCGATGACCTTTCCACAAGTGCCGCACGATTAGTAGTCGTCGGCACTTTCATATCGCCCCTGACCACCGAGGAAAAAGCGCGTTTTCAACGCCTCGTTGTCGATATACGCCACGACGGTGAATGGAATGGCTCGTACGACGACCAAACGGATTATTACACGTGGAACGGTCACCAGGTAGCAGTGTGGGGTGACATCCTCCATCAGGCGTTGATAATTCGTAAAACGGCACGGAACGACATTTTGAAACTGTTGTGTTGATACCAATTATAGGTAAACAAATCTCGTAAAAACAACTATGTCTGGTGTAAAAGAAAGATTGGAATCGGTGGAACGCGCCATGCAGGCTTTGACGATACGCAAATCGCTGTTGTTAGAGCGTGCGATGCGCAGCGAGAGCCCGTCTGATATACTCAAGGCCGCTGAAATATTCAACCAGCAATCCAAGCCCGCTAACGTTGCCCCGAAGGCATATCTGATTGACCCCCTGGAGTTCAACTCGTTTTTGGGGTATAAGGATAAGCCGTTTTCGCTTTCGTACGAAACGTTGCGCCGGATGAGCCGTACCCCTATTATCAACTCGATTATCAAGACCCGTAAGAACCAGATAGCCGACTTCGCTGAACCGCAGGCCGACCGCTATTCGACGGGGTTTGTTATTAGACGTAAACCCAAGTTCGGCCAGGAACAGAAGATGGACGCGCAGGACCGCAAAATTGCGTCTTCCATCACCGACTTCATCCTCAACTGTGGCGATACCGCTACGTGGGACGGCGACGAGTTTGACGAATTTATACGTAAGATTGTGGACGACTCGCTAACGTTCGATCAGATGACGTTTGAGTGCATTCGCAACCGCCGCGGCAAACTGGTCCGCTTCCAGGCCGTTGATGCCGCTACATTCCGCCTGGCGGAATCGTATTTCGATGGCGAGTACAACAACCCCTACTTTGAAGGAGCGATGATGGACGACCGCCAGAACTGGGGACCTAAGGTTGATGGCTATTATCCGGCCTACGTCCAGGTGTACCAGACGGCCAAGGTAGCGCAGTTCTACCCATGGGAGTTGTGCTTTGGAATTCGCAATCCGACCACGTCGATTTACGCTAACGGTTACGGAAACTCTGAGTTGGAAGAGTTAATCAACGTTGTGACATCGATGCTTTGGGGCGACGAGTACAACCGCCGCTTCTTCTCACAGGGTTCGGCTCCGAAAGGTCTTCTGCGTATCAAAGGTAACGTGAACGAAGCCTCGCTTCAGCAGTTCAAGCAGCAGTGGCAGGCCATGATATCGGGTGTTATGCAGTCATGGAAGACGCCTGTCGTTGAGGGAGATATCGACTGGGTTGACCTTCAGAAGAACAACCGCGATATGGAGTATAACTCGTGGATGGAATATCTGATCAAAATCGCCTGTGCAGTATTCTGCATTGACCCTACGGAAATTGGCTGGGATATTTCGCGTTCCAATGGCAGTGGCCTAACGTTCGGCGACGGCCAAAAGCAGCGCATGGAGCAGTCGAAGGACAAGGGTCTTTACCCGATGCTGAAATTCATCCAACGTAAGGTTAACAAGTTCATCGTCGAGCAAATCAACCCCGACTTCGAGTTCGTATTCATGGGCCTCAACGGAATGACCATCTCTGAGGAACTGGATATGGACATCAAACGTCTCCAGGCTTTCCAGACCGTGGACGAAATTCGCGAGAAGTGGGACCTCCCGGCTATCGGCGAAGAAAAGGGTGGCGATACTATCGAAAACTCTGTTATACAGCAAGCCATCAGCGCCAAGCAGCAACAACAGCAACAGGCCGCAATGGGCGGTATGGGCGGAGGCAATCCGTTTGAAGAGGCTGCTGGTATGGGGATGGAAGCTGGAGGCCCTGCTGATCAACCCGTGGCTGGCGACGAAGAGGAAGAAGACGATACCGCTCAGCCAGGAAATCCGTTTGACCTTTACGCTGAGGGCGATCAAGAAGAAACTATGAAGGCACGCGAGTCCAATCCTCTCGTAGCTGCATTCGATGAATACTTACAAAAAGCAATACACCATGACGAGTAACGAGAAAAACACCGCGCCCATTGTCCAATTGCTGAGCGATGCTATGCCGAAACCGATTGTTGACGCCTCAGGGGGCGACGTTATCTACCGCGGTTATGCGCCTATTGGCACAGGTCAACAGCAGGCAGGATGGCGCATCGAGCGGGAAACCACTGCTGATGGTATTACCATTACCGAGTATCCTCAGGGGGATATGAGTTATAATTTCGTGTGGGCTGACCGTAAGACCTACGTATATTCACGCTAACAAAGTTCAAAATGGCAACTATTGACGTCGGAACTGTATCAGGTATTTCTATTGGCACGACGCCGCCGTCGAATTCGGCGATTATTTGGTACGACACTACCGACAAACTCCACAAAAGTTACGATGCCTCGCTCGGGCAGTGGGTTCCGATGTCGCAGGCAATCGTGTCTCAGATAAACGATTTTAACGACCTTATCAACAAAGCTAATCTTCCTGGCGGTTTACCTATCGCGGCGTTCTACAACGTCTTGAAACGCGATTCCGATCCGTCATGGAATACTATGGTGTGGGTGGTAGGTCAAACACGTATTCAATACGTTGATAAACAGAACAACATCATCGTCGAAGATCTTGCAGGCCAAGGCACAACCACGCAATACGTTGCTTCGACAAACTATTTCTTCGACAACGTTGTGGCGACTTTCGACCAAAGGACGTCACAGCTCAATTTCGATTTTCAGCAGTTAACAGACAACCCGGCGTTGACCGACGTGTTGTATGGCATGCGGGTTGTTAGTGATAACCCCATGCTGGTTAAACGTAGTGTAAAGTCGTTGCTCTCGACGTCATCCAAGAATTCGTTAGGGTTCGTAAATGGTCTGTTCTTTGACTTCAGTGCGGCGATGAGCGGCGTTATCGTTTCTGAGCAAGCTAACGATACCCAAGTGGTCGGATACAAGCAGTACGTGGTCGATTACGCCGCGATGAATAAGATATTCGAACAGGTTGAGAAAATCGTCACCGATTGGCAGAATGGTTCTCAAACGATAATATTTTCGGCCAAGCTGACCAATGTCGCACCCGTTACGGCCACTATCGCCAATCCACAAGATCTTACCACGGAAGACGACCTAATGGCAGCCCTGAATAAAATTCAGGGTTGGTATAACCGTTTGAAACTGGCTACTGGAATGAGCCTGTCGTCAGGATATGCCGCTGCCGCTGCTGAAAGTCCTATGCCTGCAGCAGGCGATCCTGTTGAACAGGCCATAGCGTTACTTCACCGCGCTATTTTGGACATAGACTTTTCCGAATACGGCGATTCTAACAATATCAAGGTAGGTGGTAAGTCAACCGATTTTCCGCAAATTCCTTACAATACCGCTTTCAACACCGCAGGCAGCGTTTATACAGGTCTGAAAACAATTTGGAGTGTATTGACCAATATCCTTACAGGTGACGACGAAGGTAGTAAGTTGCGGCAATTAGTCGCTACGGATTCTATATACGATCGTAGTATATTGAAACGACATCTGGCTAATGGAATTGTTGGTGGCGCCACAGGATTTACGATTCTCGCTGGTGGAAATGATTACAACCTGGAGTTGGGGGGACGCTATTTCTTCAATATTGATGCGGCCATTGATTCGCAAAATTGGACTTTGCGGCTTGGTATGCTTAATTCCCCTTCGGCTTTGAAAATGTACACGCGTGAGAGCGTTGGCGGAGCGATTGAAGTAATCATACATTCCAATCCGAGTACTACCCAAAATCTTAAGATTGTTGATGGTACTGGAACGAGGGACTATCAGATGTCTAAGGGGTATTACCATCTTGTGGCGTGGGCAAGCGAATATGTATCAGAAGAAACGCTCAACTTCGAATGCTTCATTTCTGAAGTTACATACATCATATAACATGTGTAAGGTGGTCTATTTAACATCGAAGCGTTTCAACGCTGAAGCACGCCGTTTCGTTCAGGCACTGGCTGAGGAACTGCGACGGCGACATATCGAAGTTGTCGTTGGTAACGCTTATGATGTTTGGAATTATTTTCGGCCGCACCGCACATACGGCATAGCCTTGGCGATTGACTTCTTCGCCGATCGTAAGGACGGTTGCAGTCTAACACTAAACCGGGCTTGTCCGATATTGACACGCGACTTCGCCTACAACTTGTCAAATCACTATGACCTTTTAACACCTCAAATACGTTGGCGGTCGTTCTCATTTGTTGATTCATACGACTCTCAATGGTATCGTTTCTTCAATCGTGTAAGTGCTGAGGTGAAACTCATCATTTATCCCGCTACACTTACAAACGAAGGAGACATGGACGCTTACAAAAGCGCTCAACCGGATATTATAAAAGTGTTTGCCGACGAAATCTTGAGGTGTCTTCGCTCTAATTACGATTCCCATGCGTATGCCTTGGCTGCCAAGGCCGCGCGCATACGTATTAACGAAAGAATGAAACGCAATGGCTGACGGAAATTTCATGACCACCATCTTCCCTGTAATTTCGCTTCTATTCGGGGCGGGCGGTATTGGCTACGCCATTGTGGCGCGTATGTTGGATCGTAAGAAATATGCTCAAGAGGTACGTTATAGCCAGGCTGACGCTGACCTGAAAGGGGAGGAATTCTGGAAAGGGCGCTATGATACCCTGATGGCGGAACTTGATAAGAAAGAATCGTGGTGGAAGGAGCGCTATGATAACCTGTATCAGGAAGTTCAAAACGAACGTAAGTTATCTAACGAAATGATGACGAACTTTCGTAATGAGCTCAACAAGATTCGCGAGGAATACGAGGCGCAACGCCAGGCAGACCGCGATAAATATAACCGCCTAATGGAAGAGTTCCGCGCTCAGGAGCGTGAAGCCAGCCAGGCAGCTGAGGTTTACAAAAAGCGAATCAACGAACTGGAGGCATCAATAATGGCTTATGAAGAAATGATTAAAAGTGGCAAAAGGTCATGAAGACGGCGGCATCCATAATTATCGTTGTAGCGGCCCTAATTTTCGCGTTCTTTCTGGGACGGAGTAGTTATACCCCCGAACCCCCTAAAGTCGTTGAAAAGTGGCTGACAAAGTATGACACGGTCGAATATCGCGATACGGTTAAGATTCCCGTTCCGCAGGTTATCGTCCGTGATACCACGATATACCTACCAGGCGAAATCGACACCGCCGCCTTGCTGGCTGACTACCTGGCCCGAAAGGAATATCCCCTCGACTTTTCCAACGACAGTATCGGCGAGTTCCGGGTCGATATCACCGTCCAGCGCAACGCCCTTACAGAGGTTGTATCGCACGTCAAACCGCTCATCCGTGTTCATGAGGTTGAACGCACGATTATCGACAAGCAAATTCCCTTTATACAAGGTTATGCCCAGATAGGTACTTCTTTGGATTTTGGCACACAAAAGTTTTCTGCTGGGGCCGACTTCCGCCAACGGTTTTTGGTTGGTGCGTCAGCTATAAGAGTTGATGACCAATGGGGATACACGTTAGATTTTGGTATAAAGTTTTAGTAATTCTCTTGGCGGTTTGAAGAAAATTAACTACCTTTGTAGTGGAAATGAAACTTATAAACCTATAAAATCATGAAAGAAAATATCAACTATGGTGAAGCGCGCCGTCAACAGATTTTGAAAGGGTTTACCAACATAGAAGAGTGCGCCGAGGAAGCGCCGATTGAAAAAGCGCGTCACGGTGTTTACGCCGATAACGCTCAAAACCGTCGTCTGCAACGCGTGGGACAGGAGTATGGTCATGCTGCTCAGGAAAAGCCCGAGGCAGGTCAAGAAGGCGGCGAGGGTGTACCCGAGGGGAACGTCAGCCTCCAGAACCATGCACGTCAGGCTTCAGAAGAGGCCCTCGTGAAAGTAGCCAACGACCCGTCGGCCGACGCTGAGATGCGTAAGGTAGCCACGGCTGAGTTGGAACGTCGCGGTGTGAGCGTTCGTGCCAAGAACAAGAACGGCGACACGTCGCTGCGTAACGGCCTGGCTGACGGCGACGCCAAGTTGGTTTCGGCGTTCGAATCCATAGGCTTCCGCCAGATGGACGACGAGGACCTGGCTCAGTACGCTGGAGTTGAAGACGCCGCTCATGCTTTCATCAAGCAGATTGGCGGTGACGAAGACGGTTTCGATCTGGTAGTTACCAAGACCAGCGAAGGCTATCGCGTGGACAAATATCCCTATGCCGACGTGGACAATTTCGAGTCCGTGACGGTCGAGAAAATCGAGGACGTCGCCGGGGCTGCGTCTAAGTTTGGCGACCCCGATGCTAAGGACGACGGCAAAAAGGGTGGCGACATCAAGTCGTTCTCCAAGGATTTTATCCAGGCATGGGATGACTACATTTCCGAAGAGTCCGAAGACGGCTTCAATAAGATGAAGTCGGAACTGAAGAAAATGGCCAAGGAACACGGCGAAGACGCCCTTATCTCCAACCTGGCCGACGCCATCCGGAGCGTCGATAGCGAACAGTCGGCTCAGAGTATGCTGGATGACGACGAAATCGCTGAGGAAATCGAGAACATGCTCGATGAGGCAAAGTTCAAACTCTCGAAGAAAGGACAAGCCGCTCTGGACAAGATGCGCGAAGAGGCTAACGCCGATGCCGACGTTGACGACGCTGGTAAGTACGTTAATAGCTTCAACGATATGGCCGAGAACGATACCGACTTCGACACTAAGGGCTTCAAGTCGTTCGTGAAAGAAAAGGGCGACGCCCGCGCTATCAAAGCACTGGCTCGCTACATGCGCGAGAACCCCGTTGATACGGGCGGTGTAGAGTCGGAGCCTGGAGACGGCGACCTCGCTGAAGAAATCGAAAACATGTTCGAGATGGCTGGCGTCAAAATATCGAAGAAAGGCCGCAAGGAACTTGACGCGATGATTGCCAGCGAAGACGCCGAATAATGCCTTACAACGCCAAACATACACATTTTCTTCCGTCACCGTTCCCCACCGTTACTCAGTATGAAGACCGATTTATACGGGAATGGAACGCCAATAATGCCGCAGCGCTTGGTGATGTACTAAAATACATCGCCGACGCTACGGCTGTGGCGGTTAAAGAATTAAAGGAAGATGGACCAAAAGAAGATAATTTGGGCCGTGTCGGCAGCAAAGGCTGAGAAGATTTGGCATATCGGCACAACAATCGCTGCTAACAGCACGTTGAAGGAAACACCGCCTTACCCTGTACGAGTCGTCGTTCGCGTGAAGGACGACAGGGGGAAGGTGAGATATAACATCGGTACGCTATCACGCATCAGTGATGGTAAGTGTGAGGTGAATTTGTTCCCTAATGGCGCGTCGATTATAGCGTCGTTAGGGGCTAACGAAGAGGTTCGCCTCTGGCCTGATATCGAGTGGTTTTGGAAAAAGATGTTTGACGAAGAAGCCATCAGGATCAAAGACTTTTCCGAACTCACCAAGTACAGAGCCGTCATCGTCAAGTTGGGGAACGCTGAAAACGGGTTTTGTTATAAGCCAGGGAAAGTCGTTGCGCTTACCGATAAGAGCGTCGAAATCGACCTTAACAACGGTAGAATTGCCGTTAAACACGGCCATGAATCACGAGTAAGATTATGGGAGTAGTAGATGAAGTGACGAGGGTATTTCACGAAGCCAATCAATACCGCCACGACCACTTGCGTAAAGCCATAGGTGCTTTTGCGGGAAACCTCGCTGACAGCGATGCGCTGGAGAAGGCCCGTTCGAAGACCGGGCGGTACGCCAACACGGCCGAGAATCGGAAATTAGGGCGCGTCGGAATGCCGTATGAAAAGAAATCACGCTTCCCCGCGCCTCATCAGCGTCGAGATTCCGAGCACCGTCAAGAAGGTACGTATATTCGTACACTTACGGTGGGTGATGGCGCTGAAGCAGTCGAAATAGCCGACGATGGCGTTGCTCGTAACGATTTTTACGATAATCAAGAAGTCGGTAAATACGCCAAGCGTCATTATGAAAAAGTGAAAAACGGCGACAAGGTTCGTTATGACGGCAAGGTGAAAACCGTTTACGCAACCAAAGAATTGACTGAAAACGGCATTACAACGCAGTACGTTCAATTTGTAGGCAGACCGTCGTATAGCGGTGCGCCACGTGGTACAGGTAAGTGGGTTCCGCGAAAAGACGTCGAGAAACTATGATTTTCAACAACCGCCAAATAGACGACATGGTCGGTATTCTCCGGCGCTGGCAGTACCTGTTCGTTGCTAAGCACGTCGGATTGGATTTCCTGACCCAGTCGGAGATCGACATCTTGGTGGCGTCAGGGGTCAACGTCGATAAGTACAAGAACTCTAAAGGCATCATCGAACACGCCTTTCTGTTTGGAATCTTGGCTGAGGCACTCGGCGATCAACGCGCCAAGAAGATGAATTACAAGCAGTTTCTCCAGTTCCTGAAGTCGGGAAATTTCGTACCGCTCACCGAGCAGGAGGAAAACGCCCTCAATTACCTCAAGAACCGCGCCTATACCGACATCACGTCACTCGGCAACCGTATCGTCACCGGAACACGGAATGCCATCCTCAAATCGAATTTCCGTCAGCAATCGGTAATACGTCAGCAAATCAAAGACAAGGCCATTCAAGCCGTTCAACTCCGTAAGGGAGCCCGATATATAGCCAGCGAACTGGGGAACCTTACCCAAGATTGGGGACGCGATTGGCTGCGTATTGCGTACTACCTCCTGCACGAAGCCTACAACGTGGGCCGCTCTGAAAGTATCTACAAGCAACACGGGCCTGACGCCAAAGTGTATTTCGACGTCTATCCAGGCGCGTGCGCTAAGTGCCGGGAGTTGTACTTAGAAGACCCCGAGGACCCTACCTCGAAACCGAAACTGTTCCGTTTGGCGGACCTTATCGCTAACGGTAACAACATCGGTCGTAAGGTGGCCGAGTGGCTCCCTACGATTAACCCGACACACCCCTACTGCCGGTGTCAGGTTAATTACAAGCCTGATAATTTCGATTGGGACCCCGCAGCCCGCGCTTTCACCAAGCCTATCAAACGCCAGTTTAAGAACCCAAAGTTAAAGAACGTGAAACTTAACATTAAAGTTACCAAATAATGAAAAACAAAATCGTACAAGACCCTCCGTTTACCATGCAGATTGAACCGACGGAGGGGTGTAACCTGGGTTGTTCGTTTTGCGGTCTCCACGGCATGCGCGAAAAAGGCACTAAGCCGTGGAATTTCATGACCGTTGAAACCGCCGAGCGTATCGCTTCAGAGGTAGCCCGCGTAGGGTGGAAATGTAAGTTCGTATTCGCTATGCACGGCGAACCGACGCTCAACCCCGCATTCATCGACATCGTGGCTACGTTCCGTAAACACCTGCCCAAAGCCGTATTTCATATGTACAGCAACGGGTACGGTATGAACCACGCCAAGGATACGTCGGAATATTTAGACCGTCTTTTTGAAGCCGGCATGAATGATATTCTGGTGGACTGCTATACGGCTAAGGGTGACTGGAATTTCGTCGAGAAAATCGACATCGAGAAATACAACGTCGTTACGCTGGAACCGGGTGTTCCGTACTACTACCCCAAGCAGGGCCGCCGTATCTGTCTGTTGCCGCCTATAGCCAAAGACGATACCAACAAGATGACGCGTCGTCTGGCTAACCACTGCGGCGCGGCGTTCCCGCTCGACGACTCGTTCAACAACAAACGATGTACTTTTCCGTTCCGCGAACTGGATGTGCGTTGGAACGGCCAGGTGTGCTTGTGCTGTGACGACTTTCGCGGCGAGTACCCTATCGCCAACGTCCACGACATGCCTATCGAAGACCTCTGGAACCATCCGCGCTTTCATGCTGCCCGCGTGATGCTGTACAACAACGACCGTCGGTTCCGTCCGTGTCAGGGGTGTACACATGTCAGCGTCCGTGTCGGTTTCCTGCCTGATAAGATGGGTAAGAAAACGCTCCCGCCTATCACGCCAGAAATTCGCCGTATGGCTGAGGACGTATCGAAGGACGGCCCCTGCGTCGAGAAGATATACAAACGGCCATGGGAAAAATAAAATACCTCTGTGTCGAGCCACACGCGGGTGATCTCCTGATGAGTGCTTGTCACGTTTTAGTAGCACCCGAATATGACGTTCGGGTGCTTACTGTAGATAGCGACCCAAAGCGCGTTTCAGAGCAGCGGCTTCTGTACAATTTTCTGGGTATAGCCATGGATTGTCTGGACCTGGAGTTAGAAAATGTCCGTTGTAGCGATTTTCAGGCCCATTCCAAGGACTGTAATTATGAGAGCGTCTATACGTACTTACGCGCCAAATTCGGGAATGACGGCCTTAATTTCGCCGAACAAGCGCTTCGCGATCATTTGCGGAAGTTTATGCACCGCAATCCCGGTTATACGTTACTGGCACCTCTCGGTGTGGGACACCCGTTCAACCAGTTTATCCATGATGTGGTGTATAATACGGCGTCTGGCGCGGAATACTATCGCGACTTTCCCTATTCGTACGTACTACGAGGCCGTCGTCAGGTCTGCGTGCAGTGCTATAATAGCGAAAGCCTACTGATGAAACGCCGTGTATCGTGTGATGATATGTTTGACGTTAAGTGGGAGTTGTTCATGAGGTTTTATCCATCGTTAGAAAGTACACTGGACAATTATCAGCGTTTTATAGAACAGAACCCGCCCGAGGAAATTTGGTACGAGGGCGACTTACCATTTTGAGTATGAACTGTCAATTCTTTGTCGTGTCTAAAAACCGCCCTAAATGCGTCACGACTCGATTGTTGAAAAAGGGCGGCGTGGATTACCACATCGTGGTAGAAAAAGAGGATGTTGAAAAATATGTTGAAGCCGGGCATGAGCGCGAACGCCTCATTGTGCTTCCAGCCTCGAATCGTGGCTACAGCTACGTAGTCAATTTCTGCAAGAATACCTACTTGCGCGAGGGGCATCCCGTTGTGGTGATGGATGACGATATCGCCAACTTCTTCTACTCAATTGACGGCGAAGCCAAATGCGGACTGTCGTTGAAAACCCCTGAAGAGTTGGCTGAATTCTTCAACGAATTCGACCGAGAGGTGATGAAAACCGACTTCGAATATGGCACCATGGGCAAAAGTGCTTTTGATTGGAATTGCATCGACGTTAGTCCGCGTTTCAAATACGGCGGTATTCCACACCTTATCGTGTTCAAGGGTCTTCGCACGTTAGAGTTGGACTTTGATGAGCGGTTGGAGTTGAAATGTGATATCGACTATTCGTTAAAATGTATGTATCTCGGCATCGTGTATGCGCGATTCGTACGGTTCTTGCTCCAGAGTAAGATGAACAAGGAAGCTACACAAGGTGGCGGTCTCCAGGATGTGTACGAACGTCGTGAGCGCGTTCAACGTGCGCATGATATCATCTTGAAGCGTTGGCCGCTTAACGCTCGTGTTGATGAAAAGAAGAAGCCGATCAATGGTGTGCCCGAGTTGCGCATTGTATATAAGAAATTTGATATTGACTTTGACGCTGTAGAAGTGTAATTTTCCAAGTATTTATTTGGAAAACTGCACAACGTATGTCAGACACTATTCAAAAAGCAAAGCACAACGTCGGCGACCATCACCCCACCCAGCCGTGGGTGTGGACGGAGTACAAGCCTGGAAAGTTCAACTGGCGTGTCGATAAGAACGCTAAACCCAAGCCCAGCGCCGATACTGGTAAAGAATCGGGCGATTCGGGTCCTGCAACGAGTCTTGAATCGTGGGCCAAGAAGACCAGCGACGATAACCTTTTGAAGGTTGTTAACAACCCTAAAGGCAACGCCCAGTTACGGCATATTGCCTACAACGAGTTGAAATCCCGTAATGCCGATATGTCGCAGGTGGACACCAGCGGAACGTTGTCCACGTTGCTGAAGATGACTACTCAGCAGGACCCCGTTGCGCCCACCGCCACTGGAGCCAAGGTTGACATCAACGACGGCGAGGGCGGTAACGACGATGGCGAAATCGTCGAAGACTGGTTCCTCAACCCTGAGGACCCGCGCATCCAGAAAAAGTTCAATAAACTCCAGAGTCGTCAAGACCGTATCGCTTACGACCGCTTCGTCTATGCGATGAAGAAAAAGGACCCCGATTACGAACCGCCTGTTGAGGTCATGTACGACCTGAACCGTCAGTATCTGGAGTTCCTTGATAACAAGGAGCAGCGGTTCATGATATCGGCTGGTGGCGCAGGTATCGGTAAATCTTACGGTTTCAAGAAAATTGCCGAACTGCTCAACAAGCGTCCGTTCGACGCTGAAACCGACTCTCCGGGTGACGGCGACTATGACTACGTTGAACTCGGCGACATTAACTCCAAGAAGCAACTGCTGGGTGTACTGAAAGCCCACAACGGTAAGATTCTTCTGTTCGACGATACCGATTCCGTTATTACCCGCGCCGACCTGGCTTCTATCATGAAGAAAGCCACCGCCGCTTCAGGTAAGCGCGTGGTCGGTGACCCGGAAGACGTCAAGTCGAATTTCGTATTCACGGGCCGTATCATTATCATGACCAACAAGGACCTCGTGAACCTTTCGAAGAACGAGGACACTAAGGCCATCATTTCGCGCGCTACGCTGACGTCGGAGGTATATCTTACCGTCGATGAAACGATCGAAGTTCTGAAGGATCGTTACGAGGAAATGGATATTCCCCAGCAACCGCACCTCGACGACCCTGAAGAGGATAAAAAGGAACGCAAAGAATTGTTCGATCTTATCGTTAAGAATAAGAACAAAATCGACCCTGCTAAGTTTACCACCCGTACTTTCGGAACCATCTTATCGGAGAAGCGTTCTACTGACCGTTCTAACAGGATGGCCAAGATAGGCGGTGAGTGGACCAACCTCATCGGTGATAAGCAAAAAGAGTGGGAGCGGGCCGCAGTACGTGCACTGACGAAAGGATTCGTGTACGAGGCCATCCAGCCCGTCGAAACTTCTGATGAGATAGCCAAGGCCGAAGCACTGCTCGACTCCGCAGAATCGATCGAAAAGGCCGATTTTACCGAAAAGCAGCGTGAGCGTCTTGCTGACAAAAAGGAGGCTCTCCCCGATGGTTCATTCCCGATTCGTAACAAGTCCGACCTGAAGAATGCCATCCGCCTGGCCGGCAACGCAAAGAATCCTGAACGGGCTCGCCGCTGGATTAAACGTCGCGCCAAAACGCTTGGCGCTGAGGATATGATTCCCGACACGTGGAAAGCCCATAACGCGGAATTCGGTACGTTATCCGCCGACGATATGTCGATTGAAAAAGCAGAAACCCTTTTGTTTGGATAGTTTATGGACGAACTGAGAAAAGCGTTGGAAATTTTCGCCCTCCGTAATGCCGAGGGTGCTGTTTCTGACGCCGTGTTGGAGAAGGCGTGCGAGGCGTACAAGGTTCGTTCTTCAGAGTTCGTCGACGACTACCAGTACAACCTGTACGTGGCGAAGTCCGTCTACGATCACCTCCATGGCGTCGATCAAGACCCTGAAATTTCAAAGGCTATCATGCCCGGCCAAACCAAGGTTGTCGATGGTGTGGTGTATATTTGGACGCTTACTCCTAACGCCAAAACGACGTACGACTGGCGAGTTTACAAGAATCCTCAAGGCATACCCGTTGGAAAGGGTCCTTTTCGTTCCAAGGCCATATTGGAACGGCAACAGAAGGAAGTGAACGAGATGTTTCCGGCTGACCCCTCGGAATTGACCTTCGTTCAGAAACTGGGCGGTTCTACGGGGGCTGAGTTGATGAAGGACGCCAAAGGCCGTGAGTTCGTCGTAAAGAGTTCTAAGAACACCACCCGCGGTCACGTCGCAGCGGAGTACTACGCCGCGCAGGTGTACAGCCTTTTGGGGTTGGACACGCCTGACTACGAAATGTACGACGACGGAACGGACCTCGTGCTGATATCGAATTACATGCGTGGTATGTCCGAGCCTCAGGTTAAGGACTACAATGCTATGGCTAAAGGCTTTGTCGTTGATGCCTTTTTAGCTAACTGGGATATTTACCAAAACGACAACTGCTTGGTTGACGCCGCTGGTAAAGTCTACCGCGTCGACAACGGTAGTACGTTTGATTACCGTGCCCAAGGAGCCAAGAAGCCTTTTGGCAACCAAATCGACTGGGATAACATGGTGCGGTACAATTCCAGCGTGGTTGCCAACCTCAAGCCGCAGGACTTCATCGATCAGATTGACGCCCTGAAAGCCCGTAAAGACGAAGTATTGGCGTATTTCGACGCCGGAAGACTCGGTTCCAAGCCGAAGATGCGCGCCATCATTGAGGCTCGTTTCAAAGACCTCGACCGCATCCGCGGCATTTATGAGATAGAAGTACGTCGTACCAGCAGACAAGTTGCGCCCCGAACGCTCAAGTCTCCGGCAGATATGTACCGCGACTTCACCGAAGATGAGATCAATGATTTTTGGAATAATCAGCCCGGAGCCGATTATTACCAAAAGTTACAACGTCACAGCGGTAATACGGGTTGGGAACTGCTTTCTACCATTTGTAGCGCTCGTGGCTTTGATGCGCGGCCTGATGTAGTCGACGACGCTACGTTCTTCGCCAAGGCTGCTCAGAATAAATACCATATGTTCCGGGGAGTGGAACGTAACGGAACGGATAAAAACTACTACGCCGATGACTTCAAGTACAACGACGCTTGTTACTACGGAACTGTTGGCGTGTATGCTGAAGGAATCTATTTCCATGTGAACGATTCGTCTAACGCCGACCGCACTCCATCCGGCTATCAGAAGACTTCGGCTTATCACAACGCTCGCGGTTACGCGGGTAGTGGTGCCATTATCGAGGCAGTTCTCGACGACAGTGCCAAGGTCATAACCGTTAATGACGCTCGTGAAGAGGTCAAGCAACTGTCTGCCGGTAATTCACCTGCTTTCCAAAAGGCAAAAAAAGAACTCGACGACGCCAAGGCCGAATACCAGCGCGTAACCGACGAACTCAACAACCTTACCGACACTACCGAAAAGAAGGTAAAGTCCAATATGCACTGGGACGACGCTTCGTACGTCGATATCCCGTTACAAATCGACCAGATTATCGACTGGGGTGCCATCGACGATGACGGCAACCCGGCATACATGAAGTTTGACGACTTCATGGATAATCACCTAAAAGGCTGGATCAAGGCTAACGGCGGTACTATTACGGCCAAGGGTGGAGGCACCGACGACTACGTCATCAAGATGCCTAACACCAACGAACGGTTCGTCTTTTCGCGCTTTCGGTACGAGAACGACGCTATCAAGCGTAAGAACGCATTTGCACGTCCGTACAACTATCCCGTTCGCCAGCTGAAGGAATGGATCATGCGCGAGCACTTCGGTAAAATTGAAGATGCCGTAAAGAGTGCCATCAACAACTTGGATGACGAAGTGAAACGTTTGCAGGGCGAACAGCGCAAGGCGTATGTCGATTACAAAGACAAGGACAACGCCATGAGCAAGTTGAGCGTAAACGCCGTTGGTGATCCTGATAAGGACATCTATGCTGCCATCTACAAGAACGTTCATAAGGACGGCGAAAAAGAAGCACTGGGCGTATACGCTGCTTTGAAGGGATATGACGCCCTTATTCAGCCTAACGGAAACGGTTCCGGTAACTCGTTCATGATCGTGTTGAATCGCTCTAAAATCATTACTCGTAAATAGTATGAAAAAGGAACCCCAGTACGGAATAGCGCGCCTGCGGACGACTTCGGTCGTTGGCGGTATGGCTTCACCGTACATCAATCGTAAACAACCTTCGGCGTTGATACCCTTCAAGGGTGATCTCCCGATGCTGAACGACATCGACACTATTACGTTCCGCGAAGCTATCTGTGAGACGCTGTCACTCGACGAACTCTCACCAGAGTTTCAGCGCGTGGCCACCGAGGGTTATCGTATTGCCGTCATGGAGGAAGGATTTACCACGTATCTTCGCGAGCGAGCCATAACGCCTGACGACTTTGTAAAATTAAGCAACTCCGAGAAATCGGACTATTTGCTGGATTGGATGAATTTGAACTCATTAGGTTTGGAATCGCTTAAAATCACAATCCGCAATGGCAAAAGTTACGTACAATAATCCCGCGGCGTTCGCCATCAACGACACCGTGAAAGACCTCATCAGTAAGGTGGCTGATGACACCGCCAACCCCGAAGTCGTCATCACCTCAACGCTCCGTACCCCTGAAGTGCAGGCCAAGGCTATGGCCGACAACCTGTATGCTGGTAAACGTATCCGCTACCGTGCGCCGGGTGCAGCCGTTACCAAGGTTTTCGACGATAACTGTAAGAAATTGGCCCGCTCTGAAGTTGAGAAACTCATGGTGGCTGAAATTGAACGCCAGGCCGCTATGGGTCAGCGTGTATCGCTTCACTGCACGACGGAGGAGTTGTACCGCCAATGCAACATCATCGATCTGTCGATTACACGGATGAAAAATCCGCGCGACTTCACTAATGCGTTGGCCAATGAGGAAAAGTGTCGTAAAATTATTACGCCACTGAGCGACGTCAAATACGCCAGCGCCAAGGTATCCGTGGATGTTAACGAACCCGCGTTGCACGTTGAAATTATGGCGTGACAATTATAAGTTTGTGAATTTTAAATAAAAAAAATATATGCCTACTTTTATAGACATGTCGAAGCTGACGAAGCGTTCGACTCTCACTGGAAACGAAGAATTTCAGGTATCGGCTACCGAAAAGGCTACGTCGCAGCAGATTGCCAATCTGTTTAATGCCATGCAGGCCAAACTTACGGGTTTTGCCAATCAGACTACTGGCGTTACCTCGATTACGTCGGCGAGCACTATACTCCAGGCGTTTCAAAACATGTATCGTATAGTTGGCAATGGCGCAGTGAAAATTATTACCAACGGTGCAGCCTACAATGGTTTTGTATGTTGGTCAGGATCTACGTGTTATGGCATTGTCTTTAATATTGTTGACAATATTATATACAGCCGAAACGGTTTTACACAAGATCCTCCTACGGCATTAACCGACCAGCAATGGATTGATACGATTGTAAATAACGGTTTGGCATTTCGTATGGATGCCGATATGACTCCGTTGAATATTACAGACTTTAAAGCCACTGTTAACAACGCCCGAGTACAAAAACTCCCCGTTGGAGGAATAATTCCGTTCTACAGCGTTGGAGGTGGTCAAAAACCTACGAGCGAAGCCTTGATCGGCATATTGCAAAAGGTAAGCGCTGGACAAATCAACTATTTTGCGCAAGACGTAGGAAGTAATAATTTTTATTTAGGAAACGCCATAACGACTCTTATTAAATGGACGCAAATTGGTGCTGGCGGTTCAGGGTTGGATGTGATATCGCTTGAAGGCGGCAATCAAATAGGCAATCAAATTGTTGCCGCTGATTGGGGTGACAACCCTATTGGCAAGGTGAAGGCAATTTATGTGGACCTTCCTATTGCATTGACCCAAGCGTATTTCCCCTCTTTTCAAGGTGCAAGTTCTTTAACGGGAATTGTACAGTGTGTACAGGGAGAAGCAGGCAACACAACATCGTACCGTTTCTTAGTAACATTATATCCGTATTTTGCTACCGGAGTGTTAACGCAATCAGACAAAGATTATGGCTGTCTAATTATTTCAGGCTCTGGTAACGTTAATAGCTATTCAGAATATCCGCGCGTTACCGTTTCACCGATTCCAGGATACACTTTGCTGAAGAGCAATTGGAGTTGTACACTTTGGGAAAAAGAAGGCGGGGCTGTTCAACTTGAGTTCAATAAGCCGATACCAAAAAGCGCCAGAATTTTAATTTCTGGATGTCTTCGGAAAGAAGCGGCCCAAAATTCTGACTCTATTTTTAACATTCCGTTAACTGTCGCAAGTATCAGCCAAAGCACCGGGCGAGGCTGCCTTACGCAATTTGCTTACTGTAAACAGTTCGGAGGGAGTGCGGCAAATTTTACTGCCGTGAGGTTGGCAGTGGCGGGTGTTACAATGAGTGGATCTAATGTTTCGGCATTAACAGTAACGGTTGAAGTTGCAAATTTAGACGGCAATGACCAATCAACTGTTTACTTGGATGTGTACGCTGATATTAATTAACAAGAATCCCCTCAATAAGAGGGGATTTGATTTTATTCATCACAGTATATATCCAATTGTAACGCTAAATTAGTAGCGCTGCTGATATTAGTACTGTTGTACGTAATATCAATACTCGTTACTTTTCCTGACGCATCAATTGCCGCTGAACTAACAAGGAACCTAAAACACGCTGGACTACTCGTTGCGCTAAGAAATCCGCTACTAAATTCTACGAGAGCTCCGCGTCCGGTGCTTGAGTTGACGTTTACAGGGGTTAGGGGGATGTTGTGTATGACGTTACTATTCGTATCGGAAGTTTGATGCAGTACTCCGGTAACTAATAATTTGGCGTATTTCGACACCGCCTTGTTGAATACAATACGGTAGGTTCCCGCTGTTTCTGCACGGACTGTAAAGTTCCATTTACTTACCAGCAAAGTGTATCCTGGAATCGGTGAAACGGTAACGCGCGGATATTCTGAATAGCTATTAACGTTACCAGAGCCTGAAATAATTAGACAGCCATATTGTTAACAAGATTATTGTTACAAATATAATGTTGATAACAATAACGATGTGAACATGTTTAAGGACGATAGATTCAATTTTTGGTGTCCTATTGGACGCATTGAAAAAGCTACGAACGAAGCAGGAGAACCTGTTATGCGTATTGGCGGTATCGCTTCAACTATGGATCGTGACGCTGATGGTGAGTATCTGGATCCTTCTGGTTTTGATGTTGAGCCGCTGAAGAATTCAGGCATGGTTAATTGGCATCACCAAGCCAAGAACTCTCCAGCTGCTATTATTGGTGAGCCGTCAAAGGTTGAACTTCGTCCCGAGGGGCTTTGGATTGAAAGCGATTTGTATGCTTCATCGCCTATGGCCAATGAAGTTTATGAACTTGCCAAAACCCTTGAAGAAGACAGTAAAACGCGTCGCCTTGGGTATTCCATCGAGGGAAAGGTCCTGAAGCGCGGTTCTAATGACAAGAAATCGCCCCTTTACAACAAAATCGTTAAGGCTGTGATAACAGGCGTAGCAGTAACACATATGCCCAAGAATCCGCATACGTTTGTAAATATCATAAAAGGTGAGATTGACGCTGACGGAATAAAGGTGGATTTGGAGGAAGAAGAGGACAATGCCGAAGAGCGCGGTGGCAAAACCGAAAAAAAGGCTGTGAGTACAGAATCCGGTGCGGCGTTAATGCCGGAATCAGTCGATGGTCAGCCGAAAAAAACGTTTTCCAAATCTTCCGTCATGGAAGCTATCTTCCGCGATATTCCAAATATTACAATACCGAACGCACATGAAGTGTACACACTAATTAAAAATATATCGGTTATGAACAAACGCAAATCCATCACTTCCGAGGACATCGAGAAGGCATATGCCGCTTTGGGGCTTGCGCCCGAGGGCAACGCTTCTGATGCCGAAGACGTGCAGAAAGGTGATGACGCCGACGGTCAGATGGGCAAGGAAGACGAAACCCATGATGACGAGCCGCGTCACAACGCTGCCAACATGCGTAATGCTAAGGCCGGCAAGAAGGAGGAGTCTGAAGAGGAAACTGAAGATGACGACGAAGGCTTTGAGCAGTGCGACAAGAACGGCGCCAAGATGAAAAAGGGTGACAATACCGACCTCCTGAAAGCTATTCAGGGTGTTGGTAACGACTTCAAGTCGTACATCAAAGCTACGGCCGTCTTGGTGAACGATCTTCGCCAGAAACGCTCTGAGGACGCTAAGCGTATTGCTGAACTGGAGGGCGTCATCAAAGGCCAAACCGAGGTCATTGAGGGCTTCGCTACCAAACTGGAACGCTACGGCAGCGAGGTGCCGCGTCCGAAATCGCTGCGCTCGGCTACGGTCATCGACCGTGCGTTTGCTAAGGGCGCCGACAAGGGTGACATCGAAAAGGGTGGTGACACCACTCGTATCTCGTTCCGCGAGAATCCCCGCGCCGTTGCTGCATTGCTCGATCAGGCGTCGTTCGCTAAAGGCTACGACAAGGAGTACGGCGATGCGCTTTTGGCGTTTGAGGCACGCCCCGCTGACGGACTTCCCAAAAATATCATCGCCCGTCTCAAGGCTGAGACCGGGTACGAGGTAGTAGAGTAAACACCCAAACAATTTCCATAACATAATCAATTCCGAATCATGGACAGACTTTCTATCAATCTTGCCGACTATGGCATCCAAGCACGTGGTGCCCAGTACGGCTCGTCCAGCCAGGAAGAGGTCGCTATGCTGAACAAAGCCCTCGAAGCAACCGACATCACGGGTCGTCAAACGACGAACTTGACCGATGCTTCGGGTGCTCCGCTGAAGGTGGAGTCGCTGGAGCGTACTCTGAAACACCTGACGTTCCGCGAGAGCGACATCGTTCTCTGGAAGAACCTGCCGAAAAAGGCCGCCTACAACACCGTTGAGGAGTACAACCAGCTGGCATCGTATGGTGCTGACCGCGGTGGCTTCACCAACGAGGGCGAACTCCCCGACGAGGAAGACTCGATTTACATCCGCCGGGCTCAGCTGGTGAAATACCTCGGCGTAACCAAGTCCGTGACGCACCAGATGACCCTCGTCAACACGATGGTGGGCAACATCATGGAGCGTACCATCAAGGACGGTACGCTGTGGATTCTCCGCAAGCTGAACAAGTCGCTGTACTACGGCAACTCGGACATCATCCCGCAGGAGTTCAACGGTCTGCTGGCTCAGCAGCTGCAGTCGGACGCATGGAGCGGTCTGGACGCTTACCTCAACTCCGAGAACGTGATCGACCTTCGCGGTCGTGGCCTGACCGAGGATCCCATCGAGAGCGCTGCCAACTCGATCGTCGAGAACTACGGTCTCGGAACCGAGCTGTACGCTCCCCCCGCCGTTCTGTCGGACTTCGTCAAGACGTTCTACGGCAACAAGTTCATCCAGCCTAACACCGCCCAGACCAGCGCCGGTATCATGGGCCAGCGCGTTCAGGCATTCGACTCGCAGTTCGGCCGAATCGGCCTCAACTACGATGTCTTCTTCAAGAAGGCGCCGTTCAAGATGGCTGGCGCTCAGTCCACGCATCCGAAGTCGCCTGCCGCTCCCGCGTGGGATACCAGCACTCCGACTGCAGTTGTGTCCGACGTGACGACCTCGAAGTTCAATTCGGAGGATGCTGGCAACTACGTTTACGCAGTCGCTGCCATCAACCGCCACGGTGAGTCGTCGCTGGTGGTTAACGAGACCCCGGTTGCCGTTACGGCAGGATCGGCTGTCGATCTCAAGTTCTCGATCGTGGACAATGCGCACCCGGCTACGGGCTATCGCATTTACCGCACGAAGAAAGGCGGTACCAAGGACAGCAAGTTCTACCCGATCTTCGACATTTCGGTGGCACAGCTGAAACTTGGCTACGCAGGCGCTGCCGGCGATCTGTGCCGTGACAACAACTACTTCCTGCCCGACTGCGACCAGGCGTTCCTGGTACAGTTCGACAACGAGGTCATCGAGTTCGCTCAGCTGGCTCCGCTGATGAAGATGGACCTGGCGATTCTGTCGCCCGCATACCGCTTCATGGTGCTGCTGTACGGTACGCCGTTCCTGTACGCACCGAAGAAGATGGTTCGTATCATCAACATCGGTCGCGCTTCTAACTAACGCAACAATCGTTCAACCGAGAAACAGGGGTGGGGGTGGCCCCGCTCCTGTTTTTCATTAAATCGTAAACAATGAAACTGAAAACCAGTAATGCGTCCCTTTACGGTTCGCGCCTTACCGTTCCTGTTGACGGTACTATTCAAATCGACCGAAACGGCGAAATCAACGTATCTGAAGCCTGCGCTCACCGTCTGTTGACGCTCCCTGAATGGGCGGTCGTTGGTAAAGCTACAAAGGAAGATGAGGTTCCGGCTGCTGAACCCGCCGAGGACCAGGACAAGACCATCATCGACCAGATTCGTGCCATGTCGCTCGAAGAGATGCTCGAAACTGCCGCCGAGGCTGAGTACCCTGAAGACGAATACAAGAAGTTCAAGAAGAACGCCAAATTGATGGCAGCCTACCTGGTGAAGAAATACAAGGCCGCTGTCGCCGTCGAGGAGTAGTTTCCTCGTCTTACCGTTACGACTCGCAAAACAGACCAAAATGACTCTTCAATTAGATATCCTCTATAACAAGAATGAGGGCCTTGTGATAAGTCCTTCGGAGTTGACTGAAAACTATCTTTTCGGCATTCCGATGTGCTCGCCCGACGGTCAGCGGGTTTCGGAGTCTTCCATCAAGACCCAAATCAAGGTAGCCCAGGCCCGCGTCGAACACCTGCTTTCTATCAAACTCAAGAAGCAGGTTATTGAGGAAAGCCGTGACTACATTCGCGAAGAGTGGAACAATTGGGGTTTCGTCCGTGCGATGTACCCTGTGGTCTGTATTCATTCGTTGTGCGGTTTTATCAACTCTGTAATGCAGACTCGCTACCCCTCGGAGTGGTTATCTATCAAGAAGATTGCTTCAGTAGCCGTGTATCGTAACATTTCGCTGATTCCTAACTCGGGCAGCGGAAAGGGCGCCATTATGACGCAGAATTCGTACGTTTACAACGGTATCGCTCCTAACTTAGGGTGGTTTGGTCAAAAGTACATCCCGAACTACTGGCGGCTGAAATACGTTACTGGATGGGACGAAATACCTGCCGACTTACTGGATTTTATATCAAAGTTGGCTTCGTTGAACGTTCTGGCGGTTCTGGGAGATGTACTGTACGGCGTGGGCATGTCGTCAGTGAGTATTTCGCTTGATGGGGTGTCACAAAACACGCCGTTGACACGTTCGGCGCAGGGCGGCCTTTTCGGCGGCCGCATCAAGCAATACCTCGACGAACTGAACCAACAATTGCCGAATTTGAAGAACCAATACCGCGGAATAGCTTTTGAAGTCCTGTAATGGCTAAGAAACAACCCATATTGAGCGCCTCGCTCGTTGATACCCCACCCGTGAGCCTGACTCCCGCGCAACCGGGGCGTCCGGCCGTAGGATGGGATGTCGGGCGTTTCGAACGCCTTATCTACGATCAGGGGTATGACGCCTACATCGACCGCGCTATGCGCTGTCCGTGCGTTGACAAGACCAGCGGTCAGGCATCGTCAACGTGTCAAAATTGTTACGGGCGTGGATGGTTCTTCGTTAATCGCCGCGAGACGCGTCTCATCGCCCAGACCATGGGCAACCGCCGTAAGTACGAAGAGTGGAGCGAACTAAACATCGGTACGGCGGCTATCACCGCTCGCGCCGTGGACCGTATGGGATTCATGGACCGTGTGGTGTTGCTGGATTTGGAGGGCTATTTTTCTGAGATATTGCGGCCTACTATCTACCGTAACGAACTGTTTGCTTATCCGGTGTACGAACCGCTGGAGGTAACGGATATCTTCCTCCACGTGGCTGACGGTGAACCGTTGCAGCCGCTTACCACAGCCGAGTTCCGTTTGGATAAGAACAGGGTCGTTTTCAACAAGGATTTAATCGGCATGGTAGAAAGTAACGACCCGAACGCTAAAGTCGGTAATTTGACTGTTTCCATTCGTTACAAGCACTATCCCGTGTATCATATAATCGACGTTGATCGTGAACTTATGCAAGTGCGCGAGGGAAAACCTTGTGCCACGCGTCGTGAAGCGTTGACGGCGATGCCTGTAAAGGTGGTTGGCCGCAAGGCCGAGTATGTGTTCCCGCCCATGCGCTACGGTGATGTTCCGTACGATAACACCGTGAAATAATGGCACGGCCCATCAACATAGACGTTAGCGGTTTAGGCGCTCAGTTTGGCCTCACGCAGGCTCAGATAGACGATCTAACTGAACTCTGTGTTCAAGCCGTAACGGCTGCTGTGTATGCCAACTGGCAAGCGTTGGCCAAGCAGGGTCTGAACTCCACCCGCCCCGAGTACCTCCAAAATCTTAACATTATCGACCGCGGCCGTTTCGCTAAGTCGATTGTCCTCACAGGGGAGCTGCCTGTGATGTTGGAGGCCGGGGCAACACCTTTCGACCAAAAGGAGTATTTCCAGCGATCATCACGAGTCCGCCACACTGTGCCTGTATTGCGTAAGGACGGCACGGTACTACGTCCTGGCGGCGATTGGTATTTGACCATTCCGTTCCGTCATGGCACGCCAGGCACAGTAGGTCAAGCAGGCTTTTCTGACGAAATGCCTCAAGAGGTTTACGACGTGGTCCGCACGTTTGTAACCGGGCAGCGGCTACGTGCCTCGCAGATTCCTACGCCGTATAATATCCCAACCGAGCGCCGGGCCATAGCCGCAACCGATCGTTCGCCTGCCTACGCGGCCTATTTGCGTAAGCACTCCATCTACGAGGGGATTACCAAGCAAACGGGCGTTTATGCGCGTACAACTCAGAATATGTATGTTTCGTTCCGGCGCGCTTCGAAGAACAGTGATCCGCTCAGCTGGATATTCCCGGGACTGGTAGCACGGCGGTTCTCCGACAAGGCCATTGACCAAACGGATGTCGAAACCATAGTACACAACGAATCGGTAAACTTTTTGGAGAACTTATGAAAGTAGATGCACTGATACTCCCTGAGGTGATTATAGCCCGTGTGTTGACGGCCATTGTAAAGATGATACGCGATGACATCGCGTTGGCTACACCGCAAGAAGTCCGAAACACCATCCTCTTCCAACTGCTTGGTGAGAACGAAGACGGCCAACCTATCCACATGAACGCCTACAACTATTTCCGTCAGGCGGTGAAAATATTCTCTAACCCAGCGAATTTGGAGGTCCATTTGGGATACAACGCCCAGGTCACGACCGCCTTGGCCGTCCATATTATTTTACCCGGTGAACAAGCCGCTGACGCCCCTCTGGGCGAGGGGCAGGAGTGGAACGCTGAAGCCAACCAATTTATGTACACACAGTGGATGGATGCGCAGTACCAAGTTCTCATAACGTCGGATAATGCTTCTGAGGCCATGATAGCTTACAACGTACTCAAAGCCATGTTGCTGATGTACGCCCCGAATCTTGACTTGGTCGGGTTACGTATTCCGCGGATATCAGGCGGCGACATCATTCTCCAGCAAGATATTATTCCGCCAACTGTATTTCATAAGGCTCTCACGCTGGCGTTCAAATACGAGGTCACGGTTCCAACAAGATTACGCTCCCAAGTCGTAAAGGCCATCAGCTACAATTATAACATTTGCGATCCGTTTAATGGCGAAGCGATAATCCCGGACGACGGTAAAACCAAATAAAAACCAAATTTTCTAAACATATAACATTATGAGTACTGTGGTAACGATGAATGGCAAAACCTACGTTGAGCCGGGTTCGTACGCGATCACTGTCTATCAGCCTACTTCGGTAGTCAACGTGGCCTCGTTCGGTCGCGTCATGATTATCGACACGGGTCTTTCTCAGGAGAAGGCAGGCGACGCGACGTACGAGTTCGCTGGTGGTGCAGGTATTGCCGGCGTTGACGCTTCTGGGCGCAAGGCCATTTACGCTTTTGAGAATTTCGAAGACTTCTCAGACTTCATGGGCGGCGGCATGATTACCGATTTGGCGCAAAAACTGTTTACGCCTATCGACGGTTCGCTGGGTACGCCGCGCCTGTACTACACCCGCGCTGCTGCTACTGCTCCAGCAAAACTCACTATCGGCAGCGGCAACAACAGTATCGTCCTTACGTGCTTGAATGAGGGTGTTGTTGGTAACGGTATCGCCGATGGTGACATGAGTGAATTGTCGAACGGAACGCTGGAGAATCTGAAGGTCGGTTATGCTTTAGCCATTAAGGCAGGTGTTGACGATACGTCGAAATTTATTGCTACGATTTATCGCGGTAACTATCGCGGTACGGACGCTGCAGGTGAACCGTATGGCACTTATACATTTGCACAGGCTTATGGTGAGATAGTAGCCCAGTCGGGTGAGATTGGCACCTACGACGAACTCTACAATTGGCTCATTACTTCGTCGATGGTCATGGCAAATTTCCGTCCCGCTAAGGGTTCGGAGTTTGTGGGCACGACGAAGATTACGGTTATGGAACCGACGGCGTTTGCTGGCGGCACGACCTCTTATCAGGGTTCTAGGGGTGAGAACGAGTACTACTCTGACGTGTTGGAGGCTATCCGCGAATTGGATGTCACGTTCTTCCTCTGTACGGACTACGGCGTGGTGAACGGAGCTAAGGCTTCTTCGAACGGTAAACTGTTCACGTTCCTGAAGAACGACGCCAAGTTTGACGAGTTTATGTTCGTGGCTGGCGGCGAGGGTAAGACCGATCTGCTCACTACCAATACCGTTACGCAGACTTCGCAGGCGCTGGCCGTTCACTACAACGACGAAAAGGTAATAATCGTCCACGGTTCGCCGACGGTGGCCCGTAAGGACGGTAACGGAACCAAGAACCTGCCGTCGATTTACCTGGCCGCTGCTATCATGGGTCTGAATGCTGGTATGGCTGCCCAGACGCCCGTTACATTCAAGCGCGTGGGATACGACGCCTACGCCTACGACCTTACGTTCAGCGAGCGTGTTAAGGCGCTTCAGGCAGGTATTATGCACGTTCGCGAAGTTTCGGGTTATTATCGCGTCAATCAAGGTATTACGTCGTTGCAAAACAACAAGCAGACTATTGCCGAAGACGGTCAAACGTTTGAGTTGTCGATTGCTCTCATCAAGGCTCAACTCAACAAGGAGCTGATTCTCGACGGCCAGACGCGCTTCACTGGCAATACGGCAGCACAGGCTTCACCTAATACCGTGAAGGACTTCACCGAAACCAAACTGACGTCGCTCGTGGCTAAGGTTGGTGACGACAACCTGATTATCTCGTGGAAGAACGTAAATGTTTCGGCTAAGAACGGCGATTACAAGGTCACATATGACTTCGTTCCGAACGTTCCGGTAAACAAGACATTCTTCGTCGGGAACATGCTCGATTATGTGTTCAACTCGTAATTAAAGAAAGGAGCGATATATGTCGAATAAAAGAGTCATGACTGCGCCGCTTGCGATTATCCGCATCAACAGCGTCGCCGTCGGTAAGATGAAGAACGTTCGCGTGACGGAAAGTATCCGCCGCGGGCGCGTTGTCGGCCTCGGTAGCCTCACCCCCAGTGAGGTTCCGGCGGTAGAGTGGAGCGGATCGCTGAGCTGCAGTTCGTACTCCATTAACTTCAATCGTTTGGCCAACGTATCGAAGAAAGGAACTTTCCGCCAGACCACCAGCGTTGAGGAGTGGGCCAACGCCATCCTGCTTCAGGAGGAGGGTCTTGAATTTGCTATTCAGCGTAAGGTGAAGGACGGGGAAATCGACCCCGAAACGGGGCTCGTGAAGGCTACCTATGAAACGTTCGCCCTGGTAAAGGGAGCGTTCGCTACGCGCGAGGGCTTCGACATCCAGGAAGGGCAAATCTCTGGCCGTGATACCGAGTTTGAGTATATTAACCCTATCCTCTTTGACGGTATCAGCGAGTAGAACCGCGTTGTGTATCAACACCAAGTATAAAGAGAGTGCTACGAAAGACCCGTGGCGCTCTCTTTATTGTTAAACAAAATAGTCCTAAAAAAAATGGAAGATTACAAGAAACAACTCTCCGAGATGAAAGTGGTAGAGTTCCGGGGTACAAAACTCAACGTCAAGTTCCCGAACGTCGGCGAGATGATCGACATCGAAAACCTCAAAACTGCGTACTCTGGCGGCCGTTATGGCGTTATGCTGGCCAGCGGCGTGAAGAGTATGATTTATGCCGTGGATGTTATCGACGCCATGGCATTTATCGAAATTAAACTCAAGGCCGTCCGCAATATGCTGAACATCCCTGAGAGCCAGTCGATGATGAGTGTTGATTCGGCGTTGGCGTCGGAACTTACGGCATGGTACAAGCAGCAAATTGCTCCGTGGTACAACTCGATGATGTCGAAATTGTATGAGGCAGGAAACAACCAGCCGTCGCTCAACACCAAAGGCGGAGCCGACGCTTAACGACACGTTGGATCGGAGCGTCGAGCGGTGGCTGACGCGGTTTCCACTCGACCTTTGGTGGCGAAGAAAACACGGCGTATCCTTCGGGTCGCCGCAACATCGGGCAATGAGTTTCTTCGACCAGTTACACGAGTACCGCGAAGAAGTACTACTGCAACGTATGGCGCGTGAAAGACAAGAACGCGAGGTCATGGGTGATGACTACGATTCGCGGGTTTTGCGGCTGAGCCAGGAAGAAATCGACGAGGACTACGACAGTATCAATTTGGATGACTTTTAACGCAGATAACAATGGCCGAAAGAGACATAACGGTTAATATTAGCGGCAAAGGGTCCGGAGGTACGAGCACGCCTGCTACGCCTCCGGAATCGCCTACTGCGAGTGGCGGTGATGTGCGGTTGAGTGCGTCTATTTCGGACCTTGTAAGTGAACTGCGCGGCGCATTATCACAAGGCGGCGGTCCGATGTTTGGCCAAAGCGGTTTCAACAGCTATCTCGATAGTGTTGGACGTAGTATCGTCACTCAGCGACAGGCTGAAATCCGGAATCGCTTCGACTTGGAGCGTGAGGTGAACAGCAGCCGTTACGCGGAGGAAGTGGCTAAACTCGATGCCGAACGTGAAGCGCGTGTCGGCCGCTATTCTTTTGCGCCTGATGGTACGTTGTTCAGCCCCGACGGTAAACCGTTGCCGTCAGGTAAAACTATTGTGCAAGACCTTAATGCGTGGTACAATCCGCGCTTGCGAGCCATTGAACAGCAATACGGAGGAATTGACGAGCGTTTAGCCTCCGAAGAGTCCAGTGAGCGTGCTGCTGTAGAACGCGAAATGACGGACGCATTGCGGACCGTTGCGGAGGAGTTACGAAAAGAGTCGCGCGAAAAATCTTCTGGGGATGAAGATTCTTACATAGGACGGCTGCGTCTTCAGCGAAAAGAACTCGTTGACGATATGGAACGCGCCGCCACTGAAGATGAATACGTGACAGCGCGGCGTCGATTGCAAGAGTTTGATCAACGTCAGCCCGGCGCAGACATTATTGGAGGCGGCGTGTCAAGATTAGCTATTGGCGGTGCAGGCGTAGCCTCATCGGCAGTAGGCGGTGATGTTATTGGCACTTTAGCAGGCGGCGCTGCGCTGTTGACTTCGGTGATGGCTGGTGCTTTACCGGCAGCGATAGTTGCCGCCGTTGTAACAGCCGTTGGAAGGGTGGTTACAGCTACGTCGGATCGTATTGAAGGAGCTGTTGAATTGGCAAACTATCGCGGCCTGTGGGGTGGTCGTACAGGCGGTGAAGCTATGTACAGCGCCGCCGGAGCGGTCATAGATGCCCGAACCCGTGGACTTTATGGCGAACCCGTTACTCGTAAGCAATTAGGCATAAGCGACGCTGAATTTATCCAAAAAGCGGTAGATGTTATTGCTACAAGCGGCGTGTTGGCTGATACGCAGAACCGCGTATTCTATGCTCGCGCCAACGAAGGAACCTATAATTTAGAGCAGGGCGCTCTAATTCGGGCGGCGCGTTATGAGCGTTATGGCACGGAAACTTCTTCCAGCGCCATGATTAAACTCATAGAGCAGCTGGAACAACTCAGAAATCGTGGCGTTGATACGGGAATTGGCGGAGAACTTGGTTATGCCCGCGCTCGTGAACGCCTGGAAATGCAACAACAACAACTGGAATATTACTACAACCGTTACAATCGGCCGGATTACGTTGTAGCGAACGCGACGCAAGTGGCGTATTCGTCGCAAATGGGTAATGCCGTTCAAGATGCGCGACTGGGCAATGCTGTTCAGGCCATAGACGCTGCCATAGCCAACGGACAAGGAGCACAACAAGCCTACACACTGATGGCTTTGCAATCGTCCGATATCGGTAAGCGTTTAGGGCTTGATAAGATGTCGCTGAGTACACTGCGATGGGTTCCTAAAAGCCCACAGTCATTCGGCCTCAGTGAGATCGAACTAAATAGCGCCGTGCTCCAGCAATTAGCCCGTCAAGGCGGCTTGAATCCTGAAGAGGCGACGTGGGAGCAGTTGTTCAACAATCCGTTCATAAATCAGTATATTACAGAAAACTTCGGTAATATACCTTTGGAACAGCTAAAGCAGATTATTCCTGGATTGGCTTCAGGACGTACTGCTGCTGAATATCGCCGTTCGGTTGCCGCACAGCGAGCGCCTTCTTCGGTATTGACGGACAGCAAACCAACGCTGTCAGACGTGGCCGCTCGCCGACAAGCACAAAACGTAACTGATATGGCTGGTTTACGTACCTTGGCTGGTGAAATAGAAGATTCCATGAAAGAGTTCTTCACCGGAATATTAGCCAAGGTATCGCGCGATTATATGACCGATAGTAACGACGTTTATAAAGGCGAGTGGTAATGGCTTCAAATGCGAAAAAGACTTATGTTGATATCGTCCACGATCAAAAACAAATCAAGACGATAACCGAGTTTTGCGCCTTCTACAAGATAACAGGTATCACTCCAGAACGGCTCTTTGACGACAACCGCATTGCTATCTTCAATGCTATGTCGTTAATGGATAAAATACAATATGCAGCTTCGAAGGGGAAGAGCGGTGCTGCAAACGCAATGACGCCTGGTGATCTGGAATATACCATGACACTACCCCGTTTTTGTGTCATTCGCGTTTATTACCAAAACGTAACTCCCGACAATGTCATATATGCCACTAACATGGTCAGTAACGTTACTGACTACAAGGCATGGAGCGACGAACGGTTGAAGGAAATAACTGAAAATTCAGGCTATGTAGCCAACGCCGTTACGCAGAGTTATGTTAAAATGGCGCCAAACGTTCGTGTTGTTGGATGGTTTAAGGTCAAGGAATTTCTGCATTCCGAAACCAACAATCCTCAAGCCTTTGTGGATATATCCCGTTACGTCAGTTACATGACCACTAATGTAACTGAAACAGGCGGCAACTTCTCGCTATCGTTACCGTTCGTTCCAGCCGATCCTACGAAGTTGCTTGTTAAAACCTCCAACGGCGGCCAAGAGATAATGAACCAATTGGAAGCCGCCACCGATGATTATTACAAAGCCACTTTCCGTCAGGGGAACTTCTATGAGTTCAACTACTTTGATTGGTTAATTTCTCCAAACGATATTCTGTTCTTGCGTTTTGAACGTCTGGCCATGGAGGAAGACATTGATCAAGACAGTGAGGTACGTATTGCTGGTGGCGTATGGGATATGATAGCGCTGGTCGATGCCGTTACCACTAACACCGATGCGTTTGGTAACGTCATTAACATACAAGTTTCAGGCCGCGACCTAATGAAGCTATTAATAGATGACGGTTCGTATTTCTATTCAGTGAGCGTGCAAGCCGACGCCGAGACAATGTTCCCAAACGTCGCTGGCGTGAAAAATACTCGGTTTGGCGATCGTAACAATGATTTGCTCAACATAGCTAACGCAGTCGATCGGGTTCGTGCTAATAGCGGTTATATTATGCCATTTCAACAACTGTATTGGACAGTTGAAAGTGTGCTGAAAAAAACTATTTTGCGGTTGGCGAATATTGCTATCGCCCCTAATGATGTGTTCAAGGATTGGGGTGACGCACGTAGTACCATAACTGATTACAAGACCAACCCTGAATCACCCGAAAAAAAGCTGGTAAACGATGGCAAGTGATTTGGCAGTATTTCCTGTTTGGAGGAAAGATTGGATACAAGGCTACGGAACCCCCGATCGCCCTATTGTTGTTTCGTGCGTACAGGGGCATCGCAAGTTACAAATTGGCGATAAATTGAAAGTGAGCTATCATCGTGGTTTGGATTTTGCATTGCCCATTGGGACGGTATTGCTGGCTCCGGAATATTGCCTTGTAGCTGAAGTAAATACCAATCCAAAGAAGTCTGGAGGCGTTTATATACGGCTACTGTTTCCTGCTCAATGGCCCGATATTAATGCCATAGCCTCCAGCGATATTGGCTTTGGTTTTTCTATTGCCAAGAAAGCGTTGCGCAACGCATTAGCTGAAAAATCTATACGCAACGGCGCTTACGTAGAGGTTTGGCTGATGCACTTGGATAGTGTTTACAGTAATACAAAGAAGGGGGAATGGATTAAAGCCGGAACCGCTATCGCTACAACAGGAAACACGGGTGATACCACAGGTCCGCACTTGCACATCCAAATAGGTTTGCCAGGCAGTGGCGAATGGCTTATGCCTGCGCAATTCATGAGTCGTTGCAGTTTTAAATTATCTGAACAGGATAAAAAATATCAGTTTGCCTACGACGATCAGGTGGCCCCCTACAGTTGGCCGCAATCTGAAAAACTTGGCTACCGTCCTGAGCAGGGGAATGATAACTTTGTCACAAATGACGAATGGCGAAGAAATTGGTTGTGGCGTGCGGAATTAAGGGCTGGAAGCGATGAGAAATTGCCCTACTCCAATAACGCTACGGAACCTGTTGAAATAGAAAAAGTCTCGGCGCCTGAAAACGCGCGTGCTACCAGTGATTTATTGCCGGGGATTTGGCAAATAGTGAAGCTAATCATTGACGACAACGCCGCTTTTCGTCAAGTATTCGATACTACAATCACCAACTCGACAGGTTCGCTGTTGAATTGGTTCAATAAGGTATGCCAAAAACCATTTGTGGAGTTTATGGGCGATACGTGGGGTGATCAATATTACTTCACTGCTCGTCGGCCACCATTCGATGCTGCAGCCGTTAAGGAAGCCTACGCCGATGCACTTTACAGCAACAACGGCTATTTGTCGATACACCCAAACAAGGTACTGAGTACGTCGCTGACGTGGAGCGTGAACACAGCGTATTCGTGGTATCGCTTAGCAGCCAGTGTTGGGTTTAACAACAACGATGATATTGGCGGCATACCTGCTGTATTCTTCCCTGAGATGGCAGCGTTGTTTGGTTCACGTGTTTGTAATATTCAGAGCAATTACGTGAATCTAATAGCCGATGGCAGTTCGGCCATTCACAATCAAGATAAGGAAGTTGCCGATACTACGAAAGAAAACGTGATACGTTCTCACTATCGCTGTTTATTGGATCTTAAATACCTTATCGAAAGCACAATCTACGTACCCTTTACACGACAGGGAACGATAACGCTTTACGGCGATCGTCGTATAAAACGTGGTTCGTGGGTGTATTTCGTTCCTACAGGAGAATTATATTACGTTGAACAGGTCTCCAACACGTTTAAAAGCGTTGGCGATTCCATTCAGCGTACAACGTCACTTCAGGTTTCACACGGTATGTTTGTGCGCAATATCGAAAGCGCTTGGCGTAATGGAGAATACGACAAGAATTTGCCTTATAGCTACTTCGATATTGTTGATTTTGGCGATCAGGATTCTTGGAAAAATATTGGCGTCAAGAATTCGGAAGGCTATCCAAACGAGTTGTTTCGTTTTGTCGCTGATTTTAAGATTCGTAAGGAAGTACTGGACTACTTTTGGAGCAAGAAACAGGTCTTGGAAACGCGAACAAATCTTTACATGACGGAGGAGGAATTAAATGAGGGTTAATGCACAAACGCCACAAAAGAGGCCGTTGTATGCCACGGCTGGCGTAGGATACGTTGTTTTACCGCTAACAGATGTAGATCGTCAAACCTACATAGAAAACTGTTTACGTACCTGTACCGTAACTATTCAAGGCGGTCCGGGACGTTCCATATACCAGAATGTGCCAATTGCTCCGGAGGTTTTGCAAATGGTCGAATTTCCAGTAGATACTGAATCGTTTGGCACGCCAGTAATATGGGTAGTAGATGATTTACAACAATGGCCTGTGGTTGTTAATTATCTAAACCTAACCGAATTGGACCAACAACAGATTGGTCAACGGCGTTTTCGAAAGCAAATTGGCGATTCAATAGTCGAGTTTATATTGGATGCCGCCAATAGCGAAATAGACATCATGGTCTCCGGTGCAGCAAATACGCCGGGTGAACTCAACATCAAAGTAACATCGCCCAATGGCGATTCTAAGGTTAATTTGTACTCCGACGGCGACGTTAGCGTTTCAGGAACCAAATCAGTGCAAGTTACAAGCGCTCAAAAAATAGTGGCCAATATTATCGACGGCGTTGATACGGAAGAGGGTGTTGAGGTTACATTAGAGGGCGATTCCCTTTCGTATAAGACCAAGAACAGTAAATCCACCTTCACCGTAAAGGGCGATAAGGCTTCATTCAACGGCGGTGAAAACCGCGGCGTGGTAAATATCGCACAAATAGAATCGTTGGTAAAGGCTCTACAAAAGGACCTGTTGATTGCTTCGTCGGGTTCGAACCTTTCCAGTTGGATGGCCAGCGAAATGCCAAAAATGGAGGACAAGAAATTATCACATTAACACCATGGGAAAGTTAGGAATTGATCCTAAGATGGTTATTCGCGCTACGTGTAAGAAATACATCGACACGCTACCTACAGACCAAGCAGAAGCCTACGTCGAAGAAATGCAATCATCCGTTGGCGATGCCATACAACAGAAGATAGACGAGGCTGAAACATGGCTCACAGCAGCCGAAACCTCTGCTCAGAACGCCATCGACGCTTGCACCACGCTGGCTGTTCAGGCCGTATGTGCTGACCCTATGGCGGGTGTAGCTTCAGCGGGCGTTATCGCTTCCGCTAAGTCGGGTGCGGCTACGGCTAAGGCCACCGTCGCTACCGGCAACGCCGCAGTACAACAGGTGATACGAATCGTTGGCGGTTTCATGCTACCGCTACCTGCTCCAGTAACCGCTGCGGCGCAACTACTGGCTTCTGCTGACAAAGCGCTGTCGGCGCTGCCCTTGTGACAAGTATAATTGATGTAAATTTACGACGATGCCGACCATAGCAGGAACAGTTCTGAATAAAGCCAAAGGTGACTTCACCACCGCGGCGAGCGACGCGCTCGTTACGATGGGACGTGGGTTGGTACACGCCATTGCACCCGACGACTATGAGTACTACATGTGTACGTTGGAGTTGCTTCGTTCAAGTGGAGAAACAGCGGCTTTTATGAATCTGCCTGTGATGCCCAGTAACATCACCGAAAGTCGGACTTCGCTTACTACTATCACCAAAACCAACAACGTGGTAGTGTCGATGATTAATCCGTCGTTTAATCCCGTTGATATTTCGTTACGCGGGACGTTTGGTCGTAAGTTACGTATTTCGTTCGGCCAGCAACAATTTAAGGATCAAGCCGAGGAGGGGGCATCTATTCCGTTCTTCAACATCGGCATGTTTACGGGAGCCGCCGGAGTGGGCGATAACCGCACGATGATAGCCAAAACGGGGTACGGCCTTACCAAGATGATGCAGAAAATCCTCACTGCGGCTACGAAATTAGACCCTAACGGAAAGCCCTATCGGCTGGTGTTCACCAACCACGCCTTCAACACGGCATATTACGTGGAAGTCGTACAGGATAACTATTCGATGGATGAGAATAACAACATGATTTGGAATTACTCCATCGAACTCCGCGCTGTAGCGGCCTATACTACCATCAAATCGGTAAACGACTTCCTGGGGCAGGTTACGAATCAATCGTTGAGTAGAAGTGTAACGCGGGTACTGGGGCAGGTTAGCGACCTGTTGACTTGCGGCGTCATGAATATGTTTTAGCCATGCTTATTCCCGAATACATAATCCGCTTTTCTAACGTCACGAAATATCGCCTGACGGAGTTTCTGGAGCGATATCAGGACTTCTTTGATAACGATTATCCGTCCATAAATCAATACTTTTCTGGTCTAAGTGAAAGTATTGACCATGATCGTTTACGTCGTTTACAGAAGCTGCTCAACGACTGTCACGAACTTCAAGCCCAGTTTAAGAACTACGATAATCGCTTCGACAATTGCGGGTATTGGTTGTTGATGGAATGGATAGACAACCTGGTTATCCAGGTGGAAAAGGTTACGAAGTTGCCTAAGTTTCGTCGCACTACACTTACGGCCCGTAATTACAAGCCTGTTATCCAAGTGGAATCTACTATTGGCGCACAGCGTACGATGGAGGATTTATCGGCGGCTATCCAGTCTAACGGCATGGATCGTGTTTCATGGGAGCAACTGATGTTGGATAACGACCTGGAAGAAGACCAATGGGAAATCGACGAGTTGAAACCTGTAACCGCCATGGTGAATAACATAACCCCGGCGGCAGTAAAGACTATTCTCGAACCTCCGGTCGGCGAACAGGTCTATGGTAAGGACATCGCCCGGAAGATTACTATCGAAGTAGAAGAGGAAGTGGCAACAAAGGCCGTTTTCCGACGTTCTGGCGACGAAACGACCGTTACCTCGGCCCGGCGTATAGGCGACCTGAAAATCGTTAAATACAAGGACAACATCGACCAAAAAGTGATGATACTTATGGGAATGAACCGCGGTACGGTTCCTGATAACCCGCTGTTGGGGGTTGACCCTAACCTGACAGCTGGAGTTACTGCGGCTCAGTTGGCTCTACCTACGGTTCGTCGTCAGATGGTAGATACGTTCCTTCAGGACGACCTGTTTGAGTCGGTCGATATGATAGCTATCGAACAGAATCAAGACTCGTTAGTTTGCACACTGGAAATTAAGACAAAGTACAACGATAAGGTGACCAAAAAAGTAAAACTATGATAACGCAAATAACGTCCATCGAGGAGTTAAAACAGATATGGCTGGAAATACTCCTGAACAAAACCGACAAGATATCCGATGTATCGGCCGAGTCGGTTTTGAATGCCATAGCCTACGCCGATTCAAAGATCGGTCAGAAGATTATGGTTAATCAGGCGGTTATCGAGGGTCACATCTTTCCGGATACGGCTGCTGGAGAATATCTTGATGCGTTGGCTGCGTTACGGGGTGTTGCGCCGCGTTTTGAAGCGGCTCCCGCTACTACCTACGTTCGTGTGATTGGCGACCCGGGAACGTTCTACCAGGCAGGAACGATGTTCACCTCGACGACGGGGTTAACGTTCGTTTCTACGGAAGATGTCACCATTGGTGGTGTTGACGATACAGATGGTGTGGTAGTAAACTCGCGACTGGCGTATATCCCTGTTCGTTGTACGAAGTCTGGTGCTAATACCAACGTTCCGCCGCTGTCGTTAAACCGCGTTAATCCTACTCCGTCAGGGCATCAAAGTTGCACCAACGAATACCAAGCCACAGGCGGTCGCGATCAGGAAGATGACGAAACGTTCCGTATTCGTATCAAAGAAAGCGTCAATCAACTGGCGATGAACACGCTATCGCAGTTGGAGCAGGTGCTGATGAAAATCAACCCGCGGGTGCTGCGTGTATTGAAAGGTGGATACGGCGAAACACAGACTACCGGGTCGGCTGCTGAAAGTCGCATCAATCTCACGGTGGTTTCGGTCAACGGTCAGAATTTTACCCAGGAGGAGTTCGACGAAATGTACTCCCGCGCTGAGGAATATCTGTGCTTGACCGACCTGTTGCGTGTTTCTATCGCCGGAGCACGTTATCCGGCTATCAACCTGCGTAACGTAAACTGGCTGGCCGTGAATGTTGACTTTCGTGTTGATATCGACCCGGCCTACAATACCGACGACGTCCGTACCCAGATTCAACTCCAAATGAACAAACTGTTCGACTACCGCTTCTGGGAGCCGGGCGACAAGGTGGAATGGGAGGATATGTTGTATGTCGTTAAGAATGTCGAGGGTGTACGCTACGTTCCTGATACGCATTTCAATCCCAGCTATGACATCAACGTGCCCGAGTACACGTTACCGCGCATACGCAGTTTCGTGATGCGCGACCTGGACGGCAACGTGATTATCGATAACAACGGCGTTCTTTCCGAGGTGTTCTACCCTAACGTCGAAAACGCAAACTATCAAGCAACTGTGTTAATGTCCATCTGATATGAATCTCACCACCTCCATACGTAGCAAAGTCGTTATTTCGCCATCGAACGAGGTAACGATTATGGCCGAGGCCGCAGGTAAACTGCCTGAAATCTACGAGGCAGAGATTCTCCAGGGACCTAAGACCATCAACAATACGAAAGGTGTTCAAGGCGACCTGATGATAAGCCTGGACAAACCGCCCGCCGACGCTTCGCTTACGAGTGATGGGCGGTTGCTGTTGACGGTTACGGATGGTGAAGAAACAAAGTATCGCCGTGATGGAGCCGACCTGGTATATGACCGTACTGAAGACCCCGAACTTAGCAACGTAATGGAAGTCGTAGGTGACCAGCTGTTGGTGGCAATTACGTGTGATATATCGGGCCGAGTATCGTTGACAGAGTTTGTTGACGAATTAACAGGTGGCGATCCTGCGGATGTCGTGCGGTTATTCCAGGTATCGGCTGACGGTATTTTCTGGACCGAGTGGGTAGAACTTACCAATGAAGCTCTCCAAGCACTGGACCCTATCACGGCCGACGGTACGATGATGGTCTCGATACAGTACATGCGCCAAGGCGGTGATACACCTATCGAGTTCAAGTCTGTTATGTTTACAGGTACGGTGGAACCTATACAATTTGTGGCCCCTACCATCGACGAGTCGATATTCGCTTCCGTGGCGTCGTCGGAGCAAACTAAGCGTATCGAACGCAACCTGTTCAAGAAGTTGTACTACCGCGGTGTGATGGCGCAATACGTTACGCGCGGTGCTGATCGTAATTACATTGAAGACCGTGATTATGTGTCGTTGTTTTCTACAGTGGGGCGTTTCTTCGCCATGATGGTGTCATTCGCCAAACGGTTTGAAAACATTTACAATGACTTCGACCTGTTGCGCGAATACGTTCGCCAAATAGGGTTGTATTTCGATGAAAAGAGCGTTACACTGGAAGAACTCCAATATCTGGCCTCGCACTACTACGACGAAATCCGCAAACGCGGTACGTCAATGGTATTCGCTCGTAAGGGTGACGGCCGCCCCTACAACGGCGAATTTGTGCGGCTGTTTGGTATTGCAGATAGCGACGAGTTGCTAACCGACAACTTGCCTGCCTCGAAGATGGGGTGGTGCTTGGGACAATCTTCACCTATGTATCGTGGCGTTGGTAATTCTAACCAACTGAACAAAACTCGTGAGACATCACCCGACTTTGAGTCATTAGACGATTTTGTAACTACGGGAAACGTCGCTATTGAAGAGATCACTGACCAGTACATTGTAGGTTATGATCGTGAAAAGAAAACCCCAGTTTACAAAAACAAGGTTTGTCTGAAGATTACCGGCAGCGGCGGGCTTGGCCGCGGCGATGCTACCCCAGTAGATGATCGCGTGTATTGCGCTGACTGCAACCTTTCATACGAGGTTTCGTTCTGGATGAAGAGTGACGGTAAAGGAACATTGGATTTTGGTATCGAGGGTTTCAACATCTTCAAGACGGCAATCGCTGGAAGTTTCGCTCGCTTGGATTCCATGCAGGTGACAGATTATTTTGCTAACGAACTGCCTCTTTCCACCCTAAAGGCCAATACATGGTATCATGTCCGCGGCATCATCCATGCTTACAGCACGAAGCCTGTAACCGTCAATGCGCCGGGCCTTAATATTGCTCCGCATTTAGGAACCCAGCTGTATTACAACAACTATTCCGTCGAGTACATTCTCCCAAAGATTCAACTCGGTGGCGACGACGCTACGGCTACACTCTACATATGGGACTATAAGATACGCCCGCTGGTTTATGGCCGTAACATCCTTCCGCTGAAGGAAACGCTCCGCGTCGATGCCCGTTCCAACGGTTTCATTCAGTCGCAACGATTATTCTACATCTTCTTGAAGAATAACAACAATACGATGTCCCAAGCCCAGTTGGAACAAATCGTGAATAAGTACTTGATTCCGTATGGATTCCAGCCTGTATTCGTTTATGGTACGACGCCTGTTAATACGTCCACTACGCCGTCTGAATTCACGCCATATCTGGTCTTGACGCCAAATTCAATTATCATAGATGTAAACGGCAATAGCAGCCTTGTGGACCTGAAGACCAACACTAACGTCATTAAAGTCGAATAGATATGTCGAAACTGAAACTGTCACCGAACCTCTTTTTGGAGGTAGCCGAATTGGAAAACTTTCGCCGCCTGATGGTGGACGAAGGCTACAAGGCGGTGTTTAAGTCCATGGTAAAAAATTTCGGAATCGCTCGCGATTCCGACAACAATGCTTTTGAAATTACGGCCACTGGCGAAGCGAACGTTGTCTCGATTGCGCCGGGCGTGGCGTGGACTAAGGAATTCGACCGTATCATCAGCCGTGAGGCCGTAACGTTGCAGGCTATTCAATCCGAAACTAAAACGTGGGTCATCCTTTCGCGCGCCATCACCAACTACGAGGCCGGGACGGTTTCCGTTACTACTGACGGTACACTCACGGGCGTAGGGACCGAATTTACCAAGGTTCTTCGTGGTGGCGATAATTTCCCGAACGTCGTCAAGTTTATCGACTCCACCAAGAATATCCTCAACTACGAGGTTATAAATGTAGTTTCTGACACGTCGGCCGTTATTGCTGCTCCGGCCGTGGCTGAAAGCAACCTGCGCTATGGCGTTGTGGGCGCGTTCACGCCGGGTTTTGTGCCGTCATCGGCCAATGAACTCATATACGAATATGACTCGTTCCAGGTACGGATGGTGCAGTCGGATACGATTCCTGAAGTACAAGCAGGCGAAGAATTTATAATCGCCCAATTGAATTGGGAAAGCGGCGAAATGTCTATTGTCGATATGCGTAATTCGTGCACGTTCAATGTAGAGCCAACGGAAGAAATATCTGCAGCCTCTTCCAATATTGTCAGCGTGCTCAACGTGGAGCGTTACGGTAATATGCTGCGTATTGCCGTTGAGAACGGCTACACCATTACGGGCTTCGAAGTTAGGGCGTCGGACCTCCAGTTCCGTATCTTGGCGGGAAGCAACAACGTCCTGGGTACAGTATCAAGTGCAAGTGGGACTATCCCATCATCGGTATTTGCCGGATGGACGCTATTTAATCGCGCCACTGGAAAGGGTGTAAGAATAGTTGATAACGCCAATACTACCCTTACGCTGGCTTCATGGAGCGGTGATATCGCTCTTGGTGAGGGAGACGACTTCGTTATCGTACCTACGGTGGCTGACATTGAATACCAACTAACGGCTTCTGGAGCGACTACATGGCGCGGCATTCGTACCACGGCTCGCTTCCCGGTAACGGACGCACAGGCTAATATCTTCGTTCCGCTAAACAGCGGTCAAACCTCTCTCTCGTTGCGCTATCGTGATGTTGATGGTCGCAACGCAAGCGCCTTCAAGATGTTTCCGTCGGCGGGGTATAAGGACCACATCGACGATATGTCTAAAATATTGACGAACTCTGTTTTGACCGTTAATCTATGATGCTCTTTCTTACAGGCGCACCGAACTCGCTGATGACGTCGCCCGATGCGCCTCAAAACGATCCCCGAATGAGCCTGGGTGGCTATGTGAGTTCAACCCCGGTTCCTAATTCGGCGTTAAACGCGTTGTTCGACCAAGTGTCGTTACTCACACTTCAAAATCGCCCGACGGAGTGCATGGCGTTCGCGCTTATCAACAAGAACACGCAACCTGCTGCCGACGTTGAAATCAAGATTGTGGGAGCCGACGATGATCTCTGCCAGTTTGAGGTAGCTGCTGTGGCAGTGAAGAATCTGCAAATGGAATCGCTGCGCAGCCGCTATCAGCTACCTATCGGCGTTACGTTCTACAACGCTGACTTCCGCCGTGCTGGCGTACAAGTGACCATACAATCGCCTGCAGCACTCGGAGAGGAGTTTGTACTGGATCCGTTTAATATTCTCGTCAAATCGCCTGAAACGGCCGATTACGAGGGAACGTTCAACGCCGTTAAGGCAGCGTTCGCTGACAGTTCGGTTTGGCAAGTGGTGTACGTAAGCGAAAAGGTCTTTCGCATTGAACGTAAGGACTACGAAGCTATCGATCCGTTCCCTGTTAGTGTCATGGCCGAGGAGGATGGTAAAATACGTTTGGAGTTTGATGGCGAGTTTCGTAATGCCATCAACAATACGCTACTGGTGGCCGAAACGCTGCAGCCTGATGATTGTATTGGGCTGTGGATAAAACGTACTATCAAAGAAACAGCGCATAAGACTTGTGAACAGCTGTTCAAAGAGTACGACGAAAAAGTCAAAGAGGAAACTCTGGAACGTATTTCGATCATTGTCAATTATAACCTTGTTGACACTCGTGAATATAGCGACGAGTACAACGAACAAGATTATTCATAGCCATATGCCACTGTCTTATAACGAAGTCCGGAAACTCATCCTTCAAACCCTCGACGAACGGCCGCAGGGGACTAAGGTTGAAGTCCCCAACCAACAAAACTACGAGTTGGCGTTGTTGGATTATGTTCAGCAGCTTGAAACAACAATGAGTACGTCTATTGTTGGTATCGCTGACGCTGAAACGGAACCTATTGAACCGCCTTCGGCTCGTGTTGCATACCTGTCTCAGGTTGGGGTCAATCAAACCGTTACCTACAGAAAGTTCGTCGATGCCCAGTTAAACCCCATAACGGTGACGACTGATGAGACTCACGTGGGTTTCGTTGTACTGTTTTGGAATACCAACTACTGGCAGGTTCAAACGGTAATGATCCCAGCGTATTCGGCTGGTGGCGAGGTGGAGATCGGAGCCGTGCGGTTTGACATCGCACAGGAACTCAAGACCAACGAACAGCAACAAGCACGTGAAAATATCAACGCCGCTTCGCAAGATAGCGTTGATGAATTAGCCAACGTGGTATATACGCAATACACTGACTTAACCTCTCAAGCAATTCCCGATATTTTCGAAGAAAACGTTGAGACGGAGGTCACGTTGGCTTGGGAGACTAAGTTTAACGATCAACCCATAACGCCTGATTCGATTGAAGTCCGAAAGGGTGATGCTGTTCTCGTTACTGATCCTGATGTAAAGAGCGTCACTGATAACATCAGTACTACGCAGGAGTATGAAATAACGGCCGTAATAAAGGGCATTGTTAAGACCGTAACGGTTACGGTAAACGCTTACAGGCGTATGTATTTCGATGCTTCACCGAAGGAAAGTATTGAATCAGCAGACGTTCTTGGCATGTATCAGCAACCTATCAAGCCATCTCCCGCCGGAGAAGTTACGGTGGATGTTGGTGCTAACGAATACCTGTGGCTCTGTGTTCCTGATGATATGACTATCAACAGCGTAACGTCGGGTGGTTTTGATGTACCGATGACGCTTCCGATAATAGTGACGGTTGAGGGAAAGGGCAATTACAAGTGCTACCGCAGCGCAGGACCGTGGGCAGCAGGTCGTTTTAACGGTATAATCGAATAACCAATATGGCTGAGATCAATATATACGGATTACTTCACTCAAAAACCGCCGATGGGAAATTGGCGAGGTCGGAGCAGATTTTCGATGAAAGTGAACAAAAATTTCAAAACGAAATTAACGCAAAAAGCGTTCGGTCGGAATCAGTACGAGGTGTTGAAGTAGTGACAGAAGCACCTATGATAAACGACAATATTTTGTACATCGAGGTAAAACTTGACGAAAATGGCCAATAAAAAAATAACAGACTTGATCTTTAACGGTCGCCAGTTAGTGGCGTCTGAAGAAATCAGTCGTGTTGTATTTAATGGCAAAATAATCTGGCCTTATCAAGCTGGTAAGCCGACCATACAGCGGATTGTCTTAAATGGCGAGGTGTTATTTAAGCGCGAACGTCCTTATTTGGAGATCGAGAAGCAGTCTGTTTGGCTTACACAAGAAAACGATTGGTTCGGACAAAATAATATATACACAAATACTTCGTTTAACGTGGAATAATTCCACATGCAAAAAAAAAACTATGGCTGATGTAACAAAAAGCTACGTCATCTGTACCCCGGGTTCAGGTTCAGGCGACACCCAATTAACGCTTAAAGCTAAAACTGCCAACAATGGCAACCGATTGAACCAAACGGATAATTTCACAATTACCGCCCCTGGGGTAAGCCCCAACAAGACATTCTCGGCTATCTTACAGGCTGCTGCTGAATTTGTGTCGTTTGACGACGGATCTGAGGCATCAGTCCCCAAAGATGGCGGTTCGGTCGTATTGGACGGTATGTCCAACGCCGACACCATTACATTCTCGAAAGGCGCGGGAAACATTATTACCGCCGATATCGCAGCGATCAGCTATCAGGCTAACGGTGCCAGCGCTACTTCCGGAGTAGCTATCCCGAGCGATCCGGGTGCAACGAAGAAATTTGCGTTCGTTTTGACGCTTACGGCATCTAAGAACATAACCATTTCGGAGCGTACTCAGCAAATCACTGCCACTACGAAAGGCACTAAAACTGCCACGATCACGCTCAAGCAGGCATCGGGCGATCCTTATCTTAATATCGACAAGGAAAGCGTCAATGTTCCTCAGGACGGTTCGGGCGTAACACTCAATGTAACGACCAACACTACGTTCACTGTATCGTAACGTTACCAAACTGTATCATCCCGAAGGTTAGTTATTTACTGCCTCCGGGAATAATTAAAACTGCGTATGGCTATTCAGAAAACAACAATTGCTTGGGGCGATGGATCCAACGACAATTTTTATGTGTCGTTTGATCCAGCTAAGTTACCAGGAACAACCTCTGTCGAGGTGACATCAGATCCAAATTATACAGGGTCTCAGCGTCAGAAGACTGTAACTTTCACCACCAATGCACCAAACGTTTCTGCTGACGCACAAGTTTCACGGCAGTTGAAGGTCATACAGCTAAGCGATAATCTTGTTATTGCTACGTGGGATACAGCTCAGACAGTAGGTCTTTATGAAAATACCAAGGCTGGATTCCCAAAAAGTTAGAAAAAACCTTTCATTAACACATTAACAACAAAGTATTATGGCAAACACCGAGAAAATTCAGGCCCTTATCGCCAAAATTCGCGAGAGCCTGCAGATCACTCCCTACGCTACGATGGAGACGGTCAACGATTTGCTTGAGATCGTTGATCTGAAACTGGCCGACGCTTCGACGGGCGGCGGAGGTCAAGTCAACTGGAACGACATTCAGGGCAAGCCCAACATGGAGGACTACGCCCAAAAGACCGAACTTGAGTCTTACGCTCAAAAAACGGAACTGCTGAAGACCATCACCCTTACGGGAACGACCAACGGCAGCGGAACGGTCGAAGGTACTACCTGCAGTATCACTACCACGGCTGGCGCCTAAACTACGGTAGGATATGTGGATTATCTTCAACAAGCTAATCCCTGTTAAGGGGTTCTGGATGATGACCTTGTGGTTCATTATCTTCGTTCGTGAAGATACGGCGCATGGGCGCAATATCCCGGAAGCTATTTATCGTCATGAACGTCGTCACTGGCACCAGGTTCTTCAAATCATGATTACCTCCTTTGCGTTGTTCCTTACAACGTGGCTCATATACGATTATAACCCTTGGTGGTGGTTGCTTTGGGTAGTGTCGTATTATGCTGTGTACGTGGTATGCTGGTTGATTGAAATCCTACTTCCGCCGTACAACATGGCGTACAAGAACATCTGTTTCGAAACTGAATGCCAGTACACCGAAGATGATCCCGATTATTCGCCACATTTTTGGTGCCACTGGTTTGGGTGGTTTAAGTATATTTCGAATAAGAAATATCCTCCCAAATAGTACCAACAGTAGTTCATGAACATAGACCCCGGTTCGCGCCGGGGTCTATTCGCGTTGTAAGGCCGAAAATCTCATTGGCAACGAGTTTTTATTTACGTGCCTATACACGTACCCCATCGAAGCGTTTTGCGTCGCCTAATGTCCTACAACGTTTATGTGGTTACCAAAGCGTGCAACGGTGTTGGGGATAAACAGGGGTAAACCACTTCAACGACACGCGACCCATACAGCAAGACTTCCTATTGGCAGTAGGGGGAAAGGGGGTAAACCTCCTTCGCTATATCCCCCACCAGCAAGAATGATATTCATGTGTACGCGTGAGAGGCGTGTTGATTGAAAATGTTGAATTAGATTGTTGAAAAAGATGACTGTAAATGAATGGAGATTCAAGATATGCGTGAAAGCGCGTGATGAATGGCGAAAGAATCCTCAAAGATACAATGGTATGTGTCCGTTGTTGATAAATACGATAATTCAAAACGGCTATGAGGAAACTGACGACAAGGAGTTCAACAAATTGATGCTCGCGATGATTCGTCATAGAGGATGCAGTAGGCCAACGATATCTGAGCTCATCCCAGCGTTTGTACGTCCCGATGACGCCAATTCAGAAGCGTTCTTGTTTTGGTGGATTATTGCTGAAAAACAACGTCGCATGGAGTTTCTTGAATATTTGGTGTCTTATTACGCCAGCGTCGTTGACAAAGAAAGTTAGCCATGGTATTTCGAAGAACAAAGACCAGTGTCACGGCTTGGAGCGTTATCCGTGAATACATGTCTAAATGCTCGTATGGCAGTTTGGTGACACAGAAAGCCATACGAGCCATATTGGAGGAACGCGCAGAAAATTATCGTAAGTACGGTTCGGTTACCACCATGAATGCCTATTTCAATCTCATGGCTGGTGCAGGGTATATACGCCATTCTCCCCGACATGGAATTTGGGTGGTTGTTAAACCTGTACCGAGCGACCTTACAGCGTCAAAGTTAAAGATTCAGTACAGCAACCGCTCACAGCGGCGGGGATATGCATATGGCAGCCTACAGGATAGAAATAGTTCGCGTAAACTTTTTTGAGTACTCATTTGTCGGGTGCGATAGCTTGGGTAAACGTATTGTGGCCAAGGCGCTCACGTATCGTAACCCGAGCCCTTTTGCGTACTCGGACACAATACAGATGTTTGACCGTCGGGCGTTCACGTTTAAGGTCGGGATGCTGCCGACGTTGATTAAAAAACTTTCGTCCGCTGGCCGCGAGTACCGATTGACGGATTACGATTTTAAGCTACCAAGGTCGGTTAAGATTGATGAACGGTTGAGTGGAAAGTACATTCACCAGCGACGAGCCGTTGAGGCGTTTTTTCGGCGACGCATAGGTATCATTGTCGTTCCAACGCGCGGCGGAAAGACCTTTATTGCCGGCGAGTGCATACGTATCTTCTTGAAGACTGAAGCCGTATCACACAAGGTCCTTTTCTTGGTTGACAGTAAAACTCTATTCCAGCAGGCCATAGATGATTTTACGCGCTATTTTGAGCCTTACGGCGGAATCGAGATTGGCGAAATACGCGCTGGACGTGTCGATACCGAAAAGCGCGTAACCGTCGGCATGATACAAACTATCCAATCGACGCTCTCTAAACGCTGTACTGAGACTGGAAAGAAGAACAAACTCAAGAACTTTTTGAAAAGCCTACGGTTCTTGATTGTGGATGAGATTCATGATAACGCTTCGGCTCCTAAGTTGAGGATATACAAAAGTTGCAAGCACCTCACGCACCAGCTAAGCCTTTCAGCCACGCCATATCGCGCAGAGGCGTTCGTGGAGAACTTGCATCTTAAAGCCTGGAGCGGCGATGTGGTATATCGTATCAAGGAAGAAACGCTGCGTGAACGCGGTGTATTGACCGAGTACAAGGTATTTCTGTTGGCTTTAGAGCAGGACGCTCGTGCTATTAGCGCTGCCACCTATATGGCGTACCAAAAGGCATTGATATTCAACTCTCAGATTCGTGACGCCATCGTCGTTAAGGTCATCAAGATGTGTCGCGATCGCGGGTTTAAGACACTGGTGATGTTTCAATCCGTGGACCACGGCCGTCATATCAGCGAACTCACTGGATGTACTTTTATCCATGGCGATACCGACAACGAGGAACGTGAACGCATCAAAAACGAGTTTTTGGAGCGTACCGATGGTGGTGTACTTATGGCGTCTAATATCTTCAAGAAAGGTGTTACGCTACCGGAGGTTGAAATACTGTTTAACGTCGATGGAGGTCTTGAAAACGCCAATACTATCCAGCGTAAAGGACGTGTTCTTGGCGCTACAGAAGCTAAGACACGTTCGGCTGTCATTGATTTTATGGACATTGATGACGCCTATTTCTCGGAACACTCATCGACACGGTTAAATACCTACGTTAAGGCCGTTGGCGAGGATGGTATTGGAATACTGGATACGGCGGTTGATAATTGGTTAAATACTCTTGAACGATGGCTGACGATTTGGTTATCCGTAAACCTGCACTCTACCGATACGCCGTGAGGCTGTTGGTGGACGTGTTGTACCAGATGGGGTGCGATATGCGTCAGACATTCCGCGTAAACGATGCCGACATCCACGCGTGGAATCACTTCATAGAACGTTACGCCTCCGCCACTGAGGACTTCACCCGGCGTTTCATTCTGTTTCAATTACAATGTCGTTACGGCGAGCGTTCTGGCTTATCACGCAAGACGCTAAGTCGTACGCGATTGGCTTGGCTGGTTAGTAAGGCGGCCATAAAATCGTGGGAAAAGGTCTATCCGACGTCGGCCGCGCGTTTTGTAGCTAAGGGGCTGAAAAGCCGTTTTGACGTCTCTACGCTCAAGAGCGAGACCGAGTTACCAGCGTTATTAGTTAGGCTTATAGACCGCGAAGAAAAAGCCAAAGCGGCGTTTTACAGCACTAATAAGGGGTTTGCGTGGTGTATCGTGAATACGACGCTATACCACCACCGGAGCCCTTGGTGTGCGACGTGTAAGTTCAAGGAACAGTGTAAGAAACTACTGGGTAAGAACTACCCTCTTGTGTACAAAATACGAGGATATGCTTAAAGATAGACTATCATCCAACCTAATTACCGAGCTGTTTTCGGCGGCTATTCGTAAACGTTCGGTGTTCGATATATTGAATCAATATCTGCGCTTTTCGTATCTTCAGGTTGAGGCTGAAAAGAAAGTGTGGAAAAAGATGACTGAACGGTATTCTAAAACCGGGCGCGTACCGACCATAGGCCAGTTGCAACAGGCTTTTTTGGACAACGAGGGGGTTTTGGAATTAATCGAGAATATACGCGACGTAGATGTTACGGACGAAGATATTCCGTCGTTGATAGCGTCGCTGGAAGCGTACATTCGCCAGATGAAATTCCTCGACGCTAACGACCGTATTGCCGATTCCTACAACATGGGCGATAAGGAAAAGGCATACAACATCCTAATTAAAGCGGCTGAGGAAATATCGCACTTTACTATCCAGGACGCCAAATACGACCGCGTGTTTAGCGACTTCAATCGTCGTCAGCTGGAACGGCGGAGTACTGACTGGAATTATCGTTTCAAAATTCCTACTTGTATTGACGAACTGGATTACAAGTTGGGCGGTGCTACTGGTGGCCCTGAAACGGGTGAAGCGTGGCTGTGGATGGGCATATCGGGTGCAGGTAAATCACAAGCACTGGTACACCTGGGTATCGCGGCTTCACGGCAGGGGTATCGCGTAGTTCATTTTCAATTGGAAGGCACACGCGAGCAAGCCATGGCCCGTTACGATTCTGCGTGGTTAGGCGGTATATACCAGGATGTAAAGGTCGGTAATATTTCCGACACTAAACTGAAGATGGCGCAACGTGTTGTGGCAAAATTAGGCAAAACCGATATTATTGTCGTGGCAGTGGAAAGCTTTGGCGGCATGACTGTCACTCAAATGCGTCAAGAAATCCAAGACATAGAACGGGCCTACGGTAAGGTGGACATGATATTGTGGGATTACCTCGAATTGGCCGAGTTAGGCGATGGTCATAGCTATTCGATGAACGAGGAGCGCTTCCGTCAGATGAAACTGGCTCAGCAGGCCAAGATGCTGGCGATGGAGTTCAACGCCGTGGTTCACGTTGCTACCCAGGCTAACGGTATTCCGCCCGAACTCCTCAACGACCCCGACTTCGTCATCACGCGTTACAACCTGGCGGAGGCTAAAGGTAAGGTGAACCCGATGGACGGTTTCGTGACGATGAATTTCACGTCCGACGAGCGCAAGGAAGAAATCATGCGTTTGTACCTCGATAAGGCTCGTGAACATAAGGCCGGGGATATTATCCGTATTTGTAACAACATGACCTACTCGCGTTTCTACGACCGTAAGCGAACGCTGGAAATGCCGTGGGAGGATATCGTCGAAGAGCAGCACGCTACCAAAACAAAACGCGGGCGGCGTAATACGTCGGTGGACGATGACGAATAATCCTTACTGAAGAATGAACAATATTTATGTCAAGAAGAGTAGGTAATATTGATTGGCGTGAGGTCTTGATGAATCCAGTTTTTGGAAAGCGAGACCAAATAATATGTGATTGCCTGTTTTGTGGGAAATCAAAACATATGTACGTCAATAAGAATACAGGCGCCTGGGATTGTAAAAAATGTGGAAATAGTGGTGGAATATATAAATTACTTGCAGCTGTTGATAAGTTGTACCTGTTAGAGGGAGCCACTATCGAGGAACGCGAGGTAATACCCAAAATCCGAGATTTGACGACGTCTGTCGCTGAAGACGTAAAACTGGAGCCGCTGCCGCCGCGGAAGATGCCTGTAGGCTACAAAGTGTGTTTGCACGACACTTATCTCGAACGCGACCGCGGTCTCACTCCAGCTGTTATGAAGCGCTACGCCATTGGTCGTACTAAATTGGTACGGCGGTACGCCGATTATATCCTAATTCCAGTGACTACGGATGGCGTTATCACGGCTTTCCAGGGCCGTTACGCTTCAAAGAAAGTACCGCCCGACGCCCTGCGCTGGCGTAACGATACCGGGGCCGACTTCGCCAAGATGCTGTATGGCTACGACGATATAAAGGTGTCCGGCGCGACGGTGATATTGGTTGAGGGCGTATTCGATAAAATAGCTGTGGATCGTCGGTTACGATTGGACGAGTGTGACGACGTCAAGTGCTGTGCTACGTTCGGCAAGAAAATAAGCGACTACCAACGCGCCATGCTCCAGAAAAAGGGCGTCCGCGCGGTGGTGTTGCTTTACGATTTTGACGCCATAAAGGAGATTAAAAAGTATGCATTCGAATTGGATAAGTACTTTTCAACAAATATAGTTTTCACGACCAAGAAAGATATTGACGAGTGTAACGAAGCCGAGACGCTGGAAGTCTTTGAGCGTTTACAGCGTCCACGCGATTTTGCTTGGAATGTGATAGGAAAACTAAAAAGGTGAGCCATGAATAATGCAAGGAGCTTGTCGGTAGCGGAGTATTTCCACGTTATACAGCGTGAATATCTGATGGCCGAATTCAGGCGCAAAATATATTTCTCCCCCAAGGATAAGCGATATTTCTCACGCGTGATGGAATTCAAGCGCGAGAAAATATGCGATATCGCTAACCGTAATAAGTTGACTTCTATCTTCACTTCACCTGAGAAGATGCGTGATGTGAGGGCTGAACTGTTCGACCCGCTGAATCGTCCGATGTTCGCCATGAGCCCGAAGGATTGGATGAATTATTATTCGGTCAACAGCGATTTTTCCTACCGGGGTGAAGTGTGGAAACTCGACGCTGTGAAAGGCGATTTTATAACGCTCTACAACGAGCGAAGCCAGGTATATGCCGACAACGTACCTAAGTCAGAAGTGATACGTGTGTTGTAAAAAATTTTGAAAATTTTTGTAAAGTTCTTTGTACATTGGAAATTTTCACCTACCTTCGTGCTGTGGATGTATGTAAAACGTCCGCAATCGTAAAACCTAATTGGCATGAAAGCGTCGGAAAAAGCCTACAAAGAATTAGAGTTCCTGGCCGTTAAATACGCCAACAAACTCTACTCTTATGAGGAATTGTCGTTGGAACGCGACGATTTGTTACAAGAGTTTCGCCTAAAAATCTTCACTTCAATAAAGGCGTATGGACGCCGTTGGTTAGCGTATCGACGCGGTACAGCTACACGACCTGTTCCGTTGCGGTACTACGTTGAGTGTGCTTGCTCGAATAAGTGTACTGACCTAATGCGTGCTATCCGCAAGGAAAACCACAAACTGAGAATCGACCAAACGGCTTACGATTGCGGCATTGAGGACGTCGTCCAAACTGAGCCGGAGCTGAACCGTTTTGTGATAAATGGCGTTGATGTCCTGGCCAATCTTACAGGAATGAAGCGCGTTATATTTTCTCTCCACATACGGGGACGCAGTAAAGGCATGATGGCGCGTATGTTACGCACACCGCGGGCTGCTGTTGAGGGATACGACCCTAACATGCTCTTCAGTGACGCGTGTACGCTTGTTGACCAAATTATTGCCGAACAGCAAGCCTACTTGTTGGCAAATCACAAGTCAGCGTTATATTATACGCCAACAAGATACGATTATTACCGATTAAACGATGAATAAATAAAAATTGTTTCACTAAAACGTACAAAAATCATGGCAACTAAAATTTCGAAAGTGAACGCCGAACGGCTGAAGAAACTCGGTATTACCGCCAATACCGAGGATGAGGCAAAGAAGATCCTCATTGAGCGTCTTGAGCAGGCTGGAATCCCCGGCATGGACGAGGAGACGATTGACAACCTGATTGACATCGTCGGTTCGTTCGCCGAACTGGAGAGCGATTCGGCTGAAGAGGCCGCTCCGGCTGAAGAACCTACGCCCGCCGAGCAGCAGGCCGACGAGCTGGCTGAGGAAGCCGCCGAAGAGGAAGAAGAGGCTGCTCAGGAGGCTGAAGAGGCCGCTCCAGCTGAACCGGAAGCAGAGCCCGAGCCTGAGGAATCCAAGCCGCAGCCCAAGGCTAAGAAACCCGCCACCAAGAAAGAGGCCGAGCCCAAGAAAACTAAGACCACCAAAAAGCCTTCGAAGCGCGACGAAAAGGGTATTCGTCTGAAGCCTCAGACGAACCCTGAGCACCTCGACCTGCTCCGCAAGGAACTGAGCAAGTTCTTCCCTGAAAAGGAGTTCCAGTACGTCGCCGTGTCGCAGGGTATCTCCATCAAGTTCGGCGGCGCCAACTCGCATCCGGTGGCCATCATGTTCGAGAACGTGTACTCGAAAGACGGCCAGTTCGCTACGACCAACGTCGTCCTGAATACGTTCCGCAGTCAGGCTTCGCAGGACAAGCTGGCCGAGGATGGTCTTGACTTCGTCATGACGTGGAACAACCTGCCCTGGCTCAAGGGTATCGCCTGGAACGACGCGATGGAGGTTGTAAAGACCTACCTCGACGATATCAAGTCGGCCGTTTCTACCGCCGATACGCGTCTGGGTAAGAACCGTGAAAAGATGGAGGCCGATCTGAAGGCAACCGGCAATAAAGCCGCCGCTCCGGCCGCTAAGAAACCCGCGCCCGCTACGAAGAAAGTTGCTCCCAAGGCTGAAGCAAATGAGCCCGCCGAGGATCCCAAAGCTAAGGCCCGTGCTGCGCTCATGAAAGCGGCGGCCGCTAAGAAAGCCAAGGCCGCCAAGAAATAAACCCGGAAGGGAGGATATGATAGGTTACTAAATTACCCGCCCCGGCCATGACGGCCGGGGTTTTTCGTCCACCCGTCTTCAACGTTATTTACCCCAGATAAAACCGTATTAAGGATATGAAGCAAGAATCAATTTCCCAGACCGAAACAGGCATTAGCCGTTTTGAGTTTGACTATCGGCGGCGTGTGGTATTTACCGATCCGCGCGGTTCGTTCGCCGAGGTGTATCCGTATATCAACCGCACGATGATGACGACGCTCCCGCTTCAGGATTCTCGTGCTGGTAAGGTACGCGAACTGCTCGATGTCAAGACAATAATCAACAACCCGTATCGCCGCTGTGTAGGCGGCTATGCCCGCAACATCAACATCTTCTTCCTGCTGGCTGAAGCTATGTGGATAGTTACGGGCCGTAAGGACGTCGAGTTCCTGAAGATCTTCAACGGCAAGATGGTCGATTTTTCCGATAATGGCGTTACGTTCCACGCTCCCTACGGCTGGCGTTTGCGTCATTGGGGTATTTCGTCCGAGGGTGAGTCGATGGACCCGGGCCTGGACCAGGTAAAGGAAGCCATTCGCCTGCTGAGCGCTGACCCGGAAACACGTCAGGTTGTGATGTCGATTTGGAATCCTAAGTTTGACCTTGGGGTGAAATCGAAGGACTTGCCGTGTAACGATATGGTGATGTTGAAAATCCGCGATGGGAAACTCGTTACCACGGTCCAGAACCGTTCGAATGATCTCCACTGGGGCTTACCAACGAACATCTTTCAGTTCTCGTTCCTGACGGAGGTAATGTCCCTCTGCTTGGGGGTAGAGTTAGGTGTTCAGACTCACAACTCGCAGTCGCTCCATATCTACGAATGGAATAATATCGCCGAGCAGATGAGCGAACTTTTCGCGTCCAATAATACGCGCCGCAGTTTGTACTGCGAGGGAGCGATGTCGTACATGATGGACTTTAAGTTCGAATCGGAGGTTCCGGTAAACCGCCTGTGTGAAATAACGGCCTTTATGGAAGAGATGATAAATCGTTTGGCGGTGCGATACGCAAAAGGCAATATCTTGGAAGACGAGGCCGGGTTTGAGAACTACGTATTTGAGAAATCAACCTATTTCTGGGTAGTTTACCAGATGTTGAAGGTGTACGTCTTCTACAAGCGAAATATTGGTGCCTATAAGGATGACCGTGATTCGTTGCTGAAGTCGTGCTTTGTGCTGATGGACCGTATCACAGGGACCGTATCCGTTGAAGAAAAGTGGGACTACCTGATGTTGGCTCGCAATTTCTTCGCGGCAAGGTTTTCTAACGCAGAAATCAATAAACTCCTGTAATATGACTGACTCGCTACGTCGGTGGGCGGAAGATAACTATCTGGCTATCGAAGAAAAGCGCGACGACGAATTGAACATAATCGCCATTGAGGGTGTAGGGGACTTCTTGTACCTACACCCCGACGATAGCGGAAAGATAATCGACGAACGATTCTCGTTCGCAGTAACGGCTGCTGAATTCGACGCACTGTACGATGGTGTGGTGAAATACATTCTCTTCGAATTCGGCGGCAAGTTCTACTACTCGAATATCAAAAAGGACCACCTGCGGCTGGATAAGACTGTGGTTTTCCGTCCCGAATTCCGCGACTTCAAATATCTTGGTACAAGCACGGCTGAGGAACTGGTTCCGTTCGTTCACCTGGGTGTTCATAGCGAATACGAGTTCTTGAACGGTTCGTCCAACTGCGAAGAGTGGGCTGCTAAGGCCAAATTCAACCGTATGACGGCTCTGGGTATTTGTGACCGTAATACGCTGGCTGGCACGCTTGCCTTTCAGACTGCTTGCTTAGGTAAGGGGCTGAAATCTATCATCGGTGAAACCGTTACGGTGGCTTGTAACTATGACCCGGCGGCTGACGTTCAGGAAACATTTTCGCTGAAACTCTACGCCATGAATACCCAGGGATGGCGTAACCTGCTGCTGGTTAATAAGGCCATCAACGTCGATTATCAGGGGTTTATACCCGCGGAAGAACTCTACAAGTTAGGGCGCGGATTGGTATGTGTAATACCGCCTGACAGCGAATTAAACTATTTCAAGGGGGACGTCGAGCGTTGCAAGCGGTTACTGACGGCCTATCACGCCACGTTCGACCGTGTGTACTACCAGATTGATACGGTGGAGTATGCGTCCGAAACCCTATTCCGCGACCACTTGGAAAGTATTGATACCTACATATGCCGTTGCCGCAAAATTAAACTCTACCGCGATACGCTACCGCTCGTTATCAACGACTCGTACTATCTTGATGCCGAAGAGGCTCCTCTGAAGTCGCTTCTGAACAAGGTAGCAGGCGTTGTTAATGCCGAAAGCGCGACCCAGTATTTCAAAAACTCAAAAGAGACGATTCTGGCGTATGAAGAGTGGATGGACGCAGCCGCGCCCCTCTACGAAAAGATAATTGATGGCATGGCTAATTCCACGACGTTGACGGAGAGTATTGACTTTAAGATACCCACCGGAATACGTCACCTGCCGAAATACGAGTTTGTAAAAACTACGGTTGAAGACGCCTTTTTCGAGAAACTGGAAGCGGGCGTACAGGAGCGGCTGGTAGGTAAGGTTGATAACCTCGACCAGTATCTGGCGGAGTTGGAAAAGGAATGCGCCATCATCGTACCGAACGGTTTGTGTGACTACTTTATGATACTTTGGGACATCATGAACTGGTGTCGCGAGCAGGGTATCATGACTGGGTCAGGCCGTGGCTCGGTTTGCGGTTCGTTGATTGCGTATTGTCTGTACATCACGGACGTGGACCCGCTGAAATACAATCTCATGTTTGAGCGATTTTTGAACCAATCCCGCGTTACCGTTCCTAAGTATTGGGATTTGGAAATAGAGGGATATGGTAAATTTAGATTACCTGAAAATGTCAAGATTCCTCTTCGAAACGGTAAAGAAATAGACATAGACTGTGATTTATTAAATATAGACCTGGACATAGATATTGATAAATTACGGACTTTATGCAAGGTATAATTTACAAAACTACGAACCTCGTTAACGGTAAGATTTACATCGGCCAACACCACTGCAAAACAGACGAGTTTGATGGGTATTTGGGTAGCGGCGTATCCTTGACGAATGCTGTTAGGTATTACGGCCCTGAGAATTTCAAACGTGAAACGCTCCGCGTATGCGATACCCAGTTACAACTCGACGCTTGGGAGATGCTTTACATCAAGAAGCTACGTTCTACTGAAAAGGGTATAGGATATAACATCCTACCGGGTACGGCTAACCAGTTTGGAAGCGGTTCGCCGATGTTGATTCCAGAGGTCGCTGTTAAGGTTTCAAGGTCGCTTAAAAAGACGTTCAAGAATCGTCCAGAGTTAATGAAGCGAATTCACCAAAAACGCCAAATTACTTTGGACAATACTGACTACAAGGAAAGAATTTCGAAGTCCTTGAAAGGCAGATATGTAGGCGAAAAGAATCCAAACTACGGCAACCGATGGACAGCCGAACAAAAAGCGAACTTGTCGGCTAAAATGAGAGGTCGTTATAATGGTGAAAATAACCCTAACTGGAATAACCGTTGGCCCGAGGAACGGCGCAGGGATTTTGGTAAGAAAATACGCGATAGATACGAGCACGGGCACACGAATCCCATGCAAGGCAAAGTTAGGATAACTAACGGCGAAATAAACACTACTATCCCAAAGGGCGCTCCGCTCCCTGATGGATTTTGGTATGGCATGAAACCAAGAAAGAAATGAAAATTCTAAAGATAGAAAAGGTTGAAATTGCCCGTCAGGACAGCATGCCGGACGTGGATTGCGACTTCCCGGTGGCGTTCCGTGATACGGTCAAGGAATACATGGCTCGCCGTTACGGCGTCAATCACGTATGCTCCGTTGGTACGTACACCCGCATGAAACTCAAGACATGTTTGAAGGATTTCGGCAAGGTCATGGGCGTACCGTTCGCGGTGATGAATAAACTCACCAAGGATATCGACGACCAAATCGAGTACACATGGGGCGACTTGTTTAACTACGCAGCTACGTCGCGTGAATTGTTCCGTTTTGTGCAGGATCATCCCGAGTTGGTCCATATGACGAAATACGCCCTTACGCAGTGCAAAACGTCGTCAATTCACCCCTCAGCGGTTATTATCGTACCGCAGGAGGACGAGGATGGAAACCCGATCGATTTGTTCGGGTGGATGCCTATGAAGAAGATGGGCGACGTGCTTGTATCAGAGTGGGAGGGAAAGTATGTTGACAAGTCCGGCTTCCTGAAGGAAGATATTCTGGGGCTTAACCAGCTGGATAAGTTCTCATCTATCATCAAACTTATCGCCAAGAACCGCCGGGAGCAAATCGACGTCAACACCATTCCGTTCAATGACGAAGAGGTGTACCGCTATTTCCAGCGCGGGTGGTGTGAGGATGTGTTCCAGTTTGGCGCTATGGGGCTGATGAACTACTGCCGCGAGGCTAAACCTCAAAGCCTGGACGACCTTATCGCTATGACGGCGTTGTTCCGGCCGGGTCCTATGGATGTAAAGGCGCACGAAACGTTCGTTGAAATTAAGAACGGCGCCAGGAAGCCTAAGTTTGACCCCGGCATGGAGGAAATCACGCGCGATACCTATTCGCTCTATACCTACCAGGAGCAGATAATGAAAGCGATGGTTGTCGGAGGATTAACCCCCGTTGAGTCAGATGAATGTCGTACTTACATCAAGAAGAAAAACCACGAAGCACTGGCCCAGTTTAAGGGAAAGTTCGTAAGCGGATATTCGGCGTTGATAGAATCACGAGGTGTTGAATCTAAACGTGCCGCGGCCCAGGCTTCTGAGGTTTGGAGCAAACTGCTGGCCTTTTCAGGGTACGGCTTCAACAAGTGTTTAAGTGGAGATGAGCGAATAAGGCGAGTCGGCGTTACAAAAGGTATGTTTTCGCCGACTATACGCCAAATGTATGAAATAAAGAACCGTAATACAGACCTTTGGCTTACTCACAAGTCGCTGAGCGATAAATACCGTAAGAACGGGTATGGAATGTGCTGGTCGTTGAATACAGAAGGGCGTTTAGTCAAAAATAATATCGTTGATATTCGCTTTCAAGGAATTCGTCTGGTGTATGAAATAACGACTGAAAGCGGGAAACGGATACGATGTACTGCCAATCACAAGTTTCCTACAGCTGATGGTTACAAGACCATTGATACAGGATTGTCAGTTGGTGAAAGGCTTTACACGGTCTTGGGTTACGAACCTACTCAGAACGATTATTCGATAGGTACAGGAATCGTCAAAAACTATCCTAAAAAGGGTGAGTGTGGATTCCGTAAATTAGAAAATCATCCAAGCGTTGATTTTGAAAATTTCAGGGCTTCACACGCTTCTTTGCCATGTGAAAGGTGTGGCAAATATGCCAAACGCATGGAAGCTCATCATGTTAATGGCGACCGCAGTAACAACTCTTTAGAGAACCTGGAATGGCTTTGTTCTTCGTGTCACAAAAAGGCTCACTATAAAGAATTGCCGAGATTCAAAATGGGTGAAAAGGGGTTGCTGACTATCTTAGAGTCGATTACCAGTATTGTTTTTGTAGGCAACGAAGAAGTTTATGACGTGGAGGTAAGCGGAGAAATTTCACATACTTTCCTAACTGAGGGCGGGGTTGTTACTTGTAATTCTCATGCCGTGGCCTATACCATGATGTCGTACTGGTCACAGTGGTTTAAGGTTAACTACCCGCTGGAGTTCTGGACGACGTCGCTTCAGTACGCCTCGAAGGAGTCCGATATCCCGTATCGCTTGGTGGAGATGAAGAAAACCGGGGCCGAAATTGAGGTCCGTCCGCCGGATATCAATTTCTCGGGTGAAACCTTTACGTGCGACCCCAAGACGAACCGTATCTTCTTTTCGCTGGGTAAGGTCAAGGGAGTAGGCGAGCGGGCGTTGACGCTATTGAAAGCCATGAAAGATGAACACGGCGAAGTGTTCTCATTTGAGGACTTCATAACTTCTGCCCCGAAAGGCATAAACCGTACTGTGGTGTTGCGTCTTATTATGGCTGGAGCGTTCGACCTGGTGGAAGACATCCGAAACCCTCGTCAGCGTCTGGACATCGTCAAGCAGTATCTCGAACGTCGCAGCGAACCGCTTCCCGATGAATTCACTTCGCCTGATGTCCATACTAACGCCTGGTGGGTCTTCAAACAGCGTGAATTAACCGGGTACGGCGAGGTGGACTACGAACGTATGATGAACGAATACGGACTCGGAAAACGGATGGTTCGGCTGTACGTTACCGCCGCCGAGTTTGAGCGTAAACACGAGGGTGACGAGGTTTGTATCGTTGGTCGTGTGAATAACGTATTCGAACGCCAAACCAAGGGCGGCGATTCTTACGGTGTACTGCAAGTGGAGGTCAACGACCTCATCATCCAGATTACGTTGTGGCCTGACTTTTGGCTTCATCAGCCGGAAAACGAAGCTACGCTGTTGAATCGTATTGTGGCTGTTTCAGGGCGTGTGAATTATTTCGCTGGAAAGAAGACCGTACAGTCTTCACAATCTACAAGGTTAGAGATATTACAATAGTAAAACAAATCGGTTATGCAAAAGGATGATTTAATCAAACTCTTCAACCGCGATCATCTTGCGCGGTTGGATAACATCAAGCAATGGTTGGAATATGACCGCCACCAGCAGGAAAGCGTTTCGCAACATTCGTACAAGGTATCGGTCTTCACGATGTGCCTGCTGGACTATCTTTGGCCCGGAGGGGACGATAATAATACGGTGGCTACGTTCAAGTATCAGACGCTGAAGATGGCGCTGATGCATGACTTCGACGAGGCTATTCTGCGTCGCGATATCACCCACGAACTTAAATATAACGCTTATAACGGGTCGGAACTGCGTAACGTTTTGGACGAGTTTGTTGCGCACCAGGTAATGACCGAATTCGGAGACGATTCGGTAATTGCCAAAACGCTTTCAAAGGATGCACCGTATTACGACGTTGCTCACGCGATTGTAAAGGTGGCCGATTGGATGGCGTTGTTGTATTTCTTGCATCGTGAGGTGGGGATGGGAAACCGCTCTTGGCCTTTGGATTTATTACCGTACTGTAAGGATAGCTATCGTAGGGCGGTTTCAACGTTACAAAGTACGTGTGTATCGGCGGATATTTGTGAGCAAGAACGCCTGATGTACGTATGGGTAGGAGCCATTAATGACTTACAAAACGATATAATTTAACATGGACAAGAAAACTCAAGATTCATTAATTTCGCAGGTGTCTTATGACATCGAGCGTATCTGCCAATCTGAACCTGAAGCCGCGCAGGCCCTGGCAATGACTATCAACCACATTGCCGGAACCTACTCTGATAAGTACGCCGATGGTGAAAAGGTTATCGACACCAAAAAGATGTTATATGGCATGGACCACGGTGCGGCCATCAACATCTACCAGGTAACGCGCTATCTCCAGCGATACATCACCGTGGGGCACAACAAGAGCCGTCTGATTCGCGACTTGGAAAAAGCCGTTCATTATCTCATTATCGAAATTACGCGTCGTGTACGTTTGGGCGACGTAAACCAACATGAACCTAAAGAATGAAACGGAAACTGCTGATTGG